AATTTCATTTGAAAAATAGGGGCTAAATAGACATTTTGAAAAATGAAATGAAAAATGAAATGAAAAATGAAAAATGAATTCAGTTATGATGTATTAAAAAATAAATATGGTAAGAGAGTTGGCAATTATAAAGGTAGAGATGTAATTGTTCGTTCAAAGTATGATGATTTGGGCGATAATGTTTACGTCTTATATGATTGTAATAACGCTTTCATTGTTGATGGCTATTGGATTGCGAATATCAGTGAAGATGGTAATTTAAATCGTAAATGGGAATCACCTTGGAAAAAGCAAAAACGGGCCTCGGCGGCGGCCAGGCCACTAGCGTGTCCTGAGGGTGATGAGAGTGGCGAGAATGATATTAACCTTGATGTTGATACGTCTCTTGCTGATTCTCTTCTGGAATCGGCGTATAATGACATTTTGAGTGATTTGATGTTTAAGGAATAAAAAAAATGGAGTGGCGATAAACCACTCCATTTTTTTTTGACTTATGATGCTTTTTAACTTATGATGCTTTTTTTTGAGTCCGAAGTCTTTTGATTATTGTTTTATCTCCATAAAACTAGATTAAATAAACCTATTAGCGGGGTTTGATGAATATAGTTGTAAATAACGAATAATGAAACCTTATAATATTTTTTCTTAATAACAAAATGATTATGGTAGAATGATAAAAACTTTGAAAGAAAATGATGGAAGTTTGGTGCCCCCGCTCGGTACCAACTCATCACTCAATTTCATCGTTGTCGTCATCCTCTGAATTTTTCAAGATACCCTTTCTAAAAAACGTCGAGCCCAGGTATTCTAATCGCCAATTTCCCAAATGAAAAATACCTGGGCCGACACGTTATTCGAAATTAAATGCGAGAAATCCAGTCGTTGATGATTTCATCAACGGTTTTGCCCTTCTTGGTGGGCTTATCAGTTCTCGTCTCAAAACGAAAACCGGGAATCTCAATCTTGAAATTGTGAGGGTCCTTATAGAACTTCAAGAAACTGTCCATTACCTTAATGACGTCCTCGCCCTTCAACTCTGCGCCCTTATAGCCGACATAGGCCGCATAGTCGTTGATAGCATCGGCAACCGCTTCCGCTCGGGCCATCTTTTCCTTGTCCTTCTTCTGGTCAGCATATGCCTTAGTGGCGTCATTCAGCATTGCAGTCATTTCCTTAGCAATATCCTCAGCGCTCTCGCCATTCATTAAGCGCGTCAGAATATCGTTCTTATTCATTAAAATAACCTCTTTTCATTTTGTATATACATATTATACAAAAAATTTTTTTAAAAGTCAAGTGAGAAAAAAAATGGTTTTTTTTATCATTATAACATAAATTTTTTTTTATGTCAAACCGGGCGGTATATGGGTACCGAGCGGCGCTCGGTTTTGGGATTTTTGGGGCGCATATGAAGGCCGCTAGAATTACGGAAAATTTTCCATATGGGGGTACAGATCGGGAATTCGGACCGCAGCGCCCGCGCTCGGCCCGTTGTACCTCCCCTTTTAGTATACCACACCTGGCCCAATTTGTCAATAGGCAAAATGAACAAAAATTAAGGGTGGATTTCTCCACCCTTAATTTCAATCCTCCCACGGCAGGTCGGGCGAAATTTCGTCCAGTTCCGCCTTGTCGTTATAGTCAGCGGTGATTGCCGGAATGTCGATAAACGCTCGACTTGCCACATAGTCAGCCATGTGTACCAGTCTGTCGATAGGAGTGAAAGGTCTGTCCGCCTTGTTGGTAGTCCACTGACCCATGTGGGACTTGATGGCTTGTGTCAACTCATAGGGGCAGTCGCTCTCGAAAAAGACCAGCCACGAACGGCGTACTTGGTCAGCCGCCATTTCCCCGTGCTTGGGGTACAACTCCTTGTCGAACTCGTGTAAACCATACTTGGCTGTATCGTGGAGCAGACAGGCAACTCTTGCGTAGTCCTTGCGCTCGTCAGTGAGATACGCCCACTGGCTCATGCGGAGCAATTCCTCACAAAACCACGCGACCGCCTTAGTGTGGCGTACCAAACCGCCCTCGCCTTGACTCATAGCCGGATGGAACTTACCGGAAGAACTTGCGCCGATAGTCCAGAAATAGTCGGGAACGATACAGTCGAAGTAATAGCGCATGAATGAGCGCAAATCCTCGGACTGAATGAACTCGATTTCGTGGTCAAAAAACTGGCTCTTATTCATAGATGCCTCCGTGCTGTTGGTGGGTTCCAGCTCCCTCAGATTGTTTATAGTATAGCGCATTTCGGGACAAAATGCAATAGTCAATTTATACAAACTTTCGCCGGAAAAATTGTTGAAAATGTGTATTGACAAAAATGCCGGGCGCCACATTCGTGAGCGCTCGACCCATTATACCACAGTCAGAGGGCGTTGTCAATAGTCAAATTAAATAAAAAAATTGCTCTCAATCGAGAGCAATTTGGTAAGTTCGACGAATGGTAATTTCAACAGATTTCGGCTTCACAGGACACGCAAATCTGTCATTTCTCACAAACACGCCGTATCCCTTTTTCTGCCAGTTCTCACGATTTTTGTCCTCGTATCGCAAAGTGTTATACTTGGAGAGCGGTAGCGAAAAATCGTAAATAAATTCAGAATTGCGCGGTAAACGGTGAACGGCGGTTTTGCGGTAGTTCCTCGTGTGTTCCTGTTGTCTGCGCTTTAAGTCGTTAGTCGTGCCTATTTTCAGAATGTAGACACCATTTTCATCATAATAGTGTCCAACATACAAAAATTCCTTGTTTTTCACACTTTTTTCCTCGATTTCCGGGGAAAATGGGGGATTTCTCCCCCATTTTCTCAACTTTTCGGCTTGCGCTTCTGCACAAGCGTCAGTTCATAGGAATTTTCACCAACTGAAAACGCAATCTGTCTCTCTTTGTTGGTAATTTCCACATTTTCACAGGCATTTTCGCTGTTTTCGGTCAAAAATGTTGCCAATTCAGCGATAATAGCCGCTTTCGTGGGATTTGCCTTGCGCTCTCTCGTGGTGAATTTGTATGCGGTGGGGGTCTTGCGTGTGCCAGTCTTGGCGAATTTTTGAGCGATTTTGAGCTGTTCTTTCGACAGGTCAAAATCCTGTTTCTTGCCCTTGTCGATTTCTCGGTCAGAGTTCCACACGGCTTCCGCTTCATCGGCAGTCCAGCCCATTTTCGCCATAGCGTTTTTCAGCCATTCGGTTTTGGAAATGTCAGCCATAAAACACCGCCTTTTCAGATTTTAGGGGAGAGAGGGGGAGAGGTTATCTCCCCCTCTTGTCTCACTTGGCGGTGAAATACGCCTTGCGCTTATCCTCGATACGCTCTGCCAGACCGTCAATGACCATCTGACGCACCAGAGAGGAAACCTTCTGATTGGACGCATCGGCGATAGCGGGGACAGACTTCATCAGAGCGGAGACGGTGTACTTCTCGCCCTTGTGGGCGTCCAGGAACGCCTTGATGTCAGCCTTGATACCCTCGTTTGCCAGCTGGGTGGCGGTGGGCTTCTTGTCCACGGTGTTCTTGCGGTCGAGCAGTTCCAGCTCGTGGTTCAGGAAGCCCGCCACATCAGCACCGGAAACCTTGACAGTGGCATCGCCCTTGGGAATGTCATAAGTGGCGTCCATATCCACCTTGGACAGAATGGCGGTGAAGTAGTCGCGCTTGGTCAGGCGCACAGAGGAAGTAGTGTTAGTCATAGTATCAACCCTTTCTGCGTTTTTAGGTGTCGCCCACCATATTGTTGTTTCCCTCTTGGAACATCTATATTCTAACACATATCCGAAGCCTTGTCAAGACTTTTTTTCGGATTTGTGGAATTTTTTTAAGGTACACGCCCCGCCGGAAGGTCTTACCCTCTCCCTTGGAACAATTATATATTACCACACCCTTGGGCAAATTACAATAGTCAATACTCACAAAAAATGGGATTTTCAACATCTAAAATTTGTGCAAAAAAACACTTGACAAAATTTGTGCCGCGTGGTATAATGGAAATTTCGGGCGCCACGTTCGTGAGCGCCCGACCCATTATACCACATTTGAGCGCATTTGTCAATAGGCAAAATACACAAAAATAAACCAGCGTAGTTGGCTACTACGCTGGTTCCCCTGTTGATGTTCGCCAGCCGTCCGGACAGCCAGCCCACTTCTACACAGCAGACCCAAAACCGGGGCGCAAAGCCCATTATGGAGGGGTCTTTCTCGGCACGCGGTGAATGTGGTTAGAACTTCGTACCCAGTCCCAATTTCTAACGAGAGGTTCAAGATGGCGGTTGAGAAGAAATTATTGAGTGGGACAAACACTCTATTAAACTCCATCTTGGCTGGGGCATAAATATAATCAATCATTAAACTATCTAATCAAACAATGATTGACTACTAAGGTGGTCGATACAATCGCCATTTCATTTTTCTCACCTCACAATGTTAGTATAGCACAGGCGGAGCGGTTTGTCAAGAGTTTTTTTCAAAATTCTAACTCGTCCTGAACGCCATAGCCAGAGAAATCGAGGATAACAGGAGAAATGCCAATGTATCCAATGTTTGAGCCGTGGAGGTCGTTTATGTGATACTTCTTGACGAACTCACAGAGGGCGATAACCTTGCGCTTACCGTAGAGGGAAACGGCGACTTTTGCCCACAATCCATCGAGGTCGCGCCCATAGCCATTTTGGTCTGCCTTGCGGAACTGTCGCTCAATCTGATTAACTCGGCAGTCAGGAACAGTCTTTGCGATACGGACGAGACGCCCTTGCAGTCCGCCCTCTGCCCAGCAGATTTTATGAGCACTGTTAGTAATAATCTGTTGAGCAGTGAACGCAATCGCTTCACCATCACGAGGGGAGACAATGTAGCCAGCCAACATAGTGGCGGGGAAAAAATCGGCGAGGTTGGCGTCTACGGCTTTCTGATACACAGCCACTTCCCGCTCTGCGTCCCGCGTCTCCATAGACCATTTGAGAACATAGCCCAATTCAGGGAACACCAGACATTCCTTGGTCGCACCGTTGCTGGTGACTATCTTGACATTAGGATATTCGTTGTGAATAACGCGACACAAATCGTCAGCGCACTTGACCAGTCTCGGCTTTTCAGATACCGCCTGCTGAATGGTCAGGATAAAATCCTGAACTCTCGGAAACTCCATCGTTCATCGCTCCTTTCAGTATCATCATTATAACACATTACAGGAGAATTACAATAGGTAAAATGCACAAAATTTTGCGGAAAAAATTTCTGAAATTGTATAATGTGCCGAAAACCGGGTGCCAGGACCGTAAGCGCCCGGCCGATTATACCACACGCGCTCTGATTTGTCAATAGGTAAAAATGCATAAAAAAAATGAGGGAGATTTCTCTCCCTCACTTGCGCGGACACGACAGCACAACCTTGTATTTTGTTCCATCAAGCGTGAATAAAAATTCGCGCTCCGCGTTGCTCATGTTCAGGTCAGTCGCGCCGTATGTGGTCAGTGTCTCGGTCAGCAAGGTGATAATGCCCTGCTTCGTGAGATTAGCCTTTCTTTCTCTTGGTGCGAACTTGTATGCGGTCGGCTGGCGTCCTACTCCACGCGCTTTCTTGCTTGCCTTTTCCTGTTCCTCGGTCAGCGGAAACGGATTGCCGCCCTTGTCGATAATAGCATCTTGGACAATAATATCCTTGGCTTCGGCTTCGGTGCAATCCAGCTTTCGCATAAGGTCGGCAATACGCTCATTCATGCGCTTACTCCTTTCGGGGATAGGGTGGGGATTTCTCCCCACCCTTGGGCGGTTTACTCGCTCACCTTGCGGAAGAACGCCTTGCGCTTATCCTCCACGCGCTCCACCTGCTTGTCCAGCACCATCTGCCGAACGAGGGAGGACAGCTTCTGATTGCTCATGTCCTTGCAGACGGGGAACTCTTTGAGCATCTCGCTGATGGAATACAGGCGGTCGCGCTCCATAGCGGACAGGACAGTGGTCTTGATGACCTCATTCTCCTGCTGGGTCTTGGTGGGCTTCTTGTCCACGGTGTTCTTGCGGTCGAGCAGGTCGATTTCGTGGGTGATGAACTCCACCAGCTTGGGGTCAGCCTTAACCTCGGACAGTTTCAGCAGGGCGGTGAAATTGTCGCGCTTGGTGGGCTTGCGGGTGGTGGTGTTAGTGTTAGCCATAGTATCAATTCCTTTCTCCATTTGGTTTTGAGGGCTTTGCCCTCCTGACATTATCTATTATAACAGCTTGCGCTGGGATTGTCAAGAGTTTTTTTCAAAATTCTTGATTTTTTTTGATAGTGCCAACAGGGGAACGCTCCACAAGTATTCACAACGACTTACTGCCCCGACCTGACGGATAAAGTCTTGCCGTGTTATTGCGTCGCAGTCCGGTTAGAGGTTCCGGTCTGTCCCTTGCTCACATCATGCTCATTTTCCGTTCAACGTATGGCCTTACCGCGCTGGTGTAGGGCCTACTTCCTTTACTTTCGCACGGTTCGCGACCCGCGGATTTCTTGGGTGGGGCTGTTCCCCTCTTGACATTATCAATTATAACACAGGTGCTGGGGATTGTCAAGAGGTTTTTTGAAATTTTTTCAAATTTCTGAAACCTGTCTACATAGGTGACACATTAGACGCATCTGCCGTGCCATTCCCCTCTTGACATTATCCATTATAGCACAGGTGCTTGGGATTGTCAAGAGGGAAAATGCGGGTCAGTTACCGAGTTATCACACCCGCCAGCGTGGCTCTTGCGAGGCGACTTGCTGTTCCCTCTTGACATTATGTAGTATAACACAGGTAGGCATGGATTACAATAGGTAAACTATACAAGTTTCGGGAAAAATAAATAAAAAAATTTGTGCAAAAAAACTCTTGACAAAATTGCTGACGGGGTGTATAATGGTGAATTCCGGCCGAGACGCGCGAAATCGGCCGGCCATTATACCACACCCAGGCGCATTTGTCAATAGGTAAAAATGCATAAAAAATGAGGGGAAAATCCCCTCATTTTTTTAGTCTATCTGACAAGCGAGAAATGCGTCCCGCTTTTCGTTCAGGTTTGCGATTTCGCCCGCCAGCGCGTCAGCCCTCATAGCCAACAGACGCCCATAGCCCTTGCGCCAGTTCAGCATACCAGCGGGATTGACCGTGTAAATAAGCTTCTCCTTTTCCACGGTCTTGGTGTCCTTGCGCTCAACGCGGAAGTCCTGACCATTCAGAGCCAGCAGAGCGGACTGTGCCACTTCCGGCAAACGCATCCAGTTGTACTCGGTCATCAGGGCGTTGCCATTCTTGTCAATCATCCAGCTTTCCGCGTCCCACGGGTCGAGCTTGATTTCCTTGGTGGTCTGTTCGGTGCGTACCACCTTAATGATACCCTCGTCCCGCAGGAACGACAGGGAATTGTAGGTGTACCGCCGGTAGTCGTGCTTTGCTTTGGAGAAGTCCTCGGAAGTGAACTCCTTGTTTCCGAACAGGTCTACCAGCCATTTGTAGGTCTTGACCGTGCGGTTGAAATTTCTGAGGTTAGCATAGCGAGCTTTCATAGTTTTTTCTCCTTTTCTATTGGTGGGGCTTACCATCGTTTCCCCTACCTTGAATTTGTAATGTTATTATAGCATGGAATGGGGGCGTTGTCAACCCCCATTCCAAACTTTTTTTACGGGGTGTCGTGCTTGCGGTATTCAGTCAGGTCAGGGTCGCCAATCCATTCGGAAAAATCAACCCAATAGTCGAACACATGGAGAATTTCGATTTCATCAGGTTCAAACACCCCGCCACAACAGGCGCAGATTACAAAACCGTTTTCAAGCTGAATACCAGCTTGAACACCATCGGAATGGTCGCCCTTAAAAAGCACTTGCTTAATAGGCATTTCGCTTACCTCCTTGTCTTAGTATAGCCATTATACCACATGAGAAAGGGGCTGTCAAGCCCCAATCTCAAAACTTGGGAAAACATTTTACCTCAAAGGGCGCGTCCCATGCGTGGACATTCTTGGTGTATCGCTTGTGCATCTTCTGACAGGCAAGGAAAATTTCCATTTCCTGCATAGCGTCAGACAGGGCGGTGTGTTCTTCCTCAAAGTCAGGATTGCCGTGGAGATAACCATACACCGCTTCGACAGAGGTTGCACAGGTCTTGCCATTCTTGGAACGCTTGCCATGTTCTCGGCAGTATTCCGCGTAGGATTTCTTGTGGGTGATAGTTTCCAGTGCCATGAGATACAGGTCGATGAACTCGAAAGTGTCCAGCAGGTCGCGGAAACAGGTCTTGCAGAAGTCAAAACCGGAATTGTACGCCATCACATAGCGAACGCCGTAATGGTCGCACAGGTTTTTGATTACCTCATAGGCTTCGCGCTCCGTGGCGATAGCGGAGATTTCGCCAGCTTTGAGCCGTTCGGCATACTTGGGAAAATTCTTCTTGGCATAGCCATCGGTGGCGATTTCGTCATAATGCTCCATCACCAGCAGGGAAGTGGTGGCAAGGATTTCGCCCTTGCGGTCGTGGATAATCGCGCCCACATTATACATTCCCGTGGGGTGAGCCGCGCCGCCTACCGTTTCAGTGTCCAGCGTGCAGTAGATATTTTTCATTGTTCATTCTCCTTTTCTCTTGGTTGGGCTTACCATCGTGTCCCATACCTTAATTACATTACATATTATAGCAAATAGGGGCGAGATTGTCAACCCCTATTTGCTATTTTTTTTTACAGGTTTCGCAGGATTTCCATAAGCAGGTCGGCATTATATGCCATATTGTGGGTGTTTGCCGTCCACTCGTTGAGATTGCGCTGTTCATCATCGAACAGAATAGACGCGGGGCAGGTGGCGCAGGTGGATTTGGGGACGCCATAGGGGACAATATGGATTTCGTCCCACTGAACGCTGGGGAGATGCTTTGCCAGCCAGTCGCGCTTGACCTCGGCAACCTCGGCATTGAACTTATCCGTTCCGCTCTTGGACAGCCAGCTGATGATGCCGATATTGTAGCCCCGCGCCTGTAAGCGGTTCAGATAGCGGGCGAGGGTGGAGAGGTTCACAAGGGGCTTTGCCACACGATATGGTGTGCTGTCCTGTGCTTCGAGGCACTCCAACCAGTTGGGGACGCCGTAAAAATCAATCACCGTCCCATCGAGATCGAGGTAAATAGTCATACTTTTTGTCTCCTTCGTTTTATTGTATTTACATTATAACGCCTATTCTCCTATTTGTCAAGAGTTATTTTACAAATTCCCAAAATAATTTTTCACCCGTATCAGGGTCTACTCCCGCGCTTTTACGCTCTCCTTTCAAACATTTACTAATGTTGCTTTGTGGAACGCCATAGTATCGAGCCGCCGCTGATTGAGACTCAAATACACGATTAGTAGTTAAACAAATTACTGCTTTACTATTAGCAATACTTCCAGCCTTTCGCCATTCATTTACTTGTGCTTGGTGCTCTTCTGGATGTTCTTGTTGCCATTTTTCTTTTGCCTGATTTAATCTTATTACTTGTTGTTTAACGAGTTCAGGATTTTCTTTTAATCGCTTATGACTTGCTTCTAACATTGGCTTAATACATTTTTCTTTGTATTCTTCTGGATGAGTATCACACCATTTCCGCAAATGTTCCCCATTTCGTTTATACATGGCTTGCGCTTCTTCTGGATGTTGTTCCAGCCATCTTTGACAACTGCGCCAGCCGTCTCCACCTGTGCCACCTTCCGCATTATTATAAAAATTATCATCATTTACTGCGTTGTATAATTGGATGTATTCTCGTTCTTTTGCGTCGGCTTCTTCTCTTGTTTCACAAAAACACAAAACACTTTTAGTAAAATTCTCCTTGCCATACTTGCTAATTGCTTTTAGTATAGTTGTTCCACTACCTAAATAGTTATCGTCTGGGCGTCCTTTGTGCTATCCAATGTATTGTTTGCCGTTAATTTTATTTGTTGTTATGTAAACGTAATAGTCCATTTTTAGACCATCCTTCCATCTATGTCATTGATATTATTATACAAAAAATTTTTAGAATTGTCAAATTTTCGTTGGTTATTTCGCACAAACTTTCGGGATGCGCACTTGGTCAAATTTGTTCAATTTACCTATTGACAAAATTGCTGGCAGGGTGTATAATGGAAATTTCGAGCGCCAGGGCCGTGGGCGCTCGGCCGAGTATAGCACAAATAGGGGCGTTTGTCAATAGGTAAAATGAACAAAAAAAATCTCCCAAATTTGGGAGATTTTTCAATTATTACTTCTTGACAGTGATGCTGAAAATAGAGCGTAGGAGTGCGATAATGAGCCAAATGACCAACGCCAGTTTCCACGAAAACACGATGGCGATAGAGCCGATGGACGCGATGCCAATCATAGGGAGAAGCCAGCAGAGAAGCCAGACCAGCCCAGCAGTAAACAGGAACGAAATGCCAAGGGCAATAACCATTATCAGAATAGTAATCATTTTATTCACCTCTCTTAAATACGATGGTTTTGTGTGTGGTAAAGGTTGCTCCACGAACAAGCGGGTCATTTGCCAGGTCATTTGCGATGAACGACAGAGTTTCGTTTTCGTCCTTGAACCACTCGCTATTAGTGAAGCGTTCGCCCCAAGTGGTTATGCCCCACCACTCAACATTGTAGTACACATCTTTGATTTCCATTGTCGCGCCCTCCTTAGTAGATTTGTTCGCCGTTATGGTAGCGTTCGTATCTCGCTTCAAGGAAGTCGAGAATGAACTCGAAGTCGTCCGCGTCCGCGGGGTCTACGAACGTCTTTTCAAGGATTTCGCCAGTGTGGTCATTGAAAACTTTAATCATTTCCATTTTGTTGTCCTCCCTTATTTGATGATACCATTCTAACACAGAGGGGCTGATTTGTCAACCTCTATTTTACAGATTTTTGCTTTCTGCTACGAAATATTTTGCGCCATACTGCGCCACAATGTCCTTGACCTTTTTGCTCTCGGCTTGCGTGGCACAATAGAAATTGAATAACGTGTGTTTGTTGCTAATCTCAATGTATGAGTGGGGAATGTCTCGCAGGTCAAAATCAACAGCGGCACGATACTTTGTGGGGACAGTCATTTCAATCTTCCACAATTTTTCCTTGCGCGCCAACTCCTCCACCCATTTGACCGCCAGCACGCCGATGAAATTACAGGCGGCGGTAATGCCCATCTTTGCCAGCGTAGAAACGCCGTCAATGTTGGTCAGGATAATGACATAGGAATAGAAGCCATAGGTCAGCGCATTGATACCAGCGGCTACCCACTTATTGCCTTTAACAGTCAAAATGGATTTGATGGTGGACAGCACCACATTCACAGCGGTACAGATAATGAATAGAATAATTGCGTTCATAGTCATCAATCCTCCCCGAACATAGCTTCCGCCAACCAGTACATAGATGTGCGCAGGTGAGACTGGATTTCAAACAAATCATCACTCAAATTTTGAGCGGCTTGCTTGTCCTCGCTGTTGGACAGGTTTTTCTTTTCTGCGGCGATTTCGATTGACAGTTGCTCCAACTCATTAGCAACTTGTTTCAGCTTAGAGGGGATGTTCATAGTATCAATTCCTTTCTTAATTTCTATTATAATAATAACACATTTATTTGAAAATGTCAAGAAAAATTTTTGCCGTAGTTAAATTCTCACAGGATTAGTTTTTTGTTCCGTGTAGTTAGTCAGAACTAAACCTGACAAGAGGGGCGTTAATGCCCCTCCGTCAGTTTGTTATACATACTCCATAAGGTATCACAGGAATTGTTTGTGTTTTCAGCCATCCATACAATTTGTTCATCAGTCGGCAGGTATTTATCATCTTGAAAACCAAACCATCTATCACAGGATTGGTATGCCTTATACTCGTCCTCTGTCAGCTTGCCACGCAACCGCCAATCCCAGCGGATAGAACTTATCAGAGTATACGCGCATGCGCCCGCGATAGTCAGGGTCAGAATGGCGACAGCCGCATACAGCACGAATGTGGATTTGAACATACCATACACCAGCAGGATAAAACCACACAGAATGAGGAAATTGCGCGCCCATTTTTTGAGCGTCAGTTTCTGAAAATCAGACATTGTTCTTACTCCTTTCAGTTTAGTCTGTCAAACAGATTCCACAGCGTTTCAGTGGAAATGGACGTTTCATCCATCATTTCGCGGATTTGCTCCTCGGTGGATAGGTATTTTTCATTTCGCCAGAGAATAGAGCGGATAATCGCCCACGCGCACCCGCCTACGGCGATTAGTGCCAATACAATATTAAACACTTTCTCTACTCCTTAACATATTGTCAGTAAATTCATTAGAGAACTTCTCGGCAAAATCATCATCATAGGCGCGATTGGCGATTACCTCCATAACCGTCTCAATGCCGGACATAAAGTAGGGATTGCCATTGATGGCGTCATACCGCCCGTGGAACATAGGGCATTCACGCAGGTCTGCGAAAACCGCCTGATACGCTTGCTTTAAATCCATAATACATACCTCCTTGTTTCAGTATAGCCATTGTACTACATTACGGGATAGAAGTCAATCGTCAAAATGCACAAAATTGCGGCGAAAAATTTGTGAAGTATACCTATTGACAAAAATGCCGGGCGCCACATTCGTGAGCGCGCGGCCGAAAATGTCAAGTGGAAAATTATACAAAAATTGGGCTGGATTTTTGTTCATCCAGCCCAAATGATTTTTATTCCTTTCCAAAAATAAAATCCGGTTTGAAAATGTAGAGGAATGCTACGGCGTAATGAAAAATCGGAATGATTGAGCCGGTGATAACGGTCAACCAGTTAGAGAACGGACTGCGCTTGCTTTCACCCCGGTTCTTGAATACTTCTTGCGCCTGTTCCTTGTTTTTCTTCATAGTCGAAATGATGCTTGCGATACCCAGCCAGTAGAGAACAATACCAATGATGTAAATAATGAGAATGATTTTCATAAGTGTATCTCCTTTTTATTTGATTTACTTTCCCGATTTCGGAACGAAGCCACGGCAATACTGGCTTGCCCACGTCCAGTCTTTCATTCTCTTGGTGCATCGGCTCTCACACTGAGAGTTCAGCACCTTACCGCAGTTATAGCCCCAGTATTGACAGTGATAACAGCAGACATTGCGGATTTCTAAATTGTAGCGGTTCGCCAGTTCCTCTCGAATTTCAAATGCGGTCATTGTTTTTACCTCCTTGTTTCATTGTCTACATTATACCATACCTACTGGTTGTTGTCAATAAAAAAATGTGGAATTTCTCCCACATTTTTTTTATTTACCGATTTCCACTTTTTCAGTGGGGGCAAGCATTTGAAGCACATTAGCCGTAAGCGCGACATCTACTCTGTCATAGGTATTCCCGCAAGTATCGCCCACATAGTCGCAGTCATTATCGGCGATAACGTCATACAATTCATTCAGAATGTCATAGGCGTCGCGCAGGGTTTTCCGCTCTTTCTCTGTCATTTTGACATAAATGGGGGCTTTAATAACTTCCATTTTGTTTTCCTCCCTCAATTACTAATTTCCAGTTTTTCAGCAGGTGCGAATACTCGGCAGATTTCAGCGGCTTGGCTGAGGTCAAACCGCCCATAGCCATCACCAGTCAACGGATTGCCCACATACTCGCAGTCATTCTCTTCGGCGGCGTTTACAAGGTCATTCAGAATGACATAAACCTCATGGAGTGAATTGCGCTCTTCATCACTCAACTTGACATAGATAGGGGACTCAATAAATTCCATTTTGGTATTCTCCTTTCTTTTGGTATTATCTATTATAGCAGAAATGGGGCTTGTTGTCAAGCCCCAATTTTCTACTTTACCACATAAAATTCAGGGTGGCGTTCCTCATTCTTGCGGATGCGCTTGACCAACTGCTGGGGTAGACGGTTCTTGCCAGCACTCTTGTATATAGCGACAGCCCGTTCAAAGGTTGCGGGGTATGCGGTGATGATGAAATTCTCATATAAGTCCAGCACGAGGATAATACCAGTTGAGAGCAAACGCAGGCGGGCGGTTTGGCGTTGGTCGATGACCTCAATCATCACGCGGTCAGAATATCCGAGGTATTCCTGTAAGAGGGCGAGCCGGTTAGCCCGCTCCTCTGTCAGATGGTTCGACATAGTGTAGTTTTCCATATTACCACCCCATATTGAACACGAAGCGCACCAGACCGATACAGGCAACGCCATATAGGATAGAGCCAACGAGGAAGTGCCAGTCGTGCGTCTGACGATAGACCATATAGCCGCCGACACACTGAACGCCAGCGAAGCCAGCGAGGGCGAGGATTGCGAGGATTGCGATAGTAGCCATTTGAATGACCTCCTTTAATTGATGGTATAAGTATAGCACACCTACTGGGCGTTGTCAACCGTCAAATTGCACAAATTTCGGGATAAAAAATTGTTGAAAAAAACAAACACAAAATGCTTGACAAATTGGCTGGGCTGTGGTATAATGGAATTTCCGCGCATCAGGGCCGTAGACGCGCGGCCAAAATTATACCATAAAAATGCTATTTTGTCAATAGTCAAAATACACAAAAAAAATGAGCCAAATTTTGGCTCATTTCAAAATCTTAAATTCAACCAGTTCGCCGTCTACCATCTTGTGCCAGTACAGTTTGCCATTGTAGCGGATAGCGCGCAAGCGGTAGTCGTGTCTGTCCCACGTGGTATACATTTCATCAACCACATACTCGCCGTAGCGGATAGCGGCGGCTATAAAAGTTTTGCTGTAATTCATTTGTCGCACCTCACATCCCGCGGACTGCGCCGCACTCGCTCATACCATTTTCATCAAAGCGAGCGATAGGTTCACCGTTCATCTCGCGGAGTTCAGCCCACGCTTCACCAAAGCCGCCATCAGCCAGCATCAGCCGCACCAGTTCACACGCTATTTCAAACTTATTCCACGCGGCTTCATCACCGCTCACGCGCACGACCTCGACATTATTGACTACTACACTGTATTCCATCTTGAATACCTCCCTCATTTGATAATACAATTATAGCACGCTTATTTGTGTTTGTCAATAGAAAAAATAAAAAAAAATCCAGGTCAAGCCTGGATTTTTTCAACGGTGATGATATTGGAATTGTCCCAGGGGTAAGACACGGAAAACTGCTCATATAGGCCATATATAAACCGCGTCCAGCCGTTGGTACAGAACTGTCTACGCCATTCCCGCTCCAAAGGGCGCAACTCCCACAGGATATACAGCTGTTCCTCGATAAGGTCGCAGAGACTGGTATCAACATCCCACTGGATGGTAGCAGTCTCGCTATGCTGTGCCTCGCTGTCGATGAACCGAACCTTGTACTCACGCGTCATAATGATGACCTCCTCTGTTTTATGTATACAGTATAGCACAGGGGCGCGTAAATGTCAATAGTCAAAATGCACAAATTTCGGGATTTGGAATGTATGATTTTTGTTTGATTTGCCTATTGATAAAATTGCTGGGACATGGTATAATGGTAAATTTCGCGCGCCAGGACCGTGGGCGCGCGACCGAGTATAACACAAATGGGGCAGAATGTCAATAGGCAAAATCACCAAAATTTTCAACCGAATTATGGGCATAATGCCATATAAAAAAAACAAGGGCTTTCGCCCTTGTCTTAGTAGCCCCGCCTTTCCAGTCTTTCCAGCCTATCGGCGAGGGAACGCGCCAGCAGAACTTTTTTCCATTTCATCAGCTCGGCTTTGTTGCCCTCGGTGTTCGCCCAGATGCCCCAGGTGATGCCCTCGTTGATGATTTCCGCTTTCTTCATACCCATCAGGTTTTCGAGATACTGTTCAAAATTTGTCATAGCGTTTAGCTCCTCTCTTTTGATGGTTTAATTATAGCACCTATTTCGGGATTTGTCAATACCTTTTTCAAAATTTTTTCAAAAAATAATAGGGCTTTCGCCCTATTATTTTAGCAGTAGGCAAGCGTCATAGTCGCCCATTTCAGCACGGAAATTTGATTACACGCTTTGCCGATTTCCATAGCTTCACGCTTTGTCGCCACGCGCTTGCTTTTGTCGATGTAATACACGCCCTCACTGAACCACACGCCACAGTTGCCGCCGTAGTCTCTCACCGCGTCAATGGCTTCTTGTGCGGTCTTACACTCGATGCCCTCAGTGGCAACCTGCCAACCGGATTTGTAGTTTACCTTTTTGCCCAGTTTGAGCGTCAGCCCGTCATTGTTGCCCAACTTGCGGATAGAACGAATGTTAATCATAGTGTGTATCTCCTTTGTTGTTTTGTTGTATTCATTATAACACGCTTATTTCATTTTGTCTATTGGCAGACTATACAAATCGGGATAGCGAATTTTGTGCGAAATTTTCGCATTTTTCTCTTGACAACTGGTGGACTGCTGTGGTATAATATTTCGGAGCGCCACGTGCCTAATGAGCGCGACGATGCTCGTTAAAATTTTAACAATCCAACAGTAAAAAAATAGGACGCTTACTCAGCGTCCCAGGTCAGGATTTCCTCTGCGGTCAAGCCGTAAGGAGCGATTGCCCTTGCCAGTCTCTGTTCAGCGTCAGCGGAGAAATTCGACTGATAGTAGTAGTCCATCAGATTACAAATGCCAGCCCAGTCATCAGCGGGGATTTCGTCGATGATGTTCTCGATTTCATAGATGTTCTTCATTTTGCGTACCTCATTTCTTAATTTCTGTATTTATTATAACACGCTTATTTGTGTTTGTCAATAGTTTTTTCAAAAAAAAATAGGGCTTGCGCCCTATTTTTTTACTTGATTTTCAGAATTTCCTTGCCCAGCTTGCCGGACTTGAATACGCGGCGAACGCTCACAATGTTGGCTTTCCGCAAAAACCCTATTGCGATGTTGTGGGCTTCGTTACCCGTACGGGCGATGATGGAAAGGGTCTGCCCCTCGGCGTTGATACAGATGTAGGTATTAGCGATAGTGCGTGTCATTGTCATTTCCTCCTTAATACATTTCCTCGGACTTGTCAAGATAGAAATGGTCAATCTTGGTCATGTCCAGCAGTTCGTACTTTTCCACACCCTCGGCAAGCATAGCGTTCAGTTTGTCCACCAGCTTTGTGCCATTGTCCTTGTTTGCCTGAACGAACAGGAAATCGGAACAGGTTTTCTCCCACTGTGTCCCTCTGTTGTAGACAACAGGCTCTTTGGTGGTGTAGCAGACTCCATAGATGTTAGACATTGTATCGTCCTCCTTTGTTTTACTGTAATCATTGTAGCACACTTGGGGTAATTTGTCAAGAGGTTTTTTCAAAAATAACCTATTTATTTTCAGGACAGAGATTGTGATTATTTTAACAATCGGATTTGCGATTTTTTTCTTTAACACTTTAATGTGGTGAAGTCTGGGGCGTTGCGACCGTGTTCGGCATCCAACAGTGAATGTGAAATTTTTAACAATTAAACAGCAACTTCACCACATCCACACATTGTGAAATTTTTAACAATCTTGCTCGGACAGCGAATGTATCAACTGTGCCGTGCGTGTCCTCCTTGCTACCTGTGCAAGCGCACTCTTTACTCTCTTGCTCTTGGCTCTCACATTGTTAAATTTTTAACAATCTTGCTCACCCCTCTGTGAGAGCTGTGTGTTGCGGGATGCGCGCTGTTCAGCGCCTGCGCCGCTGTATTGTTTGGCAATTGTGCGAGGGCTTATTCTTGGGCGATTAGGGCCGTTAACGGCGTTGATTCCAAAAGAGAAATAGAATACTTACATTAGATTTGTGGTGCGCGGTTCCCGGTGAGCCGACCGGTGGGAAGCGCGTTCCATTCTCTTATTGTCGGCCTACTCTCTCTCCCTACCTACTACCCATAGCCACCCATACCCTACCATACCATACTACTATACTACATTGTTAATACATTAACAATGTATCTATCATTGTGTTGTGTTGTGTGTTGTTCTCTTTGTCTGTTGGTCGCTCGCTCGTTGGCTCGCTCTGCCTTGTCCACTGTGCCGTGCGTGTCCTTGTCCTCTCTTGGTTGAGTGATTGTTAAAAATTTAACAATCTCGCTACATCGTTAATCTTTTAACAATCTTGCTACATTGTTAAATTTTTAACAATCTTAGGGCAACAAAAAACCTCCCTCAATGAGGGAGGCAGATGAGGCACATCAAGATGCCAGTACCAGCGATGACAGCAACCGCGGTGATGAAGCGCACGACTTTGTAGATGATAGACATAGACTATTCCTCCTTGATTGATGATACTATTATACCAGATTTCAGGATGCGTGTCTATTGGCAGAATACACAAATTTGTGAGAGATTTTTTGTGGAGTTTGTATTTATTGCGAATGAGGACCGCGACAGCCATTCGCGGTCCTGTGAGTTGAGGGGCTGTATTGGGGATGGTCTAGCCTTTCCGCGTGCGCCAAGCCCAAGAAGGCCTCGATAGTGTTCAGATTTTTTCTCAGATAAAAACCGACCGGGGGGGGTGGGTTTCGGGAAAAAATTTTTTTTGATTTTTATTTTTTTGTTTGGCTGGTACAAACTCTCACCAAAACTTTTTTCAATTCAGATAACGGTAGAACTTTTTTCAATTTGGATAACGGTAGAACTTTTTTAATTATTTTTTAATTTTATTCCTACCAAAAAACCAAATAGGAAAAAATAAAATTAATCCTATTAATGCTAATGCTTCAAGAATCATTTTTTATTCTCCTTCTTAGGACGACCACGTTTAGGGTTTTCACCCCATACAATTTGATGAACTGCTTTAGTAGCATAATAATTAGCTTTTTTCTGCATCTTAGCGGCAAGTGCATTACCAAAACTTTTATACTTAGGCATAATTATATTACTCCATTAATAGCATCAGTTAGTTTTTGAGGAATTTCAATTCCTAAATCATCTAATACTTCTTTAGCGCGTAAATACTCTATTCTACTACCATATCGTTTACTCACTCGCACTCCAACATAAATTTCACCATTGTATTCAATAGTATAAAATTCCATACGGTCGCCAGGAGCAATACCATATTTTTGTCTTAAATTTTTAGGAAAAACAAGACGGCCTAAACTATCAACCTAATGAATAGAACCTTCATTATGAACTATTGCTTGGCCTTCTCGCATTACAATATCAAAATAATTTTTTCCATCTTCCATAAAATCACTTCTCCTCCATTACATGGCATTTTTCTCCAGAAGACTTAATGATATGCCAAATATATTCACCATCATTAATAACTCCTAAATACTTGTCATTATTATTTACATATTTATCCAATTCCCAACCTGTACCAACAGCATTAATCTGGAAATATTTTTCAGGTGCCTTTTCATCATAAACTGCCCATACGCATGGATTATTATTTACATCCAATCCAGTAGATACAATATCAGTTAAATGGTCCATAATATGAGTTGACCCTGGAGTTTCAATTAAATATTTATAAATCTTCATATTACTCCTCTTTTAACACTTCTGCCCAAACGCGCACATCTCTATCTTCCGCGTTAATAACTTGATTTTTATTATATACAAAAATAGGACAATGTAGTGGATAACAATTTATTTTAGTATCAATATTATCCACATAAATAATCATATTATTTTTAATATAGGGCCAATAATCTTGACCTTCACCCAATAGGATACAAGTATATCCTGCTTCAGTTAATTGTTCAAGATTAATATATTGATTAAATGATACACCCATAAATAGAATAGTAGTGCCTCGTTTAAAATTTTTCAAAACATATTTAATCTATTTTTTAGTCATCACCATTCCATCCTTCCGGTAAAAATATATCTAAAATTCTTTGTAATAAATCGCTTGCGGCGAATATTGGACCGCCGATAAAAAATATTAAACAAACAATTAATTTATTTTCACCGGCGCTTTGAATTGCATCAATATATTCAAACATTACTAATGCTGAAATGATTATCCAAAAGATAACAATTACATAGGCTCCCAAAAATATTCACCATCCTTATATTTATTTACTCGAACATTACGGATTAGCATTCTTATAGAGCTGTCTTTCTCTAATTGATTTGCGTATCCAGGCGGTGGTGGGCTCTTGGACAAAACTGAATAAGCGATTATATTAGAATTTTCATAATTAGAGAAGTCTGTGATTTTTGCGAATTCCTTCGCATTAAATTGAAGATGTAATAGTAAACAACAAGGGAAACTTTCTTCAATATTATTTGCATCTTCATAATAATCTGCTATTAAATTATATTTTTGTTCAATAGTTTCAGGGTCTAGAAGTTTAACTACTCCCTTTGTAAACAATATATTATATATAATAGATAATATTAATAATATACTTAATATAACAATAGCAATTACCATAAACTTCTCCTTTTATTTTTTATTATAATAATAATACAAAAAATTTTTTTTATTGTCAAATTTTTTCCAATTAATAGTATCGTTTAAAAATTTTTTAAATGCATTTATTAAAATTTGACACCTGGAAAAATTTTTTGTATAATGAAGACGTAAAAAAATCTGGAGGTAATGATGATAAAATTAGATTATTCCTTACAAACTCCAGAAGAAAGAAATGAATTAGTCAAGAAAATATTAGAGGAAACCCCAGACCCCTCTCCTCGATATTTAGAAATATTAGGGGACTATATCATTCTTTGTATGGAGAAACAAGAGAAGAAGGAGCGTAAACTATTAACTGATAATCGTATGGCAACAGTTAATAAACGTGAAACATCTTTTGAAGGTCTTGTTTCCCAATTTGAGAATGGCGAAGATGGAATTTATAATTTAATTACTGAAAATAAAAATACAATATTTTAGCCTAAAATTACAATTACTAAAAAAGATATAGAAGAAATACCTCATTTAAAATAGTTGAGAGACGCCATTACTACTTGGGAAGCCAAATTACGAGTTAGTGAAGGACGCGAAGCATTTATAATTAAACGTGCTATTATTGAAATGCGTAAAGATTAGTATGTTATTAAAAATGCGGTTCGTCGTCCAATTGTTATGACTAAAATTACTCGTTCAAGAAATTTTATTCCATTAGAGGACACAACTTGCATTTTTGATGATGATGGTTATCCAATCCCGGATGGCATTTCACTATTAGATCCTAGAGTATGTTCTGCAATTTTATGTAATTATTCTCGTTTAAAACAAGATAGTTGGGGAGATTTTGAAAGAGATTTATGGTATATTATGGAAGATTTTGATAATTTATGTACCATCGCTCTTAAAGATTATCCACTATATGACAGAATAGTTGAATATAAAATTGATGGATTATAGAATATAGACATCCAAAAGAGAATCCAAGAGGAATTTAATATTACCCATAGTTTAGAATATATTTCTAGTTTATGGCGCAATAAAATTCCTAAATTAATCGCTTCAGCGGCTGAAGACCAATACCTATATGATTACTATTTACATAAAGCAAAAGGTAAATATAAAAAATGTAGTCGCTGTGGGCAAATTAAATTAGCACATAATAAATATTTTAGCAAAAATAAAACTAGTAAAGATGGTTATTATAGTATTTGTAAAAAATGCCGCAATGCCAAAAACAAGGGCAAACAGTTATAATTTTGAGATGCCTGTTATTGGATAGATATAAGGAGGAAAATTATGGCTGTAGATAATAGTAATAAAGTATATTATTGCGAACGATGTAATAGAACTATGGGCGCTGACCAATTCTATACATCTAATAATTTAGAAAAATATCCAAATGATGGAAAACTCCCTCAATGTAAAAAATGCATCACAATGCTTGTAGATAACTGGAATCCAGAAACTTATATGTGGATTTTACAAGAGATTGATGTACCATACGTTCCTGATGAGTGGAGTAAATTAATGATGAAATATGGACAAGATAAATCTAAATTAACTGGTATGAGTATTTTAGGTAGATATTTGTCCAAAATGAAACTTAAACAATATAAAGATTATAGATGGAAAGATTCTGAGTTTTTATAGGAAGTGGCTAATAATAAATTAGAGCAAACTATGAAACGACAAGGCTATGATGCCTAGCAAATAGCAACTGCTATTGCTAAATCTACCGTCGCCATTCCAGAAGAAGAATTAAAACCTTATACTCCTGAATTACCAGAGCGTTTTAGAGATGGTGATAATTATTTTGACCAATAGAATGGTATTGAACATGACCCAGCAGATGACCTCGATTTAACAGAAGAAGATATTCTATATCTTCGTATGAAATGGGGTAAAGCTTATAAACCAGAAGAATGGGTTAAATTAGAGCAACTCTATGAAGAAATGATGAGTTCTTATGATATTCGTGGCGCTGGTCATATTGATACATTAAAGTTAATTTGTAAAACATCCTTGAAGGCGAACTAGCTAATCGATATTGGTGATATCGAAGGTTTCCAAAAGATGAGCAAGGTTTATGATAGTCTAATGAAATCAGGTAATTTCACCGCCGCTCAAAACAAGGCTGATACAGGAGAAGCATTTGATTCTATCGGAGAATTAGTGGCTATGTGTGAAACTGAAGGATTTATTCCTCGGTATTACACAGAAGGTCCAAAAGATAAAGTTGATGAAACTCTACAAGATTTAAAGAATTATACACATACATTGGTCACCGAAGAAATGAATCTAGGTAATCTCATTGAAGGTGCTATCAAGAAAATGCAAGAAGAAGAAAATAAAGAAGAAGACCAAGATATTGAAGAAGATTTAACGATGGAAGAGATTGACCATCTCAAAGATGAAGATTTAATTGAATATAATGATTTCCTTGAAGAAGAGTCTGAAATAGATGCTTAGACTTTGAGGAATTTAGAAGGATAATATGGCTTTATAGGATTTACTTGATTTATCTTAGAAGCGTAAAAAGATTGGAATTTCAGAGGACCGTCTTCGTGCAATTATACCAGAAGCAAGATAGTACATAGCCTTTTGGAGAGAATATCCAGATATGTTTATCGACTTTATGGCAGGACCCGATGGCGGCCCTCAACATTTTAAACTCTATTTTTATTAGAGAATTTTTTTGCGCGCTGCGATGCGTCATAAATATATTTATGCAGTATTTCCTCGTGCTTATTCAAAATCTTTTTTATCAATGATGGTCTTAATGTGTCGTGCGATTTTATATCCCAGATGTAAATTATTTATTACTTCTGGTGGTAAAGAACAAGCGGCTGGAATTGTAAAAGAAAAAGTCCAAGAAATTTGTACTCTTATTCCTGCATTTTAGAAAGAAATAGATTGGCGCCGTGGCTAGACACTTGAAGGAAAAGATTATGTTAAATATGTATTTAAAAATGGTTCATATTTTGACAATATTGCCGCGAGAGAGTCTTCTCGTGGTAAACGTCGCCATGGTGGTTTAATCGAAGAGTGTGTTGGTGTTGATGGTGATATTCTATCACAAGTTATTATCCCTACAATGAATATTTCTCGTATGTGTATGGATGGTACTACTCAACCTGATGAAACTCTTAATAAATCTCAAATTTATATTACTACTGCTGGGTATAAAAATACATTCCCTTATGATAAATTAATTCAATTATTAGTTTGGGAAATTGTTAAACCTTAGCAATCCATTATTATGGGTGGTACTTATCGTATTCCTGTTTTAATGAAATTATTGGATGCGAATTTTATTAAAGACCTAAAAATGGACGGAACATTCAATGAAAGTTCATTTGACCGAGAATATGAAAGTAAATGGTCTGGTACTGTAGAAGATGCGTTTTTTAATGCTGAAATATTTGATAGAAATAGAATATTAAATTAGCCTGAATATGAAGCATCTGGGCGTAATTCAAAATTAGCATCTTATGTACTTGCGGTCGACGTTGGCCGTAAAGGATGTGATTCAGTTATTTGTGTATTTAAAGTGACCCCACAATCACAAGGTGGTTCAATTAAAAGTTTAGTAAACTTATATACATTGTCTGATGAGCATTTTGAAGACCAAACTATTAAATTAAAAAAATTATATTATAAATATAATGCTGATAGAATTGTAATTGATGGTAATGGTTTAGGAATTGGTTTAATTGATTATATGGTTAAAACATAGATTGACCCTGAAACCAACGAAATCTTCCCTGATTTTGGCGTTGTTAATGATGATGATTTATTTTACAAGAAATATAAAACATCTAATACCGTATTAGATGCTATGTATATTATAAAAGCTAATGCGCCACTTAATACAGAAGCTCACGCTATTGCTAAATCACAACTCGCTTCTGGAAAAGTAAAATTTTTAATTGATGAGCGCGTAGCAAAAAATAAACTTCTTGCTAAAAAGAAAGGTCAAACTATGACTCCAGAATAGAGGGCAGAAGAATTAAAACCATTTACTTTAACTTCCATATTAAAAGAAGAAATGATGAATTTGCGTGAAGAAACTGAAGGAGTAAATATTATCCTGAAGCAAGCAAATAAAAGTATCCGAAAAGATAAATTTTCTGCTTTTGAATATGGACTATATTATTTAAAATTAGAAGAAGATAAAAAGAAGAAACGTAAAAAGTTTAATGCTAAAGATTGGTGTTTCTTAAACTAAGGAGGTAATTATGAGAGCGTCTAGAGGCGAAATTAAAATTGAAGAAATTTTGCGGCAAGCTGAATTACCGTTCAAGATGGAATATATTTTTCCAGATTTAAAAGCACCAAGCGGTAGACCATTACGTTTCGATTTTGTTGTTTTTGATGATGATGGTAGAATTGATTTTATTATTGAGTATTAGGGTAAATAGCATTATGAGCCTAGTGCGAAATTTGGCGGTAAAAAAGGTTTATATCAACAACAGTATAATGATAATCAGAAACGACGTTTTTGTGCTTTACATGATTTTAAATTAATAGAGATTCCTTATACAGATGAAAATCTTATTACATATGATTATATAATGAAATTAGCTGGATATTAAGGAGGTGGAATTTTGGATACTAAAGAATTATCACGTTAGGAAATCATCCACTCCAAAGGATTTAATATCAGCAATGGAACAAGTGATTATCGAACTGCTGATCCAACAGAATATCGTAAGATAAAAGTTGGGGTTCAAACATTAGATGATGCTGTATTAGATTTAGGGTCATTTGCTCGATTATATCCTAATCGTCGTGGTCCATGTCGCATGGTCACTAAAAATGATGTATTACGAGCTATGATAAATCGTGATATTGTTGAAATGCGTAGAATTTCTAATTTATTTTATGATATTAGTGGCATTTATGAGCGAGTATGTAATTATTTTGCTTATTTGTATAGATATGATTGGTATGTCGCTCCAGAAATTTTAGATGATACAGTAAAAGATGAAAAAGTTTTAAAAGATTTTTCAAAGTTATTAAATTACTTAGATAATACTTATATTAAAAAAATCTGCGGTGATATTGCTCAAAGTATTATGAAAAATGGTTGTTATTATGGATATATAGTGCAATCTGCAAATAGTTTAATGTTACAAGAATTGCCTGCTAGTTATTGCCGTTCTAGATACTTTGTGGCTGGTATGCCAGCAATTGAGTTTGATATGCGGTTTTTTGATTAGTTCCCAGATCCTAATTATCGTATGCGCGTATTAAAATTATTCCCTGAAGAATTTTAGCGTGGATATGTTTTATATAAGAAAGGAAAATTACTTCCTGATATTAAGGGAGATTATAGTGGAAGCTGGTATTTACTATCCCCAGAATTAAGTGTGAAATTTAATTTTAATGGTAGCGATACCCCACCATTTATTAATTCTATTCCTGCTCTTATGGATTTAGATGCTGCTCAAGATTTAGACCGCAGAAAACAAATGTAGAAGTTGTTAAAAATTATTGTTCAAAAACTTCCAATGGATAAAAATGGTGATTTAATATTTGATATTGATGAATCTCGTGACATACACAATAATGCTGTTGCTATGTTATCAAGAGCTATTGGCGTTGATGTTTTAACAACATTTACTGATGTTCAATCTATTGATTTATCAGATAAAAATACTACAACTACTACAGATGATTTAGCAAAAGTTGAACGTACTGTTTATAATAATTTAGGTATTTCTCAAAATCTATTCAATACTGATGGTAATTTATCATTAGAGAAGTCTATCCTTAATGATGAGTCAACTGTTAGAAACTTGTTGTTGCAATTTAACATTTTTTTTGATAGAATAGTAAAGATGAAGGTTGCGAACAATAAGAAATATAGTTTTAAATTTTATATGCTTGAAACTACACAATATAATTATAAAGAAATGTCAAAATTATATAAAGAGCAAACGCAACTTGGTTATTCTAAGATGTTACCTCAAATTGCTCTTGGTCATTCTTAGAGTTTCATTTTAAATACTGCGGTATTTGAAAATGATGTGTTGAAACTAACTGAAATTATGATCCCACCATTAATGTCTTCTACTATGAGCAGTCAAGATGTTTTGGGTAATAAAGGTTCAAACAATTAGAATAAAACACAAAATAATTCAGGAAGTAGTAATCAATAGACTACTACAAAACAGACTACTGAAACAAAATAGTCTGGGCGACCTGAAAAGGCTGATGATTAGAAAAGTGAAAAAACCATAAAAAATAAAGAGTCAATGAATTAAGGAGGTAAATCATGAAGCATCAAAGTATTAAACTTGAAACGCCTTGTGAATTTATTAATGTAACTCCTATTAATCCTTTGATTTCTAAATGCCAAATTAAAGTTTGCTACGTTGGGGATGAACCAAATCGCAATCGAAGCATTATTTCTAAAGAAATTGCAAGGGAGATGGCTAACAGTCTCCCTGGCAGTCCTATTGTTGGTTTTTACAATGAATCTAATGGAGATTTTGAGGAACACAATAGAATTATTGACATTTCAAATGGTAAATTTGAAATGAAAGACACTACTAGACCTTATGGTTTTGTAGATTTAGGTGCCAAGGTTTGGTTTTAGAAATTTTTAGATGATGGCGTTAATGAACATGAATATCTTATGACTGAAGGATATTTATGGACCGGCCAATATCCAGAATGTAAGCGCATTGTTGAGTAGGGTAATAATCATTCTATGGAACTCGATGAAGGCACTTTAGATGGAACTTGGACGAAAGATAATAATGGAAAGCCGTAGTTTTTCATTATTAATGAAGCAATTATTTCTAAACTTTGTATTTTAGGAGAAGAGTGTGAACCTTGCTTCGAAGGCTCCTCTATTACAAAGTTTTCTCTTTCATTTGATGATAGTTTTAAAAATGAACTATATTCAATGATGAATGAACTAAAAGAATTATTAAAAGAAGGAGGAGCAAAAGTGTTTAATAGATACGCCGTGGAAATCGGAGATTCTCTATGGAGTGCTTTATGGGAGTATGTAAATAAAGCTTTCCCTGATGGCTCTAACAATTATTGCTCTAAGTATCGTATTGATGGTGTTTTTGAAGATAATAGTCAAAAATTTGCTATTCTTCAAGACCGCGGAGATATGAAATATTATCGTTTAAACTTTTCTTTAAATGATTCTGATGGTCTTGTTCCTGGTGAAGGTTTAATTGAAGTGACTAAATCTTATAATCCAGCAGCAGAACCTCAATTTGCTTTAGAAGCGGTTGAAGCTTATGAAACCGAATTTAAGAAAAAGCAAGAAGAAGAAGAAGAAAATAAAAAGGCAAACGATGATAAGGGCGATAATTCTGACGACCCTGAGAAGAAAAAAGATGATAATTCTTCTAAAAATAATGGTCAAAAGTCAGAAAATGAAGATGATGATCCTTCAAAAGATGATAAGGATGACAAGAAAAAGAAAAAGTATTCCTTGGATGAAATTGAAGAATATGTTAATTTAAAGGCACAGTATGAAGAGTTGCAAAATAAATTTAGTTTATTAGAGGCTGAAAATAAGACTCTAAGTGAGACTAATACTTCTTTGATTGAGTTCAAAAATAGTATTGAGCGTAAGGATAAAGAAGCTATGATTCAATCATTCTATATGTTGTCTGATGATGATAAGAAAGATGTTATTGATAATATTGACAAGTATTCTGTTGATGATATTGAAGCAAAACTTTCTGTTATTTGCGTTCGCAACAAGGTTAATTTTAATCTTGATGATGATAATAATGATAAAGGCCCAACTACCTATAATTTAAGCAATTTAGATAATGACAGTGATGCTGGAATGCCAGCTTGGGTCAAGGCTGTTCTAGAATCAGCCAATAAAAACTAATAAGGAGGACATACTTAAATGTTTAAGGATTTTTTAAATTCTCATTTAGGCGTTGGTAAGAATCCACCTAAGTCACAGGCTAAGTATGTTGAGTTTGGTTATGGTCAGGTTGAGCCAAATCACCTGTCTGCACAAAGAACCGCTCAAATTTATGCTCAGTTGCCTGCTAACAAGGATATTAATATTCTTGAAAACGGTCAGTTTGTTAAGTACGATTACGCCGCTAATGATAATGGCATTGGTGAAGTGAATTTTACTGGCAAGGGCGAGTGGATGCTAGTTTACAATGAGATTAAGTTATATCGTGATCATCCTGATGGAACTAAGCAGTGGGATTGCGAATTTGCTATGCTAAAGGACGATTATCAGGCTCGTATTTATTCTCCATATGATTGGGAGCATACTGAGGTTGAGTATGGTGGACGTTTCTGGAATGGTGTTGATGAAACTGGTGCTGACCATAAGGTGCTTGAGCACACTGTTTCTTTAGACTAGGGCCTAAAGACCGTTACTATTGCTGGCGAAGTTTATGATGTTAAGGACAATAAGTTTACTTATAATGGTGTAGAGTATGAGATTGATCCTAAGACCAATCAAACTAAGACTCCTGTACCTGTAAAGTATGCTTATGATAAGGTTCTAACTGATGTCGCTGATATTTACGAAGAGCTAACTTGGACTAATGATCCATATAAGAAGCTTGGTGTATATCATGAGAAGCGCATGACTCCAGGTACCGCAATGGTTCCTCGTGTCTTTAAGACTAATGTTGGTGATCATTACACTACTAATATGATTAATGAAGATAGTGTTTCTGTTGGTGACATTCTAGCTCCTGATGCCAAGGGTATTTTAGCTAAGGATGAGAGCCAGGATATGAAGTGGCAGGTTGTTAAGGTATATACTATGCCTGATGGACAACGTGGCGCTAAGATTCTACGTATTGCGTAAGAAAGGAGAGAAGAATAATGTTAGATAGAAACAATTTAGTTGCTTTAATGAAGACTGTTGCTAAGGCTGATCCTTCTTCTCCTGTGGCTTACAGTTATAATGGTCAGAACCTTTCTTATGAGGCTCTGAATGATACTCTACGTAATGAGATGAATGAGCTGGCTGGTACCAATGCTCTATATCGTGAAAATAAAAATCTGATTTTCTCAATGATTGAGGAAACTTTGGATGAAGTTCTTCCTAAGAAGGTTTCTCAGTCTTATGAGCAGTTTGCTGAAGTTAAGCAGTTTGCTCAGGGTGATAAGCCCATTTTCCGTCGTCCTCTAAATACACGCGCACGTGCTAAGCAGTTCGTAACTCGTGTTGGACTGGCTGGTATTTATGAAGTCTTCAAGCTGGGACCTGCTGAGAACGAGAGCTTTGAGGTTCGTACCTCTGCTATCGGTGGAGCTGCTCAAATTGGCTTCGAAGAGTTCTTAGATGGTCGTGTTGACTTCGCTGAAGTTACCAAGATTATTATGGATGGTATGGATGAACTGATTTACAAGGAAGTTGCTTTAGCTTTGAAGTCTTCTATCAATCAGCTACCTCCTGCTAACCGTGTTGCTGCAGCAGGTTTCGATGAGGGTGCTATGGATCGTTTGATTACCATCGCTTCTGCTTATGGTACTCCTACTATTTATTGTACTTATGAATTTGCTGTTCGTATGATTCCTAATGAAGCTTGGCGTTATACTGAAGCTATGAAGACTGAGCTGTGGAATACTGGTCGTTTGGCTTCTTATAAGGGAACCAAGGTTGTTATTCTAGAGCAGGGCTTCGAGGATGAAAGTAATACCCGTAAGGTTATTGATCCTGGTTATGCTTGGATTATTCCTACTGGTGTTGATGGCAAGCCTGTAAAGATTGCTTTCGAGGGTGGCACTATTGTTGATGAATTCAGCAATTATGATCGTTCTCGTGAGATTCAGGTTTATAAGAAGGTCGGCGTTGGTTGTATGTTGGCTAACAACATTTGCTCTTATGTTGATACTTCATTAATGGGTCAGATGTATACTTGGAACTATGATGGTGTAACTGGTAAGGTTGCTACCTATGATGGACGTCTAAGTGGACAAATTTGATTTAAACCTTAATATAGATTTCATTTAAGGGGAGAAGGGATTTACTCCCTCTCCCCTTATTTTTTTTAGAGAAAAAGGAGATAATAAAATGATTCGTTCTGAAGATATGTTTAATGTAAAAAATAGAAGTACTAGTGTTGTTGTATATAGAATTCCTGAGAGTAATTTGAGACGCGAGTGGGCGCCCGGTGAGGTAAAGCGCATTCCATTTGGGGAACTAGAAAAATTGACTTATCAACCTGGTGGACGTGAATTAATTGCTAATTTCTTACAGATTATGGAAAATGAAGTTACTGACGATTTAAATGTTCATCGTGAGCCTGAATATAATATGTCAGAAGAGCAAGTCCGTGATTTAATTCTTAACGGTTCTATTGACGCATTTTTAGATGCTCTTGATTTTGCTCCTATTGGAGTTATTGATTTAATTAAAACTATGTCTGTTCAATTGCCTATCACTGATATGGCTAAACGTGAAGCTTTAAAGGCTAAGACTGGTTTTGATGTAGATAAGGCTATCGAAAATGATCGCGCTAGTAAAGAAGATGATAAAAAGGAAACTATTGCAGATAAGCCAGCTGAAAGACGTGTTACAGAATCTGCTCCAGCAGGACGTCGTACTTCTGGAAATGCTTATAAAGTAGTAAAGCAAACTGAAACTAAATCTGCTGAATAATAAATAAATAGGAGGCGTGTCATGGGAACTAAATTCACTGATATTTATAATCGCTTCCTTGGGAAAATTACTGATGACCTTTATATTGAATTAACTCCAGAAGATACAATTAAAGATTTACGTGCAATACTTCTAAATATTTTACCTGAATTTGAATTTCCTAGATTTGATATTTATGACTATACTATTGATTAGGAAATTAAATATGAAAATGAAATATTAGAAGATGATTTTGTAATTGGTCTTTTGTGGGAAGATGAAAAAGATGAAGAATCAGAAATCCGCCCTCCTCGTGTAATGATAGAACATTCATCTTTTGGAGCTGAATTAACACCGGAGGAAATTAATATTTTAGCTATATTGATGATGGTAAATTGGGTATAGCGCCAAGTTACTTCTATTGAACACACTCGTATGAAGTATAGTGGTTCAGATTTTAAAATGACTTCATAGGCTAATCATTTACAAAAATTGATGTCTTTACTGAGTGAATGTTAGAGACAATCATTTCATATGCAACGTTTATATAAACGTCGTAAATTAGTAGAAGGGAAATACGAATCCAATTGGGGCGTATTTCATTATAAAAATTATCCTTATGATAACTAAATATCATACAGATATTTCCGATGAAGTCATGGAAAAAAATATAGTAAGATTAACTAATCAACTGTGGAAATTAATCCCTATGAGAGAAAATGAAGAAGATTGGGATAAACAATTAAATACAGTTATTATTGAAATTGCGGGCTTAAATGAAATTTTTATTTAGGACCCGCGATTTTTATAGTTGCTTAGTAAATTAGAAGGATTAAATGTTTTAAATGATATTGAATTCTCAATTTATAGAAAAACTGTATTTGAATGTATTAGTTTATTATAGGAGATTAGAAAGTAATGCCAAAACGTCCAGAAAGAATGGAAAAATTATTACCTTATGGTTTAAATACTAATAAAAGTGTAAATCTTGTAGGGGCTCGTTTAGGTGATACAAGTATAAAAATTCCTTAGCCAGATTCAGTTGATGGTAGTTTAAATATGGCTAAACGATTAATGAGTGCGGGTGGTTTTGCCCAACAGTAGCGAATGATCAAAGATAAACGACATTCGTTAGATCAAGCCACTAAGTATTCTTATTAGGCGGCTTGGGTACGTAAATGTGCAGCTACAGAGGTAGAAACTAAATAGGAAAAAAATATTTTACCTCCAGTTAGAGCATTAATGAATCCTAATAAATTAAAATAGGATTATGATGATAAAGTTATTTCGATTGGATTTGAACATAAATTTAATTGCGGAGATGTATTTGAATGGTGTAATACTGGAACATATTGGTTAATTTATTTACAAGATTTAGATGAATTAGCTTATTTCCGCGGAGATGTTCGTAGATGTACTTATTAGATTCCATTTATGATGGATGATGAATTAAATGTAGTTTATGTGGCTAGTCGAGGCCCAGTAGAAACTAAAATTGATTATATTCAAAAACATACTACTAGTGTAGATAATCCAAATTATTCTTTAAATTTATTAATTCCTAAAAATGAAAAAACTTTGAAATTTTTTAAGCGTTATTAGAAGTTTTATATTTGGCCGGAAGATGGGTCAGTTTATGATACCTGCTGGAGAGTTGAAGCTGTAAATAATATTAGCATGACTGGCGTTATTGAAGTAAACGCTGTTGAATATTATGCTAATGAATTTACTGATGATCGAGACGCAGGATTAGCTGATGTATTTAAAATACCCGATCCAATATTAAAACGTAAAATTATAGATGATAACAAAGATAATAATAAAATTTTAAATATTGTTGGTGAAACCTTTATTAAACCTAAAAAAGAATATGATTTTAATTTAAATATTAAAAATATTCGAGGGACTTGGAAAATTGAAGGTAATGATGTTCCTGTTCAAATTATTAGCGAAGGAACTAATGATAAAGGATTTGCAACAATTAAACTTAAATGGGATTCTACTTATAGTGGTTAGTTTGATTTAGTTTATGGAACTAGTCGAAAAACTATAGTAGTAGAATCATTGTTTTAATGAGTAAAAGGAGATTGAAAACATGAGAATAGACGGATATCATATTCCAAAATCAAGTTTTCTATCTATGGAAAAAGACACTGGGATTATTGTTAATGAAATATTAAAAAATAATCGTTTAAAAAAATTATTATATTATACCACTAGTGATGCTATGGAAAAACCTAATCTTACTGAAGATTAGTCTTTAAGTTTACTAGGGACTAATATTAAAATAGTTCCTAAATTATATGTTGATGGTTCTGTTTTAAATTATGTATTAATTAATTTTGATAATTTTATTCCCAGTGAAAATCCAGAGTTTAGAGATAACACTATTCAATTTGATATTGTATGTCATTTTGATCAATGGAATTTAAGAGATTATGCATTGCGCCCATATAAAATTGCTGGAGAGATTGATTCAATGTTCAATTTGAAAAAATTGACTGGTATTGGTTATTTAGAATTTGTGGGTGCGACTTAGATTGTTTTAACCGATGAATTTGCTGGGTTATGTTTGATGTATCGCACTGTTCATGGTGGCGAAGATGAAAAATATATGCCAACTTATCCTGATAAAAATAGCGGCAAAATTAAAGAGGAACAATTTATTAAAGAATTCAAGGATTACATTAGTAAATAATGGATTACCGCTTAAATTTAATTTGCGGAACTGATATGTTGATTCCTGAATGTAATTTAGTCGCTCATCAACCAAGGATAAAAGAAATTTCATTTATTGGGGAATCTGATTTTTTTATTGGAGCATAGACCCTCTGTTTGCATAAAACAATGTTTATAGAGGACAAAACTATTCTAGACAGTATCAATAATTTTTAGATATTTATGACGATAATGTTATAGGATGAAACAAAGGATAAAAAAGCTAACATTTTAAATGTTTTAAATTTATTATTCCCATCATACAAAATAAATGTGACGCCGAATTCATTGTTATTTATGAAGGAAGGTGTTCCTCCAATTACAGTAGATGGAAATAATTTTGAAGCATTACAAGAAGTGTTGCGTTTAATCTTTTGTATGCACAATGGCCCGATGGATTAGTAGGCTTTCAATCCTGCCAACGATAAGGCTCGTGAGATTGCTCAAAAGCTAATGCGAGGGAGACAGCGAGTTGCCGCCCAAAACGGTAATTCGAATGTAAGTGTTTTTAGTTAGTATATGTCAATCTTGACTATTGGATTGTGTTCAATGTCATTATAGGATTTGACAAATCTGACAATGTTCCAATTATATGATTTAATGGAGAGATATACGCTATATACTGCTTGGGACCTGGATGTACGCTAGCGTTTAGCTGGCGGTAAACCTGAAGGGACCCCGGATAATTGGATGAAAAACATTCATTAATTAAAAATACAAGGAGGAAATAACACTATGAAATTCGGTGTCCGCGAAATTTGTGATGTTGTATTAAAGGCTAAGTCAGCACAGAAAATCGGTAATAAGGTGTTCTATGCTGGTGAACCTGTTATTTATTTTGACACCCTGAAAACTTCTAGTTTAGAAGGTGCTGCTACCACTGTATATGCACAAGGTGGTCGTGGTAACTCTCGTTTGGTAGCATGGGAAGGTGAAAGAACTCTGACCTTCACTATGGAGGATGCTCTAATTTCTCCTGAAGGATTTATGATTCTTTCTGGTGCTGGCCTAATTGCTGCTAATGCCGATAAGCCAATCTATCAGCATATTACTGAGACTGTTGATGCTAGTGATTCATTACGTTTCAAGTTTGATGCTACTGGATTTAAGTTTGCCGTTTATACTGAGAATAAGCCTTATCTACCTGGTAATGCTGGTGATAACTTTGCTTATGTAATGTTTATGAAGAATGGTGAAATTACTACTGAGCCTTATATTCCTGTTCATGAGGGTGATGATACTGCTATTGATAGTGAAGCTATGCCTGAGACTGTAACTGACCTAGATGGTAAAACCTACTATCGTGTAGCTGTTATGGATCATAAAATGTATGTTGGTTTAGCTTCTTATGAAGATGAGCAGAATAAAGGACATAAATATGAGAGTGAAAGTGGCGACCCGGCTTACGATGTAGTCACTCTACCAAATCGTCTAAAGTTTGATTCTGTGCTAGTTGATTATTATACTGAGCGCAAGTCTGGTGCTACTCAGATGGAAATTACTGCTGATAAGTTTGGTGGCAACTATTATCTTGAGGCTTCTACTCTATTCCGTGATACTAACGGTGTAGATATGCCTGCTGAATTCATTATTCCTAACTGCAAGATTCAGTCTAACTTCACCTTTACTATGGCTTCTTCTGGTGACCCAAGTACATTTACTTTCACCTTAGACGCATTCCCTGATTACACTCGTTTCGATCATAGTAAGAAAGTTTTGGCTGCAATTCAAGTAATTGAATATCTGGATAATGATGACTTACATCGTCATAGTACAGTTCACCAGAAATCTCACGATAGTTATAATTGGTAATTTAATTAAAAAATTTTATGGGGAGAGGATTTATTCCTCTTCCCATTTTTTTATTTTAGGAGAAAAAGAATGGTTAATCAAGAAGGCATAGTTTTTGGAGGATATTTTTTATATGAAGCAGAATTTAAAAAAATCTTTCAAGAATTTTGGAATAGTGAATTAAAAAATATTTTTATTGAAAAAATATAGATTATAATTAAAAATTATCTAACTGAAGTAAATGGTAATATATTGGCAGCAAAAAATCCAAAAGCATTATATAATTCTTGGGAATAGATTAATACTGAAGTATTTGGAAATACTCCAGTTTCTTTATTGGGTATTTTAAAATGGGATAAAGAATATCATTATACTTTTGTTAACAAAGAATCTGATTTAATAAATAGCTATACTTCTTAGAAAATACAAGTTAATAAGACATTAATGAAAGAATACCGAACAACTTTAAATACAATATATTAGAGTGATATTGAAATGGCATTAGAAAAACATTTTGAGGATATGAAAAATTCAATTAATAAAGTGAAATTAACTAAGGTAGAAGGGCATAATATACATTTAGCTTTAGGTAAATATTATAAAAATACAGAATGGTATAAACGAGTTCAAGATACACATATGACTAATAAGAGTTTATTTGATATATTTTATAGTGGGAATAAAGTAGCTGCGCAAGGATAGATGTATGATGCTTTTATTAATCATATTAGTAGAAAACATGTAGAATATTTAAGAGCTTTAAATAATTTAGAAAATCCTATAATAGTTTCTCCATTCGAGAAATCGGTTTATAATGAAGAGGGGCGTTGGAATTTTATCCAATTAGTTATGGATTCTTTAAATTCGACGGCTTGGTATCGTGGAGGCGATGCTATTGCGGCGGATAATCGGACTCGTAAAATATTATTTAATATTTAGGTAAAATCAGGAACAAAAGGACGTAGTTGGGATATTGCTAGTATTTAGTTTTTAACTTTTATTAATACTTTAAATTCTTATTTAAATAAAACGGGTTAGGACATAGCGACATTTTTATATGAAAATTTAAAAATTACAATGGCGACATCTATTGATAGCAAAAAAATTGATGAAGATTTGGAAAAAGAAATTTTAGATAATGTAAGAAAAAATTTGAAATTATCTGGGTTGACAATAAACTAATTTTTTAGTATAATATAAATAAGTGTAAAAGGAGGATTTTTGAAATGGCAAAAGTATCATTTTCAAAGTTAAATTTAAATAAAAATACAGAAGTATCAACATTTGAATGGGGAGATTAGATTATTGAAGTTAAGGATTACCTTCCTATTGGAGATAAGTTAAATCTTATTTCAGAGATTATTAATGATTCTATTGATAAGAATGGTTATTATAACCCTGCTCGTGTATATCTTCATACTATTTTAAAAATGATTATGGCATATACAAATGTAAGTTTCACTGACAAGCAAAAAGAAGATCCAAAGAAATTATATGATTTAGTAGTAGGCTCTGGTTTTTCTGCTAAGGTGTTTGGAGAAATTAATCCAGGAGAATATGCACAAATTAAAAGTTGGGTCGCGGAAACTATTCATTCAATTTATGAGTATAAAAATTCTGCGGCAGGTATTTTAGATATTATTTCTACTGATTATAAAGATACAACATTTGATATGGAGCAATTAACTAATGATATTCAGAATCCTGAAACATTAGGATTGTTAAAAGATGTTTTGACCAAGTTGGGATAATTAAACTATTTAATTTTTTAAAATTAAATAGGAATAATCAAGTGTATGGGTGTGAGAAGATTATTTCTCACACCCATTTTTTTTTGTTTATATTATGAGAGAAAGGAGTCCCGTTTATGGCAAAACAACTAAATGTCGCATTAGATTTTACTGCGAATACCACACAAGCAAAATAGCAGATTTAGGAATTACAGCAGTTATTAACTAAAGTAGCATATAGTACTGATTTAGGTATTGATCCCAGTCAAATGAAAGAAGCTTCTGCGGCGGCTAAAGAACTAGCTATTCATTTAAATGAAGCATATAATTAGAAAACTGGTAATTATGATTTAAGTAAATTAAATGCTAGTTTAGCTAAATCAAAAACTAATGTGACTGAATTATCTACCAGCTTACTCCAAGCGGGAACAACTGGACAACAAGCATTTATAAAATTAGCTCAATCAATAGCAGCTGCTGATTAGCCAATGATTACATTAAATGCTCGTTTATAGGATTTTTTAACTACTGTTAAAAATACAGTTAAATGGCAAATTTCTTCAAGTATGATTCATGGTGTAATGGGAGCTTTACAAGGAGCTTATCATTATGCTTAGAATTTAAATAGTTCATTAAATGATATTCGAATTGTTACTGGTCATAATATTGACTATATGGATAAATTTGCTGATAAAGCAAATAAAGCAGCAAAGGCATTAAGCACTTCTACATTAAATTATACTGATGCTTCTTTGATTTACTATCAACAGGGCTTGTCAGACAAAGAAGTAGAAGATAGAACTGCGGTCACAATTAAAATGGCTAATGCTGCTGGCGAAAGTGCAGATAAAATATCAGATCAATTAACTGCTGTCTGGAATAACTTCTATGATGGATCATAGTCATTGGAATATTATGCTGATGTTATGACTGCATTAGGTGCAGCTACTGCATCAAGCACAGATGAAATAGCAGCAGGATTAGAAAAATTTGCAGCTGTGTCTAACACAGTAGGTTTAAGTTATGAATATGCTACTTCAGCTTTGGCGACTGTAACTGCTACGACTCGTCAATCTGCTGATGTGGTTGGTACTGCATTCAAAACATTATTTGCTCGTATTCAAGATTTAGAGTTAGGTAAAACTCTTGATGATGGTACTACATTAGGCAAATATTCTCAAGCTCTTGAAACTGTTGGTGTTTCTATTAAAACAGCAGACGGTGGGTTGCGAGAGATGGATGATATTCTTGATGATTTAGGTGAAAAATGGAATTCATTTGACGCTGAAGGGAATCCATTAATTTCTAAAGATGCTAAAGTGGCATTAGCTCAAACTGTTGCTGGTGTTCGTCAATATACACAATTAATGGCATTAATGGATAAATGGGATTTTATGAAAGAAAATCTCGAAACTGCTCGTAATGCTACTGGAACATTAACTGAACAATAGAAAATTTATGAAGAATCTTGGGAAGCCGCTAATAAGCGTTTACAAGCTTCATTCCAAGCTTTATACACCGATTTAATTGATGATAAATTTTTTATTAAATTTACAGATTTTTTATCTGATATGGTTGATGGCGTTGATTCTTTTATTGATAAAATTGGTGGAATTAAACCTTTATTATTAGGATTTTTATCATTAATTGGTTAGACATTAAGCTCTAAAATTTAGCCGGCTTTAGATAATGCAATAAATAATATTCAAATTTTAGTAGGTGGAGCAGATAAAGTTTATGCTAAAATATCTAAAGAAACTTCTGATAATATCAAATTATAGTTAGAAGCAAGAACTAATTTTACTCCAGCTCAAGAGCAGGAATTAAAAAATTCTTAGGAATTATTAGGAGTAAAAAATAAATTAGCAACAGTGTCTGAAAATTTATCTGTTAGTGAAAAAAGATATTATGAAAATGAAATTCAATTTATTGAAAAACAATAGTAGGAAACAGTAAAATTAATTAAATTACGAGAACAATTAAATAAAGATACTAATCCTATTGATTTAAATGCTCCTAATCAAATCTATGATTATGGTACTAGTTATTTACAAAAATTAAAAGCTAATAAAGATAAAGCTTAGTAGTCATATCGTAATAATCCATCTGAAAGTAATTAGGCAGATTTAGTCGCTGCTAGAAATGATTTAGCTTTTTTCTAGAATGATAAATTAGATATTCAGGAATAGGCAGCGTCTCAATTAGCACAAACAGTTGAAAAATTAACAAATGCTTATAAAACTTTTATTGAAATTGGGCATGAAACAAATGAAACTTTATTATCAGGAAATGATTTATACTCTTTAACAATTGAAGGACTTAAAAAATTAGGGACTTAGTATACTAAATTAAATGGTGAAATTGATTTTGAAACGGTTCGAACTTCTATTGATATGCTTATTGGTCCAGTAGATGAAGTCACAAAATCTTCAAAAGATTTTCAAAATGCTTTAGAAGCTATTGAAAGTGCATTAGATGGAGGAAAGCCAAAAGAAGTAAGTTAGGCTTTTAAACAATTAGCAGAAGTTCTAAAAAATACTACTGTTGAAGGAAAAAATGCGGCTAATGCTTTAGAACAAATGGGTCGTTCAACAAGTAAATCAATGAAATAGGCTAAAGGTGATATTTAGGCGCATGGTAAAGCATTAAAATAGTGGGGATAGGCTACTAAAGAAGCAAAAGAAGCACAAGAAGGACTCAATCAAGCAGTTATTAATTTTAAACCAATTCATAAAATACCTTTCACTTAGAGTATAATATCATTGGCCTCTGCTTGTGGTTCTGCCGCAATGGCATTACAATCATTTAATTCTATGATGCAAACATTATCTGATCCTGATATTTCTGGATGGGAAAAATTTACATCTGTTTTATTTAGTATTTCTATGATTGTTCCTGGGGTGTCTAGTGTTTTACGAGGATTAGGTACTGCTAATGCTTTTTTACAACAATAGTCCTAGAAACAATTTCTTACACTTTCTTTAGAAAATGTAGCAATAGGAGCTAATACAATAGTATTAACCCAGAATCAAAAAAAGAAAATAGATAATATATTAGCTAGTAAAAAATTAAATGATGCTTTTAAAAAGAATGCTATCCAAGCAGTTTTAGCAGCGGGAGGAGTAGTTACTGAAACTACAGCATTGCAAGCTGAAGCTATTGTAGCAGGAAAGGCGACGGTAACAACTAATGCTTTTTCTACTGCTCTAAAAGGTCTATGGTTAAATATTGTTCCAGTTTTAGCTACTATTTGGCCTTTAATTGTAGCTTTAGGGGCTTTGGTAGCGGCTTGGGCGATATATGATAATGCTACTGGAGCCGCTGCGGAAAATGCTGAATAGAATAATAAAAATTTAGAAGAAACTAAAACAGCGTTAGATGATGTAAATAGTAGATTAAATACATTAAATAGTACTTTATCTGGCTTAAATGATAAGCGTAAAAATATTGACAATCTTACTTATGGAACTATAGAATGGCGAGATGCTGTTAATGAATTAAATGATGAAGTTGATGATTTAATTGAAAAATATGGTTTAATAAAGGGATAGGATTGGGATATTGATGCTCAGGGGCGTAAATATATTACAGATACTGGCGCTGAGACTATGCGGACTTCAATGGATGAAGAACGTTCTAATTTATTATCAGCAAAAGCTGCTCAATAGAAATTTAAAGACAAATATGAATATGATTAGAATAAAAAAGAAATTGTTTCTGATTATACTAAACGTGGATAGACTCATTATGACAATGATGTAGAATAGATTACATCTAAAGATTTGGATACTATTGTTAATGCTAAATTACGTAATCCAAGTTTAGAAATTAATCCTAATACATTAAAAGATTTAGGATTAGATCAAAGCGTTATTGATTTAATTGATAATAATAGTGCTTTACAAGATGCTATTGAAGCATTAACTATATAGGCACAACGAATTGCTGATATAGAAACTAATGATATGTATAATAAAATGGTTTCTGAAGGCATTTTAGAAGATTTAAAAGAAGCCGGAGTTAGTGATGAATATGCTTCTGATATTGCTTATAAAATGGCTGAAGATGCAGTCCGTAATTCTAATACTACAGATTATACCGACTAGTCTGCTACCGCTTTTAATGTTTTAAATAATTCAAATGAAAATATTCAAGAGTTTTTAAAAGAGAGAGGATATACTTATAAAGATAATAATTTTTGGGGTAATTTATCTAAATTATAGAATGATAAAACTATTGAAGTATATATAGATGAAGATTAGAAAGAGACTAAAAATATTTCTGTTTCAGAGTTACGAGCTTGGCTGGAAAATAAATTAGCATCTGAAGATACTATAGCTAATGTTGATGATTATGTAGGGATTGAAGCTGATAGTAAAACAACTTGGGAAAGCGCTTCTAAAGCGAAAGAAACTTGGGATAAAAATCAATCTACCGTTAATGAATTTTCAAAGTTAAGAGATTCTGGGGTCCCTCAAATTGAAGGATATGATGAAGAAACATTAAATAATTCTTATCAAGCTGCTTTAGAATCTAAAGCATCAGAAGTAGGAGAAGTTTTAAAGTAGAACTCTGAAGAATATGCTAAGATGTTTGATATGACAAAAGAGGGCTTTGAAGATTGGATTAGCGATAGTGATAATATTATAGAAAATTTTGATTTAATATAGAAAGCTATTAATGGAGACGCTGAAGCAGTTAATGAATTACGAAAAAAAACTGGTTTAAATATTGGAACTATTGAAGATATTTAGGAAGCGTGGAATGATAATAGTAAAGCTTTAGATAAATATGCTGAGAAATTATCTAAAGGAGTAGAATTAACAGAATCAGAATATGATGCATTTGGAGATTTTTTAAATGCTAATTCAGATAGTTTTTCATAGTTGGCAGGAGTAAGTGAAGAAACATTTGATAAAATTTTAGCGAAAGATAAAGATTTTATCAAAAAAGCAGGCCCATTAATTCCTAAAATGATGCAAGGAAATAAAGAAGCTTATGCTAAATTTAGAATTGAAGCTTAGAAAAAAATTATGATTGACGCTGATACTTCTCCTTATATAGCTAAATTAAGAGAGTGTGGAGAATACAATCAAGATCAAATTGATACAATGGTAGAACAATTATCTTCAGCTTTTGATACGTTAGCTAATCTTGCCGATTCTAAATAGATCGGTGTTAGGGTTGATGACAGTGAAGCTATTGCTGCCTGCCAACGCATAGTTGATGCTTTTGGATGGACAGCAGATGAAGCTGTTAAAGAAATGGGTAAAATGGGTTATAATTTAGAGGTAGAACCTAGTGAACCTGTAGAGGAGACTACAACTGTATAGAATCCTATTTATGAGCATTATGGACCTGATGGATGTGTTTTACCTGTGCCTATTATTACTGGTTATGAAGATAAAGAAATAACTACTATGGTAGAGCCTCCTCCTACGGTACAAGCTATTACATATGATGGAGCTAAATTTGGAGGAAAAACTGTAGGTGGTAATAAAAACAGTCCAACAAATAATAATACGAATGATAATAATCCTAGTGGAGGCGGTGGTAATTACACTCCTCCTCCTCCAAAAGAGTATAAAGATGAAATTGAGCGCTATCATGTAATTAAACAAAAAATTGAAGATTTACAAGAGGTAATGGATCATTTAGCTAAAGCTAAAGAAAGAGCATTCGGTACTTCTAAATTAGAATTAATGGATCAAGAAATTGAGAAATATGATGAAATGATTGATTTATAGAATCAATATCTTGATGAAATTAATAAATACTGGGAAGAAGATAAGTCTTTAATCGCATCTTATGGGGCTGAGTTTGATGAAACTGGTGTTATTATTAATTATGATGAAATTATGAAGCGCCAGATTGACAAATATAATTCATCTATTGGTAAAAATGAAGATGCTGATAAAGCGGCAGAAGAGGCTTATGATGATTTTATTGAAGCTTTAGAACAATATGAAGAAACTAATAATCTGCGCCAAGACGAATTAGAAAAATTATATGATTTACAAACTGAATTAGCTGATGTAATTTTTGAAAAAACTCAATACAAGATTGAAATTAAAATTGCCGTTAAAGATGATGAGTTGGAATATCTTGATTATTTACTTAGTAAAATTGAAGATGACGCCTATTCAGCGGCTGAAGCTATTGCATTAATTGGTGAAAAAGCAGAAAACGCTTTAGAAAAAACCAAAACTTATTCTGATGGTTTGCTGGAGTTATTAAATAATCATGGTATTAATTCTATTGAAGAATTGGATAAATTAACTGTTGATGATTTAAAAGCTAAGAATTTCACTGAAGATGAAATTGATCAAATTCGAGAATGGCGTTCTAGTATTTTAGAAGCTAATCAAGAATTGCTTGAAATGAGAGCAACTATTCAAGAAAAAGTTCTTGATAGTTTTAATCAATTTAGTGAGGATATTCAAGACCAAATTGATTTATTTGAACACTATCAAAATATTCTTGAAGGTGTTAAAGATATTACTTCCCTGTTAGGTGCTCAATTAAATGAACAATCAAAATTAGTATTGCGTAATTTAAATCGTTCATTAATGAATAATAGCATTAATAATCTTGCAGGAGCTAAATAGCAAGTAGAGGCATTAAAACAAATGCGTGCTGACGCTCAAGAATAGTATGATAAAGCTGTTGCTAATGAAGATTCAATTGGAATTAAACGATGGAGTGACACTTTAAAAGAAATTGATAAGCAAGTTCATGATGCTGAAGAAAATTTCTTAGATACTTGGCAAGAGACATTAGAGAGAGCTCATGATATCTTTGAAGAAGAAATGGATAATATCGTCAAAGAGTTTGAAGATGGCATATCTCCTATTTATGGTTCTATTGAGGCTTTGCAAGATGCTATTACTAGAGCTAATGAATTAAATGATTAGTATTTAAGTGATGCTGACAAGACTTATGAATTAAATAAACTAAGACGCCAAATTGAAGGCTCTATTGATGATACTGACATTATTCCTCATAAACAAGCATTAAATAAATTACAAGATGAGTTAAATAAAAAATTAAAAGATGGCTCTAAAATTAGTGAATATGATTTAAAGATTTTACAATCTAAATATGAATTAGAGCTAGCTAGATAGAAATTGGAAGACGCCCAAAACTCTAATGAAACTGTTCGTTTAACTCGTGACAATAATGGGAATTGGGGATATGTATATAGTGCTAATGAAGATAAAATAGCTGAAGCTGAACAAGAATATGAAGATAAATTAAATGCTTATCAAAAAGCTAATGAAGAATATTTGAAAACCTTAGAAAATAATATTATTCAATTACAATCTGATTATCAAGAAAAATTAACAGCAATAAAGTTGTCATTCACTCAAGGTGAAATTTCTCAAGCTGAATATGAAAAGTAGGCGGCTGATTTAGAAAAATATTATGATGAACGTATGCAGCAAATTCATTAGTAGTATGAAGAAGTATTTAAAAACAGTAAAGATGCTAATGAAAAATTTGTAGCATATTATAAAGATAGTTCTGGCGCATTAGTTGAAAATTTCAATTAGACTACTTTAGCATTAAAAACAGGATATTCTACATTAGATGAAATGTTTAACGCATTCTGGAAAAGCCATGATAATTATGTAGCTGATTCTAATAAATTACTTGATGATTATTTAAATAAAATTAAAGAAATTAATAGTACAGCAGGTATTGAAGGAAGTTTTGCTGATGAAGCTTCTGGATGGTCAATCAAAATTACTGGTGAATCAAATAAAGCCGTTGCAGATATGGAAAAAATTGTTAAAAATGCAACAGATTCATTTAATGATGTTATTAAAGCAGCCAGTGATTGGGAATCTATTTATGTTTCTAAAATTGATAGTGCGATTAAGCGTAATGAAGCTTTAGTAAAAACTATGAATGAAATGGTGGCTGCTTTGTCTGGAATGTAGAGTATTGATTATAGTAAATATGAAAATGCTATTGATTCTCGTTCAACAGCGACTGCCAATAATATAATTAGTACTCAACATAATTCTGAGAGTTTTAATAAATCAGCTGGAATTCCTGATTATATTTCTCAATTCTCTTATTTAGATATGTTAGATCAATTAGATATAAATAAACAAATTGAAGGTTGGATGAATAATAATGAATTAAATATTGATACTGCTTTAATGGATAGTTTAGATATTTCTACTATATTACAAAATATAGGATTAAATGTTTAGACTATTGTAAGCTATTTATCTAATCTTATTCCTTCTTCTCTTGGTGTTGATAGAATTGCACAAGAATTTATGCAACAAGTTTCTATTAATGCTGATTTCCCGAATGTGACTGATAGTAATGAAATTATGGAAGCATTTGAAATGATGGAAAATGAAGCAAGTCAATATGCTAGTCGAAAGACTATTTAATTTAAATGGCGAGGTAATTAAACCTCGCCATTTTTTTATTGGCCAAATATAAATAATAAAATAAGATTTTTTCTCAAAATTTATTAGAATATGAGAAAAAGGAGAGCGAATTATGTCTAATGAATTAAATGAAAAAATATTCCGATCAGTAGACACAATTGTATCTGCTCGATTATAGAATTTACCATTTGACTAGACAATAGTTGGAGTAGTAGAAAGTGTTCCTGAAAGTATTGAAGGAGCATAGAAATATATTGTAAATTATAAAGGAGCTAAATTAACAGTTTTTGTTAATGAAAAAGATAAATCTTATGCTCTTAATGAAGAAGTTTATGTATTAATTCCACAAGGCGATTTTTCTGGTAAGAAATTGATTACTGGACGTGTAATTAGTGATTATGAAGTAATTGGTAAAGATGATTCTAAAACTTTTTATGCAGCTAATTAGCTTTTTAATTAGAGTAAAGAGATTGTGTTAATTCCTAGTTCTGAAGGTCGAGAGTCTAGTAAAACTATTATGGGTCCTCAGAGTTATATAAGTAATAATGAATTAGTAGGATATACGACTTTACGTATTTCTTATAATTTAATGGCTGATTTATATAATGGCGCAAAAACTTTAAATAAAGGTACTTATGGTATCCGTATTATATTAAGTGGAAAAGATTAGACAACAAAAGAATTAAAAACATTTACTCGACAGACCACAACAATATCCTCTAATAAAGATATGTTATTTTTAAGTGCATATAAAACAGGAGGTTATACTTCTCAATATTTTGATATAGATGTTACTAATTTAATTATTAATGATATCCAAATTGAATTATGGGAAAATGGCAATTTTTACGATAGTGATAATAATAAAATTGATAGTTCAGATTCTTTTTCAATTGTTTTTAAAAATATAAATTTATATTTAGGATATTATAAAAGTAATTTTTCAGATATTACAACTGATAGTAATATTGGCGTTTATTTATATCCAAGAGGTAGCAATAGATATTAGTTCACTCCCTCTCAAGATGAAGAAAAACGTAAGGTTACAATGGGGTTTAGAGTTATAGATATGACTTCAGGGACTTTGGCTACATTTACTGGGGCAGAAATATGGTTATATTCTTATGATAAAGATGTAACTGAAAATAGTTCAGTATTTGGTCAAGGTTGGTGGCGTTTAGGTGCAAGAGCAGATGGCAGCTATGATGAGATTCCTATTCTTGCGGGTAATACAATTTCTATCTCTCTCCGTTTAGGAGATTAGATTTTTACTCAATCATATAGGATTTATTTTAAAGGTAAAATAGGAACAAGAGAAGTTTTAGGATATTCTTAGTCATGTTCTTATACAAATACATTATATAATCCAGATATTGGTTTATTAGCTGGTTTAAATTTATTTACGAATAATAATAATAATACATTTTATATATATGGACAAGATAACCAATTATTAGCTCGTTCTGATGGAGAAAAAATCCATTATATTGCGGTAGAATTTAATAGCAAAGATACTAGTAAGACTACAACATTGACAAATGGTGTTCGATTACGATATATGCTACCTTCTAAAAAAACAATGATTATTCCAGTGGAAAATGGAAAGATAAATAAGCATGATGAGTATGAGTTTGAGCATATATTAAATACTGATAAAAATACTGCTCCTATGTATGATTATTTAAATCCTACAACTAAAATATATTATATACCTTTTAGAATTAACTCTTTATACAATCCACTTTTTAGAAATAATACAATTAAATGTGAAATTGAAATTAATAATTAGATATATACCAGTTCAATTGAATTATTATTTGGTAATAGCGGCTCTTCTGGGGCTAATTGTGTACTTCAATTATCACTACAAGAAAAAATTAAAGATTAGTATAAGGATTGTAAAGTTATTTGTCCTATTTCTCAAGATAAGGAGTATCGAATAGTTGCTAATTTATATGATTATACTTGGCAAGGACGTTCTGATATTGAATTAACTTATGAATGGTATTATAATTCTTTAAATTCTGATAAGATTTCATTAGTGGATAATATTATTAAAATTCATGAAGCATTAACAGAATCTGATATTAATCTTTTATCAAAATTAGTGGTTAAAGTAAAAGGAACTTATAATAATAATAATTTAGAGGGATATATTAGTATTCCTACTACATTTAATCCAGAATATGTTTGTGCTGATGGATGCTCTATAATAACTTATGATATTACTGGTAAAAAACCGGTATATGAAAAAACTAATTATCAAATTTTTAAATATACAACTGAAATGGATGGGTTTGAAACTGTATCTGAAAATTTAAATTGGAGCTTGCAGAATAATATTAAAAATGATGAGAACAAAATTTTAGCATAGTGGAAATTTGAAAATAATATAATTATTCCGCCTACTGTATTTTCCTCTCAAGATAATAATTCAACTTGTCTCTATGTATAGGCATAGAATAAAACAGACAAAATAGTATGGATATAGCCTATTGTAGTGATTAAAAATAATTATCCTATTGCAATGTGGAATGATTTACAAGGGGCAGCTATTAATTTTAATGACGAAACTTTACAATTAATTTCTACTACAGTAGGACAATTAAATAGTAATTAGACTAAAGGTGTACTAATGGGTACATTTAAAAATAATAATAATTTAGAAGAATATGGTTTATACGCTTTTGATAATAAAAAAAATATATTTAAAATAAACGATTAGGGAGAAGCTTGGATAAAAACTGCTACTTCAGCATAGAATTTAGCAAGTGCTGATTATAAAAGTTTATTAAATATTGGAAGCTCTGGGAACCCAGTATATTTCTTAAATGGAGTACCCGTCCAATGTAATTTATCTTCAAATTCTACTATTAAGACTTTAATTGATAGGTGCGATAAATTAGAACAACGTATCCAAATTTTGGAAAGTAATTTCAATACATTATAGCAAACAACAATTCCAAATTTAGTAAAACGCATTCAAGCATTGGAAAATAAATAATAATTATGTGGTAAAGGAGAATGACTATGCCTGAAAGATTATATCCTCCTGTAATAGCAGGTACTTTACCTGCTTTTTGTAAGAGTTATATTGAAACAGGCGACACGAAAGTATTAAAGGATGTTCAGATTACAATTCCTTTTACTGCGAGTGCCGCGGTCAATGATAAAGAATTTGTTGGATTTGTTTTACGATTAAAAACTGCTTCAACAAATACTTATTTATTTAATCCAATCGAATCAATGGATTTTAATACTGCTAATTCTACTGTTACATTTACGATACCTCCTTCTTAGGGAGCCTTATTAAATGAAGGTTAGTATTACAAGGTACAATTAGCCTATATTTCACAATATACATAGACTGAAACAAAAGAAGATCCTGACACGAAAGAAACTATTACAGTTAATGTTGTTAAAAAATTAACAGGATACTATTCTACTATTGGTATTATTAAATGTATTTAGGAACCTAAAATTTCAGTTAAAGGGTATTCAATTGATAGTATTAATTTATTTAATAATAATTTATTTGGTTTGTATGAATTATCTTCTGATTTTGATTAGAGTGAAAAAGTATATTCTTATAATTTTTCATTTTATACAGAAGAAGGGGAATTATATTATACCACTGGTGAATTATTACATAATAATTCTAATGATATTGAATATGGAATATCTACTGATTCAGTTGTTTTAAGTAGTTTCATTAAAACTAGTGAAGTTTATAAATTAGTTTATACTGTTACAACTTTAAATGGATATGTGGCATCAAGCCCAATGTATAGAGTAACAGCAGAAACTTTATTAGCTCCTAGTAAAAGTATTTCAATCACAACAGACCCTCATCCAAATAGTGGATGTATTAATGTTAATTTTCATGGTATTGAACGAGTAGTCCGTCAAGAAAATGTTATTAAGGAAATGACTCGTATTAATACTTATTATAATTATTCTAAAAATTTAATGATAAAATTAAAACGATTCTATCAAGGGGCAAATAGTCCAGATAATCCGCAAATTAAAGAGTGGGTTGATCGAATTTAGGAATCAGGATTTGTTGTTAATATTTTAGAAAAGTATAGAATATATTTACGAGATAATGTTTCATTATTAAATGATATGTGTGGTATTTCTACTGGTATTTTAGAGTCTTTAATTATGGAATCAAAAGAATTTGATTTATATTTAGGAGAATATTTAGGTTCTGTTATAGAAAATATCGGTAAAGAAAAAGAAGAAATAAATTATTATAATTTATTTAGTAAATTTTTATGGAATACTACAGTATATATTGCTACTTCATTTGAAGGATATAAAAATTTAAATATTATTTTATAGAATAGAGTAAATTCTTATTTAAATTATTTATAGGATTCTATAAATGCTGATGAAACAGAGTTAGATTAGATTGTTACAGATTAGAGTTTAATTAATTTATGCCAAAATATTATTACTACGGCTAATTTATCTACTGAATTAGCTAAAGAATATTTACATATTTTAGGATATGATTCTAATATTGAATACCAAGTAGATAAACAAGAAGATACTTATTTTGGTCAATACATTTTAGTAAGGGCCAGCGAAGAGGATGAATATCGTTCTTGGTTAGAATTAAAACGATTTAAACTTGAAAATATGAAACCATCATTAGTGGATTATAATGATTATACTGTTAAACAAGGTGTTAAATATATTTATGGTATAATTCAATATAATTTGTTTGGTATTTACTCTTCTCGTATTGAAAGTGAACCCGTTTCAGTTGATTTTGAAGATATCTTTTTATATGATGGAGATAGAGTTTTAAAAGTAAAATTCAATCCTAAAGTATCTTCATTTAAAACTACAATATTAGAACAAAAAACAAATACAATTGGCAATAAATTTCCCTTTATTTTCAGAAATGGAAAAGTTGCTTATAAAGAATTTCCTATTAGTGGATTAATTTCTTACCAAATGGATGATGAAATTTTATTTTATGATAGAGAAATTCAAGATTATATTAGAACTTGTACTGACCATGCCGATATTAAAAATAGTACAGAATTTTTTGATCGTATGGAAAAAGTATTAGAAAATCCTTGTGATTTAATTGAAAATAATATTCATAAAGAGCGCAATTTTAAAATGGAAGTCTTAGATTGGTTAAATAATGGATAGCCTAAATTATTCCGGTCTGGACCAGAAGGGAATTTTATCGTTCGTATTATGAATATTTCTATGTCGCCAGTAGATACACTAGGACGTATGCTTCATTCTTTTACCGGACAATGTGTTGAAATTGCGGATTTAACTTATGAAAATTTATTAAAATATGGATTTATAAAATCTGATATTGTTAGTAAATATATTTCATTATGGCGTAGTTATTATTTAAATGAATATGAGCCAGGTATGGATATTACTATAGATTTTGAATCAAATAATATTAGTCAATTTTCTGTTCAAGATTTATTACCTGGGTCTAGTATTTTCTTAACTTATGGTGATGTGTCAGAAAAAACAGAAGATGAAATTTTAATTGGAATTACTGGTTCATATACTTATAATAATTCAAGTCGAAAAATAAGTCGTATTAGAATACCTAATGATGAATATACTCATCCAGTAGGCATTTTAGAATGCCAGTATCAAGGAGTTCGATATGGAGACTTTGATGCAATCACTGAAGTAAAATTAAAAACAATTTTAAGTCATTAGTTTGTAGGAGTTAATCCAGTATTAACTGAATTAGACACTTTAGTTACTAAATAGAAAGATTAGTCTTTAACTGAATCAGATGTTAATAAATTTAGAAATGCATTAAGCTCTTTAAATGAAAGAATTGTATTAAATAAATTAGATGCAAATTCTGCATTTGAAAAAATTTATGATACTTTAGCGGCTAAAGGATTTGAACCTGGCAATATTATGTCTTATATTAATACTCAATTCTATAACTATACTAGAGATAAATTAAAAGTTTTAAATTTAGAACAATTACACATAAAAGTGCGCGAATTAATACCTATTTATGCTGTACCTTATGAATATGTCACTCCTGAAGGATGGGCAAAGATAACTGCGGAAAATCCATCTGGAGTACCTTGGGCGATTAGTGATGGAAAAGCAACTCATGTATGTTTGCCTCAAGCTGATGGTAGTTATTCTAAATATGATTATGAAGAAAATTTCGGAAGTCAATATTTATTATATTCTGTTTCTCCTTTTGGAGAGCCCTATCCAATAGATGAATTAACTCCAAAAGTAAGAGAATATTTTAATGTAAATGATGAATTTTGTGTATTTTAGATGTATGAGTATTTTCCTCATTTTGACTCTTGGATGCCAACATAGCGTACTAATATTTTTGGAGTAAAGACTGGTCAATATTATGATTGTTATTGGAAATCAGTGATTGATGATTTTGACACTTCATTTTATATCAATGAAAAATATCGTTATGAAAAATTACATGACATTCAATATGACGAAGAAGTTGGATTATATTATGTTTTAATTAAAAATAAAAAGACATATTTAAATGATGAATTAGAGTTGTATGTTGAAAAAGATGGAAAATATAAATTAGTTAAGGATGTTTATATTATTCCTAAAGGAGCTACAGATAAATATCAAGATTATATTAATAATCAAATTAAAGCATTAAATGATTTAAGAGAAAAAAAATTACAAACTGCTATTATGTTTGACCATAAAGCTATTAATGATTTTTATGATGCTTAGATAAAATCTTTAGAAGATTTATTAAAAAACGCTACATTCTATAAAACTATAAAAAATAATAATGAATTAATTCATGAAAAAGATTATTTATCAACAGCTATTCGTTGGTTGAATAAAGAAGATTATAATCCAGTTCCTGAGTTTTATCATACTGATTGGACTGTTGATGAAAATAGTATTGCTAAGTCAATTGTATAGCAAGATTAGATTAAAGATTTTTATATTCGTTTTGATAATTCTGTAGAGTTAGAGTATGATGATAATAGATATTTTTCTAATTTAAGCTCTCCTGATATAATTAAGATTGGTACGGGGCTAATAGCGGAAGCAACGTTTTAGTTAGAAATTTTAGATTATTATACTGAAGTAAATGATAGTGAAACAAAACGAGCTAAAGATAATTATATATAGCAATCAGAATTTTTAAGAGCTTTATATCGTAATTATGAACTAATAGCAGAAGCTGATAATAATTTTTAGAGATATTTAACTTTAACTCGCAGTTATAATACTTTATTAAATGGTTTATCAGAATCAAATAATATTCCTTATGAAGATTTAAATGATCATCAATCTCGTTTAGAAAGAATAATTAATTGGCAGGATCGTAATATTATTAATGAAATTTTAAATACTATGAAACCAGCAGCATTAAAGAATTTTGATATTGTTGATTTATGGTCAAATGATATTACTGAAGAGAAGAAAGCTGAAATAAAAAAAGAAGTATTAAAAACAATTAAGCGAATGTAGATAAATAAAGGTATGTATACTGAATTAAAATTATAGGATGAAGAAGAATAGGATTTATTAGATTTAATTTAGCAACCAACTAAAGAAGGTATTAATTCTAAATTAAATAAATTAGATTCTTTATTACAATCTCTTTATAATAATTAGAATTCTGCTATTGAAAATGCTAATTCTATTGCGAATGATTATAGTGGTTTATTAAATCAAATTTATGAAATCGCTGATAAAAATGGTCAAACGCTTACTGATGATGGTTATAATGCAACTGTTTATAGATATAAAGCGGCATTATGGTTATATTGTTTAATTTATTAGAGTATAGCTAATCAATTAACAAATGTTACTTCTTCTAATTACAACTCAATAAAAGATAATCTTGAGCAAATTGAGTCTTCAATTAATATTACTGAGATTTTAACTAATATAAAAAATCATTATAATAGAGTTTTAGCAGGGCTGGGCAGTACCAATACTTCTGAAGCTGAGGCTCGTCGGAATCAAATGAATTATTATATTGATGCTTGGACTTCTATTCAAGGATTATATGATACTATAATAGGGTATTTAGCTATTATAAAAGATCAAGATGACGATGATGCTTTAGATAAATTATTATATCAAAAAGTTTTGGGTGGCATACATGAAATTTTATGGTATTATGGACGTTTAAAACAATCTCGTAGAAATTTAAATAAATTATTAGGATAGACTGATAATTTAGATTCTGACACTAAAGCGTTTATTAATTTTATTGGTACTGATGATAATGATAATTTTTTATATCCTTTTAATGCTTGCGTTGATTTAATTGAGAAATTAAAAAATACTAAAATTGATTTAGATAATATGGATACTCTAAAGGATTTATTTTAGGTATCTAGTTTAATTGATATAGGAAATACTATTGCTTCTGATTATACTGCTTTAAATTTAAAATTACAAGGCGGTACTGAATAGAATGGCTTGGAAGATGAAGACAGTTCTTCTATTATTAAATTTATTTTAGCGGCAGATAAATTAGATTATGTTTGTTAGTCAGCAAAAGAATTAAATTGGCCTAATTCAATTATAAATGATAGTACTAGTTTATCATCTAAGTTAAATTATTATTTATAGAAATCTATTACATTCTCAGGGTGGTGGAGCGATAGGAAAAGAGATCTTTTATATTGTTTAGCTTTTAGAGATCGATTATTATATTCATTCTATTATTACGAGAAGAATAATCGTAAATATTCAGATTCTTATATAACTAAATTAGGTTCTTCTATACAAAGTACTATTCGATCTAGTTCTAATCGTAATATTATTTTAGACATTGAAGGAAATAATTCAGATGAAGGAGATAATTCAATTTTTAATAGTATTGAATTTGATTAGAATACTTATGGTCTTGAAGCTACTAATATTCGTATAGTTAAAATTAATAAACTATTGTATATTATTGATAATACTTGTTTACCAGTAAAAGAGAATGGATATAAATATGTTTTAGATGCTATTATTAGTTTAATCACTCCAAATACTACAAATAATTATATGAATACTGGATTCTCGCGTTTGTTAGATGCCAATACTATAATAGCTAATTATAATTCTACTATTACAAATTATCAATAGCTATTGGTTAGTAATGGTATAAATACTTCAACTTATAAATTAGTAGGAAAAATTGAAAAAAATGATATTTTCTTAGAGTTAGGAAAATATTATTATTTAGAAAATAATTTTTATAAACAAGCTACTTTAAGTAATTATGATTCAAATGTAGACTATTATTTAAATGAAAAAGATTATTTAATAAAAAGTTTTATTGATTATTTTAGTCAATTAGCGGTATCTGCTAACGATTAGAAGAATAATAATTATAATTTTATTGAATCTTATTTAACAGCAACTAAACTTGCTAATTTGCGATAGGGAACATTTAATTTATATTCTAATAATAAATTTGTTTCTACTATTTTAAGTGAAGAAAATCAAAGCGATAGTGAAGATATTAAAAAACATCCTGAACGTAATATTATTGATAATATTATTAATTATACTTATAAAACACGCTCTAATTTTATTTCTAATAATGTCGGTGGAGATAATGCGCTATCTGAATATGGTACATTAAAATCCATATTAGAATTATATAATTCTAATTTAGATGGATTATATACTACTTTATTAAAAACCTATAAATCTTTAGGTAATAAAATTTTCATTTAGGATAAAATAAAATCTTTAAATAATTTGTCAGGGTATAAAGTAAATATTACAAAAACAAATCCTACTGTTAATGAAGTAAGATATCAGCATTTATTAATGTTAAAAGGATTAGCAAAAATTTCAGAATTGTGTTATTGGTGTAATACTCAATTATTTAATGAATATAGAATTGATCCATTGTTAATTGAATTATTTACTAATTTACCTAAATTATCTAAACCTAATGAGAATTATTCTTCAATTACAAGTATGGGAATTTTTTATTGGTATATTGAAAATGTTTTAAATAAAGATATAAATGCTTATAAAGACGCGATTGAATAGGCAGAATTTTTAATTACTATTTATACTAATAAGCAAGAAAATTATAAAACAAAAGCTGAATATTATTAGACTGAATATGAAAAATATCTTACTATTTTTAGAGGATTCTTATCAACGCGATTTTATGACTATTATGATGCCGATGATACTGCATCAAAAGATAAATAGATGCGTGAATTAATTGAAGCAGTAAAAGATGCTTGGAATAAATTTATATTAACTCTTGATAGAGGGTTTACTAAAGAGATAGAGGCGGGTATGTATCAATGAAAAATAATCCTTTGTTAGATACTCATTTTTTGAAATAGTTAGATTTAGACAACCAGAAAGAAGTTTTTATTAAAATTGTAAGTTTAAATAAAGATGAAGAACCTGTCGAATCGATTGAAGGTAAAGCTTCTGGAGGATCCATCAATATTGATGGGTCCTCCGCTGTTCGTCGTTCTTGTTCAGTACAACTAGTATCTGAAGGAGTAAATATTACTGATGTATATTGGGGATTAACAACTAAATTTAATCTTTATATTGGCCTGACTAATAATATTGATTCTGATTATGATGATTTAATTTGGTTCCCGCAAGGTATGTTTTTAATTACTGCTTTTAATACAACACTTACTTCTACTGGATGTAAAATTGCTATTTCAGGAAAAGATAAAATGTGTTTATTAAATGGTGATATTGGAGGAAATTTTCCTAATCCAATTGATTTTGCAATAGAATTGGTTGAATATGATGAAAAAAATTTAAATATATCTGAACTAATTATAAAATATAATTTAATAAAAAATTTGCATTGGCGAATTAATAAAGACACCGAAATTCAATATTTAACTGATGAAGGTATAGCATATTTAACCGAATAGCAAAATAATGAATCAATGTTAGGTATTATTGAAGTTAAAGATAGTATTAGTGGAGAAATTAAAAAATATAAAAAAATAAGACGTCCTATTACATATATTATTCGTGAAATGATTCATTTTTATGGAAATGAGCCTTTTCATAATATTTTAATTAAAGATGTTGATGATAAAGGTTTAGAATTATTACGATATACTGATGGTGATTTTTATGCTTTTTTAGATGATAATGGCATTTATGTTAATATTACTTTTGATACAACTTTAACAAAATATACTACTACTGGAAAGAAAGTCCAATTAAATCAATTAACAGATAGTGAATTAACTGAAATTGGTTCAAATAATTTTAAAACTAAAATAAAAGATAATCCTAATGATAAAATAGGATATTATGTTTCTAAAATTAGCGGTACAGGTACAGCTGGATATCGAGCAGTAGATTTATATTGGCCTGATGAAGATGGCTTGGTAGTTAATGTAGGAGATACAATCACTTCAGTGCTTGATAAAATTTGTTCTACTTTTGGAGATTATGAATATTTTTATAATCTTAATGGACAATTTGTTTTTTAGAAAAAGCGGACTTATGTAAATTAGTCTTGGACTAGTATGATAAAAACTACAGATTCAGCTAATCCTGAAGAAGATGAAAAATTAAATTCTATTTATGAAAAGCATGATAATTAGTATACTTATAATCAGATTTATGCAGAAGCTGCAATGTTAGCTTCAAAAAGTTCTTATAATTTTTCAGATAATGTTTTAATTTCTTCATTTTAGCATACTCCTGATTTTTCTAAAATAAAAAATAATTTTATGATTTGGGGTAAAAAGAATCCAACTACTGCAAATAGTGAAGGCGTACCCATTCATTTACGATATGCTATTGATGAAAAACCTAAAAAATATACTACAATTGATGGAAGAGTTTATCGTTCCTATGATCCATTAAAAACTGGAGAATTTGTAAAGACACCTAATCCAAAAGATACTTTATAGGGAACTGCTCTTGATGAACAATGGTGGGATGTTAAAGACTGGGCTGAACTTTATAAATTATATTTAGGGTAGTATCCTGATAGAGAGTTAGGAGATTATTATGATGGAGAAAATGGAGGAGTAAATATAGATATTGCTTCTCTTTATGGCGAATGTCATAATGATGAATTAATGAAAAAGTTTTATGGGACTTCCTGTAGTTCAAGTTATGGTTAGTGGAATGATTGGGAAAACAGAAAATTATATGTTTTTGATTTACTGTCAGATGGTAGTATAGGATATACTGGACATGGTTCTATGTGTACGCATCCTTGGGCAAGTTGGTTTGACCCTTTATATCAAAAAGGTGGTAAGGCTTATGTGTATTAGCCAGTAATGCCAGGTCAAGATAAAAATACATAGTATTATGTAAAATAGAATTGGCGTGAATTAATTTATCAAATGGCATTAGATTATGAGAAATATGGACATAATGATGATTATGCAGTAAAATTAGCTCAAAATAATCCAGAATTTAAAAATGGATGTACTGGTTATGAAAGTTATTACGCTGATTTATTAGCCTATTGGAGAAAAATATATAATCCTACAACAATTGATTATAAAAATTATTTTGTTGGTATGCCGAATCCACAAAAACCTGAGGAGTAGATGCCATTACCAGATAATGAAAAAGAGTATTATGGATGGAATAGAAAATATATTACTGACCCTTCTACATTAGAATTTTGGATGGATTTTATAGAAGATTCAGAATGTACGATAGGTAAGTACTCTGTGAAAGCTATTGGAGATAGGCCGAAAATTGTTAATAATGATGCTATTAAATCTATTATTTATAGGGATACTCCTAATATAATTTATATTAGTCCTGAAAAATATAGTTTATATTAGAAACAAAATTTATTATAGGATGGATATGCTTATATACCAGTACCTAAAATGTATGAAAATAAATTTGTTATTTCATCTTAGGGTAAAACAACATATGATGAATTGAATAATTTATTATATCAATATGCTTATTTGAATGAAAAAATAAATTTAAAATCTGTCCCTGTTTATTATTTAGAACCAAATACAATTATTACAGTTGATGATAATAAAAGTGATATACATGGAGAATATATTTTAAATAAAATTACCATTTAGTTAAATCATAATGGTATGATGACTGTAGTGGCTACAAAAGCCCCTCCAAGATTGCTATAAGAGAGGAGACGGAGTAATGGCTAAAAGTGTTGTTTAGTTTCGATATTTTGGTGAATTAAATGAAAAAAATTATCCAGTAACAATAACTAAAGCTAAATTAATGTCAGGAGTAATTTTTGATGATTATACTCCTATTATAAAATTAGGAATCCAGAGTTTACCAGGTACTAAATTTAGACTTAATGCCAATCAAGATTATATAATGATTGGCGGAGTTGGTTTGTATGAATTAGATATGACTTAGGGTTCTGGTGTAGTAACATCTATTAATTTTGATGAAATGTCATTAACTAATATAGATGAAAATCAAGATGCTTATTTATTAATAGATATTTTATATGAAAAGGAGGGGAGTTAATTGAGTTCATTTTATGGTAATTTAAAAGTTAATCCACGGATTGCTTTGACATTTGATAAAACTTATACTAATCGTTATGAAATGGAACAAGCCATAGCTAAACGCGCTCCAGATGGCTCCTCTACTGGAAATATTAATGGTGATGGAGTATATAATACTCGTTATGTATTTATTAATTATGGCGAACGCCGATATAGCCCCTATATATCTACAGAAATAAAAGCTTAGTGGCATCAAACAGCTAATGATGAAAAAGGTAATGAAGTTGAAAAATTTACGGCTAATTGTCCAGTATTATGGGTTTATAAAATTCAAGGCAGTATTTAGACTATTGGTGATATGGATCCAGAACTTACCCCATAGCGTCCTTATGGGAAGTATTTTCAAGTAAATCCTGAAACTGATTTTTATAATTCCAATTAGAGATATTATTTATTAAAAGATAGTATTACTCAAGACCCATTAAATAATTTAACGCCTGATGGAATTGATGAAAACTGTGAATATTCTATAAATAAAGAAATAGATAAAAAACATTATCAAGCTAATTATGACCATACTGTATGGCAAAAAATTTGGTGTTCAGTTAGTAGCAATACTACAATTACTGAAAAGTATATTATGGTTGCGAGTTTAGATTCTAAAGCTCCTAAATTTGAAGCTATAGTAGACGCTCCTGATGATAATGATGAATATGAAAAAGTTAGTTTTTTATATGAAGATAATAGCCGTGTTTAGTTGTCTCCATTAAATAGTTATTATCAATTAGATGGCGAAATAATTATAGGAGAAGGAGAAACCGCTCTTACTATTCCTAAATATAAAGAATTAGATATTAGTTATATTGTTGATAAATGGAACGCCAGCACTCCTAATGTAAAAAAATTAGAAGAATCAGTAAAAGAAAATTTAAAAGAAATTATTGATTATGAAGAAAAAATTAATAATTCTGAAGAATATAAAGGTTTATTTACATTTGATACTAATCATGAGGCGAATGCTGATAAAATTGGTGGATATAATGAATATAGAGCAAATTTAGTCCGTGAAAAAGCTCTTGCTCATTATGCAGGAGATGAAGTCTCTGAACAATATTATGACACTAAAATTACAAATTTAGATGATATGTTATCTCAATATGCGTCTAAAGTTCAAGCTTGGAAACAGGCCATTGCTAATTTAAAAGAAGCTCGTAAAAAAGAATATGAGGCATTACCTATAAAAGATATTTATCGTGGTCCTTTATTTGAATATAAAAAAATTACTAGTGATATAATTATTTATGAACCATTAGAGAAAGATGTAAATGGTAAAAAACTTGAAATTATTACAAGTCAAGAAATTCTTGATATGTATTTAGAAACTCTTGGTAATATTTATTATAGTTCAGATTATATTGTAAACAATCCGCCTCATTATGTTTCTTTATCTGTTGGGTCAAAATACTCTATTACTGATAATAATGGTATTACATTAAAATATTATCATAAAAAATTAGAAGAACCTGGATATATTTCATTTGAATTATTTAAACGATTAGTAAAAATCCCTTAGCAATTATATTATTTTGATAATAATAAATTAATAGAAGCTACTATTGATGAATATATTATTACAGATGATGCTGGTAATATTTCTTATAATGAGAAAAAATACAATCAATAGAGAAGATAGTATGCCCAAAAAGTTAGAGTCCATCATAATCATGGGCCTCATATAGATACTTTTAGAAGTACTGATTTAGATTATAAATTACATTTACCTCGTAATTGGAAATTTAATACAAATACAGATTTCCATTATAATATTGAAGGATTTAATAAACGTAGATAGCATTATATCCCTGATAGAGTAAATGAAATTTATTTAAAGAAAACTAGTTCTGGTGAATTGTATCCAGTTCATATGGATACTAAAGGATATAAATTAATTAATAATAAACTTGATGAGGGAACATTATCAAATATTAAAGAGCCATTTTCTCTTCAATTATCTGATTCAGGATTCTATGTTAATAATGAATTAAAATATGCTAAACAAATTGACTAGCGTACATTTGATATTAATCTTCCAGAATTGGGTAATATGGCTTCATTAATGTGGGATTTAGTATATCCTCGTGGTACTTGGGTTATATATAATCCTCAAGATTATGGTGAAACTAATACTTATGTTGATTATAGTGATAAAAAGTATTTAAATGGTGAATTATATTATCCTGACCCTAATGGTACTTATGTAAAAATTGAATTAAAAAATTAGCACGCTTTTGATGAAATTGATGAAATTTTATATATTAAAAAAAATAATAAATATATACCTAATTAGAATAATTTTGATTCAAATTAGACATATTATATTATGGATCCAGAATAGTATATTCAAGTCGGTAAAGGAGACCAATTATATCGTCAAGCTTATTGTATTTTTATCCCAGCAGATAAAAATACTATAGATAAAAAACGTTATTTGTTTATAGGTAATGATAGAGACCCTAATAACTCAGCACTATATCCTAAAACTATTTCTGAATTAATCCGTTATTTATATAAATTATTGGGATTAGAAACAGATAATGATTATTATGATATGCCTTCACAAGAAACTATTTGGGGTATGTATAATGCATTATTAAATTTATTAGGTAAATATACTGATTCATATAGTATTAATAATTTTATTCCAGTAAAAAGTGAATATGTTTGGGCAGACTTATACGATCAAAATGGCAATCCAATAGTAGACTCAAGTGGTAACATTTTAAAAGATGAACCAGCCAAAGAAATAGTATATTATGGTAAACGTGGTGAAGTTGATTTTGGTTTAAGAAATCCTAACAATCAATGGGATATTAAAACTGAAGAAACATTTTCAACTCTACATACTGGCGCTTTTGGACCATTGTATATTGTTCAAGATAATTATCCGATTTGGAAAAAAGTTGAAGATTTGACTGTTAAGCCTAGTCCTGATACTGCATATTATATTGAAAATGATAATGGTGATAAAGTATATGCTGGAGACATTACTAAATTTAATGATAAAAAAATATATTACACAGCATATTTACTATATGAAAAAGCCTCTGGCTTAAAAGAAGGGGTCCAATATTACCGTGATATAAATTCTCTGTGGGGATTATTAAGAGAATTCCAACAATGTAGAGATAAATACCAAGCGAATTGGGCTCAAGACCATCCCGGTTCACCTTCTCATATTTAGAATCGTCCTAGTGTAATTTATAGCACTGAAAAAGCTGTTGAAATTGAATATAATAAAGAAGATTTCTATGGCGATAATAATTATGTTTTAGAAACTTCTATTAAAGATACTGCAACATTAAAATCAGTCTTTAATTCATTAACTTCTAATTAGAAATTAATGGTTTATTATTTAGATGAAACTGAATCTCCATAGTATGTTGTTGTTCAAGCTAATGATGAATATATTCCAAATGCTGAATATTATAAATTAGACAAAAGCGGTTATTTATTAGATACCCATAATGTTGATGGATTATGGAAAAAAATTTTAATTAACCCTAGTGACAAAGAAAATTATTATGAAGATAGTGAATAGGTAATTAATATTTCTTACTATACAATGGATGAAATTCTTTCAATTTTTTAGGAATAAATAAAGTTGGCCCATAAGGATTAATTATGGGCCAACTTTTTTTATATATCAATAGTAAGGGAAAAGATTTCTTTTATAATTATAAATGATTCTAAAGGAAAGGAGATTAATATGCCAAATAATGTTAATTATGTAAAGTTTTAGCGCGGTACAATAACTGCTTATAATTCATTAAAGGCGCGAAAACTAATAGATCCTAATACTTTATATTTTATCTATGAATCTGCGGATAAGAAAAATGGATATTTATATTTAGGAGATAAATTAATTAGTGGCTCTGGCTCGGGGACTAATATTACTAAGTTATCTGATATTAGTGATGTTTTAGAAACTGTAACTGATGCTGGTGCGTTTTTAGTTAAAAATGACAGCGGTAAATGGGAAAGTAAATCATTAGCTGATGTTGCTAGTTTAATAGCTAGTCAATTAGAGATTAATATTAATGCTAATACGTTTGAATTCAAAACTGTTGAAGGCACGAATCCTGAATTAAATCTCATTGGATTTGATACTGCAGAAAGTGGTTCTTATTTGAGAAAAGGAGCTGCTGGTAAGTTAGAATGGGAAAAGCCCGAAGAAGATTTTCATACTATTAGTACTAAAATTATTAATCTACAAAATCAAGTTGATAATTTTAATACTGTTATTAAAAATGAAATCGCAAATGCGAATCATTTAACCTATAAACCCGTTGGCAGCTTAGAAGATATTACTTCAGCGGAAAACAATAAAGAAAATGTTGTTTACTTAGTGCCTAATAGTAGTGGAGATGATAACAATTCTTATGATGAATATATGCTTATCAACTCAAAGCCAGAAAGATTAGGTACATTTGGTAATGCTGATTTAACTGGATATGCGAAAACTTCAGAATTACAAGCTGTTAAAAAGAAACTTGTTGAAGAATATACTTCGCTTGAGGTATTCAATTCTACTGTTGGCTCATTAAATGATCTCGGTAAAGCATACGTAGCTGGAGATACTACTAATATTGTCAACGAAATTAATAAAGTTTATGAGAGTATTATTTGGGGTGAACTCTCAGAGTAATTTTTAAAAACAAAAAGGAGATTTTATTATGGCTGATTATACTGGTAATGCTGTAAAATTTAAACTTGGTACTCAAGCGAGTTTAAATACATTAAAAGATTCTCAAAAAGGTTGGGAAGTAGGTACATTTTATTTAACTTCTGATAGTAGCCGTTTGTATATTGGTCAAGCTGATGAACTGGCTCTTCTGAATAAGAGTGTTGAAATTTATGACGATCTAAGCGCATTAAAGGCAAAAAAGACAGTATCTACTAAAGGCGATATTGCCTATTGTGCAAAAGAAAATGTTTTAGCATATTATAATGGTACTACTTGGAATCAAATCAATCCTGATGACGATACTATTTTGACTGCTCTAACTCAAGTTGTTTCTTCAGTTGACAAGGGGGTTAAGATTACTACTGGTGGTATTAATAGTGATGCTGGTAAAACTATTACCGCGGCTGATGTAACTATTACTGGAGCTAAGGGTGCTCAAGTAGCCATGGCTAATAATAAAGCACTCACAATTACTGGTGATACCTATGCTCTTAATGTTCAAGAGCATGCTGATGCGACTAATGATATTGATTTAGTATTAGATAGCGCGCTACAAGATGCTAGTACCGTTCATATCAAGGGTGGTGACAATGTAACTATTACTAAAGTTGCTGATAGTAATAGTATCCAAATCGTAGCTAAAGATACTAAATTAAATGACATTAGTTTAGGATTAGGCGCTAATGGTGAATTACAAGTAGGTGCTAGCGATACTGGTACTACAAACGTTCTAAAGAAACAAAAGTTAGGATATTTTATTGATGGTAGTTATTATGGTATCGGTAGTGATAATGAGGCTAAGCGAGTAGACCTTCCTGTTTATTCTAAAGATCAAGTCGATGCGTTAATTAAGAAACTTGATGGTATGACTTATCGTGGTACTATTGGTACTAGTGGCACGACCTTTACCATGGATGCAAGTTTCAATGTATTAAAGGGTGGAACGGCTACTGATATTCATATTGGAGATATGTTCCTAGTCCAAGGCAGTAAATTAACTTATGCCACTGGTAAAACTGCTGGTATCGGCGATTTATTGATTGCAACTGCTAAGGATGGTAAGTCAGAGACTAATGGCGTTTTAGCTATTGGTGATGTTGAGTGGACTTATGTACCTTCTGGCGATGATGCATAGATTGATACTACTTATATCTTTAAGGCTGAGGGCGCTACTGATAGTATGACCATTACTTCTAGTAATGGTGGCGGAGTAGTTGGTAAAATTGCCTTTGCCGAAGGTGATGGCATTGTTATTGATTCTACTGATAATGGCGGTAAGGCACCAAATCAGTTATCTGTTACTATCAAGCATGACACTTATGATACTACACCAACTACTGATGGTAAATCATTAACTAATGGTGGTACTTTCGATGTTATCGATTCTATTACTTATGATAATGGTCATATCATTGGTATTAATACTAAAACTATTCAGACTTTAGAATATAAGCCCGGTCCAGATAGTGCTACTCGTGATGATGCTACTAACACTGTTACTGTAGCACATACTTTACAAGCTGGAACTAGTTTAGTATCTGATAAAAATGCAAAGATGGTATTAAAATCTGATACTTTAAAACTAACTGCATCTGGCAGTACTGTTACTGCTGATTTAGTTTGGGGTTCATTCTAATTTGAGGACAGTTTATAATAATTATATTCGTGGTTTTTTTAAAAATCAACGAAGGAATTTGGGAGAGGAAAATTCCTCTCCCATTTTTTTTATATATAATTTTGTTTTATATAAAATTTAAGATAGAAAGGAGATACTTGCATGAGCAATAAACGATTCATCCCTGTTCGTGGTACTGAAGCTAAATTAGATTTAATGGGTTTTAATGATGGATATGTTTATTTTGCAGTTGATACTGGTAAAATTTTCATAGACTATACTCAAGCTGATGGTACAATGGTATCACGAAAGCTTTTAGGAAGCGGTAGTGGTGGTGGCTCAGGAAGTAATTCTGGTATTTATTATGCCAATTATACTCCGACCGATGCTGAAAAACTAGAAGATGAAATCAATATTCCAATCGGAGCTATTGAAGGCGGAGAGTATCCCGAAGAAGATGATTTAATTATCAACTTAGGTGATAATTGTTTTTATCGTGTAATAAAAGTTCAGCGAGCATTTCAAAATGTACTATGTCGTCGTTTAACTGTTGCTGGTGGAGGCGGTGGAGATGACCCTGGTTCATTAGCTTCTGATATCGAATTAGCTGTAGATTCATTACCTACTGTTAATTTAATTAATGGACGTTCTCAAGAGGTAACATTTGTTGCTACATCAGCTAAAAATAAGAAGGGTAATTCTTATGACTCTATTCTTACAATCAATTGGAAATTAGAGTATACTGATGATGGTACTAACTATAATCAGTATAATTCAGGAACATTCCAAGTACCTGATGGTGAGAAATATGCTTTTGAATTTGGTAAATTAGCTAAGGATGATGCTTCTTCAAGATTAGTGTTAGTAGCTAGCCAAACCAATCATCCAAGCACAGTTACTCGTTTGATAACATTTAAAACTTCTAAGTTAGAACTACAAGAATCAAGCAGCTTTTCTAATTTAAGTTATTTTGAACCTAATAAATTAGTACTGCAATGTAATGTTAATGGTGCGATGGATAAAATTGTTGAATATTATTTTGACAATGAAGATGAGCCATTTTTAAGCGTACCTTTAGCTGCTAATTCGGCTACATTATAGAGTGTTAATGTTTCACAATATATATCTGTAGTTAATGGTTATCATAAAGTTTGGATTCGTTTATTCCAATCTATTAATGGTAAAAAAGGAATTGAAGTTGAGCCTTTAATTTTTGAAGTAGCTGTTTATGATGGTTTAGACCCTCAAGCTCCTCCAATTATTTGGCTGGGAGATTATAAAGACGAATATTATAGTTATGACACTATTCAAATTCCTTTCCGTGTTTTTGACCCATAGGCTGAAAACCCAATAGTGCATTTTAAACGTAATAATATTGAACTTTCTTATTCTCCTCAAACAATTACTGATTCTAAAAATTATGCAATTTTTGAAATTGCTAATCCTGAATTAGATGTAATTAATCACTACACTATTACTTGTGGCGATGGAGCACGTGAGACTACCCGTAAGATTGAAATTCGTGTAGTAAAAGACCCAACAAGAACAGATTTTGGTATTTAGAAACAAGGTTTCTTAACTTATTTGTTAAATACAGTTGGTAGTGGTCGTTCTAATTCTGAGACATTAGCTAAACGTACTACTTTAGTAAATTCTTCTACTGCTCTAGGTGCTGAGCCTTGTGCGGCGACGTTTACTAATTTTAATTGGTATAATAATGGTTGGACTACTGACGAAGACAATAAAACTTGTTTACGTATTAGTAATGGTGCTAAATTATCTATCCCTATTGGTCGTACTGTATTTTCAAACCCCAATGGTTCTCAAGCGACTGAACAATCTCATAGTATTGAATTGATGTTTAAAGTTCGTAATGTTCAGGATTATTCAAATTTAATTCGTACTATTACTCGTTATAAAAATGATGAAAATTTATATAAAGCATTTTATAATGAAGAGACGGGTGAATTTAATTATAAAAATTATACTAACTATGATGCATTTTTAGCTTGGTATTTAAAAACTTATGAAGTTGATTTTGTTGATAAAAATGGCGTTAAACGCAGAATGGAATATGATGATTTAGAATTTAGTCATATTGCTAAACAAATTAATTTAAATAATGTTATAGGCAGTTATTATTCTGGTAATACTAAAGCTGTTACTGGCTTATGTCTAGGCCCACAAGATGCATTTTTCTCTAATGGTACTAATACAGTAAACGTGTCTTACGTTGAAAATAAAATTATTACTTTATCTGTTGTTTGTAAATATAGTAAAGAAAAAATCCAAAACTTAATTTACATTTATTTAAATGGTGTATTGACTAGTGTTGTTAGAAATACTCAAGAAAATGGATTTACTGTAGAAAATGATAAAATTGAATTTAACAGTGATTATTGCGATATTGATTTGTATAAAGTTCGTGTATACCGCACTGATTTAAATGTTAATGATATTGTCATGAATTATGCTGCTGATTTTGAGAATGTAAATATTTATGATCAAAATAAATTAGCAGAAGAAAATACTGCTATTGATGAATTCCAGTTTAGTTATACTAATATGATAAAGTATAATAATGAACATCCTGATGCTCCATTAATGCCTTATATTATTTTTGATACTACTAAATTAGAAGATAGTGAAAATAAACTTCCTTATTCTAAAAAAGTTAAATTAAATGTTGGAGTTGAATTTGTTAATACTCCACTTGAAATGTATTATAATAAAGGTAAATTGGAAGAGTTAGCCAAAGCTGATAAATTATTTGGTGATGGTGCTACGGCGGCTGAAAAACAAAAGGCTGTTGAAACTTATTATAAATATCATTGTCCTTCATTTATTAGCGATAGCGCATCAATGAGTGTTCAAGGAACTTCATCTGAATTTTATCCTCGTCGAAATTATAAAGTTAAAACTAAAAATAATGACGCGGTTGACGGCGAAAAACGAGTTAATATTTTCTTAAATCGTGGTCCATTTAGAGAGTAGTATAATGCTGATATGTTAGGCTCTACTTAGAAGCCTTATATTTTAAGCACAACATTAGGGCCTTTAGTTGATTCTGCTACTGGTCAATTAAAAATTAAATATTATGAAGATGAAAAAGGTGAAAAGGAAGTTGTCTTTAGTGAAACTAATCCTTATAAACCGAATACTTTCTATATTAAAAATACTAATTATGTAAAACGAGGAGAAGAAAAAACTCGTCAAAAATATTGGTATTTTAATAACTATACTTGTGGAACCCATAAATTTACCATGAAGATTGACTATATGGAATCTTCTGGAACTTATAATATGGGATTTGCGAACATGGTTAAAAATGCTTATTCTAAACATCCATTAGATGATTATAATAATGCAAAAGCGTTTTAGGTAGAAGACCCTGAATAGACCAATTATATTTTAGCAACGAAATATAAAGATGGTAAGGTTTATTGGTATAAAAACCATAAAGGTAATTGGAAATCTACTGATGGCGTAGAAGATAATTTAAATGTTACTAATGCTGAAGATTTTGCTAAAGGACCTGTTGCTCTATATCCTGAGCAATATCCAACAGCAGAAAAAAATAAGGTATTAAGTGATACTGCTAGCGAATATTATAATAAATTCTATGAAATAGAATTTGGATATAAAGATTTCAAAGTTGATAATACTGATGATTATCGCACTTCTGTGCGTGGTTTCCGCGTACTTGCATTTCATAAAAAGAAACCTTCAGATGGTAGTTCAGAGCCTATTTATCAATTTATTGGTATATACAATATGCTTTTAGATAAAGGTTCTGATGAAGTATATGGATTCGCACTTGACAGCACTACTGGTAAAGATCCAAAAGCTAAATTTATAGGCGATGGTACTAAGAGTATGCCTAAAGTAGCAGAATGTTGGGAGTTTGAAAACAATAGCCGCACCTTCTGCTCATATCGTGACCCACAAGACCGCAAAGATTTGAAATTTGATGTATTTAATACTGATGGTTCTCGTGTATTAAATGCAGTTCAATCTGCCCCTGTGGTAGCCGACTCATTTGAATATCGTTATCATGATGATGCTGATATACTTGATTATATTATGGCTCCTGATGGAGAATGTAAGAAAGACCCAACATTAACATTCTCTAAGGATGATATTACATTAAATCAAGAAAATCGCGCTCAGCATTTATTGAAAGATTATTCTAATTGGGAACGCGCTGTAGCTTGGGTTTGGAGTACTTGTACTGAAAAGGTAGTGTCTAATGGTACTTATAAAGTTTGTGATGTTGGTGAAGAGTTATTTGATAATAGTAAACACTATATCATGACAACTAATCCATTAACTTCTGAATAGATCTATACTTTGGCTAAAGAGTATGTAGAAGGTACTACTTACTATAAAAAGAATCCTGATTATAACCCAAATCAAGAAAATAGTAGTGAATATATTGTTGCTTATATTGGAACAGTGTTATTTAGTTCTAATAAAACTAAATTATATACTGGTGAAATTGATAAAAATAATAATATTACCTATGTTCCTTGCTATAGTACTGATACATTCAATCCTGATAAACAATATTATACTTTGGAATCTTATAGCGATGAAGAGCTAGATACAAAGGCTGATAGATTAGTTGTTTTATGTAAAGATGAAGCATTTGATGCAAGTAAAACATATTATAATTATGATGGAAATGCTAAATGTGGTAAAGCAGTAACTAAGGCTAATGTGACTGCTGAAACTTATGAACCAAATAAATATTATATTGGAACCATTATTACTTATGGTGATCGCTCTTATAAATATGACACGCAAGAGTATCGTGGTGATAAATTTACTTATGAATTAAGTGACCACTTCGATAAAGAATATATGGCTACATATTTTGTTATGACAGAAATTTTTGAGTGTTATGATTCTCGTGGTAAAAACTGTATGATGGCTTCTTGGGGTCCTCAAGAGAAAGGCGGAGACTATATTTGGTATCCAATTTTCTATGATATTGATACTCAATTAGGTATTAATAATACTGGTATTCCATCATTTGAATATAACGTTGACGCCACTGAAGATGGTAACTATTCTACTTCTGACAGTGTTTTATGGAATAACTTCTATAAATATTTTAAAACTGGTTTAATTATTCCTAAATATAGACATTTACGTGGTATTACTACTAGTGTATTTGGTTCTAATTTAAAACAACCTCCTTTAAAAACTGTAGATCGTATTGAGTCATATTATTTGACTGATTATAATACAACAAATAACTTGGCTGATTTAGGTACTCGCCCATTAGTAGCAGTCAATTTAGATGAATATTATAAATATATCACTATTACAAATGATGCCTCTTATTTAGATGGTACTACTGGACATATTAGTAGTGATACAACTGGTGTATATACTGTTGATACTAATGGTACTTATTTCTACGCCTTACAAGGAAATAGAAGTCTATCTCGTCAACAGTTCTTATCTAACCGCTTAGAGTATATTGACTCTTGGTTAAATGAAGGTAATTATCAACGTGGTGGTGCAAACCGCATTCGTGGTCGTGTAGCTGCCAATAATAAAAACAAAACTTCAGATAAATGGATTGAAACCGCCAGTGATCCTTATTTCAAGGATGAGAGCACTTTAACCAAAAACCATTTATTTGATGCTGAATATTGGATGACATTAACTCCGGCTCACTCTTCTTATGTTACTCTTGGTGATGATAATGAAGCCTATCCTTCTCGTAAATACGATGGTGTTCATGCGCTAAGATTTAATATTGATTCTATTGAAAATGGTGTCCGCAAGAGTGAAAATTATCCTGAGCAATTACTATATGTTTATGGTATTAACCAAATGAAAGATCTTGGTGATATGAGTAATCTATATTGGCAAGAATTTGAAATTTCTGGTGACGCTACTAAATTGACTAGTTTGAAATTAGGATATGATGGTCTGGATGAAAATGGAGAGCGTTGGTATAATGATAATGTTAACCAATTCAGTATTCCTGCCAGCTCTTCTGATAGTAAAGGTATGCCTTTATTAAAAGAAGTAAATATGAGTAATATTCAATTTAATGCTGCTTCTCCTGTATTAGATTTAACTAGTTGTGAAAAATTAGAGAATTTCCGTGCTACTGGATCTAATTTAATTAACGTTCAGTTTGCTAAGGGCGTAGCATTAAATACTGTATATTTACCTACTAGTATTACAAATCTTGAATTGGTTGAAGCCAACCTATTAAAGAATATAATTACTGAAGATGAATATAAAAATCCTACTCGTGATGATGAAGGTAATTTACAAGCTAATCCTGGTTTATATCTCCAAGGTTTCTTTGATAAGATTTCAACTGGAGATAAAGGAGATACAATGATTGCTTCTCTAAATATCGCTGGTGGTGGTTTAGGTTATGATAGTTATAAGCTATTAAAGCAATATTATACTATTCGTAGCCAATAGACTAACACTTCTTAGATTTCTATGACTAATGTTAATTGGTGTCCATATATTTAGATGACAGTCGACGATGAGCGCAATCCATCTACTACTTATTATGTGGATAATGGACATTACGGACTAGAACCTTATACTTATACTAATTTTGATGCATGGACTGTTAAAGTTGAAAATGGTGAAATTTATCGTAAAGATGAAACAATTCCAGAAGATAAAATAAATCAAATCACTGATTTAGTTATGTTCAAAGAATTTATTAGTGATAAGAAATGGATTAAAAACTCTAGTAAAAATATTCCTGATATTTCTGGCATTATTTATATTAATAATACAGAAACTATTAAAGAATCTGAATTACGTAACACCATTCAAGTGGCTTATCCTAATTTAACAATTTTCTGTGCGAATGTTGAATAGGGATATACTGCTAGATTTGTAATTATGGATGAAGATGAGGGTAACGATGGTCGCTATCAATTAATTGGTTCTATGACCTTAAAAGATGGTGAAACTTGGTTTGCAGACCCTATTGATGCATTCGGCGATATTAGTGAGAAGAAACCAAATCATGATTTCTATGGTTGGGCGTTAACTAATTCTAAAAATGCAGATATTCTTATTAATATTGATAAAAGTATTAATAAATGGAACGAGCAAACTATTGATTCTAATATTCATACTTATATATTCTATGCTATTTGTCCTATTCATGAATGGAGCGTTAAATATTATTATAAAGATAATACATTAATTGAAGAAAAGAAAATTCCTCATGGTAATTACGCTGTAATGTCTACTATTATTCCTTGGAAAGATGATAGTGATTTACCATTAGACCAAACTTATAAATTCTTAGGATATAGTCGTTCTATAACTGCTTCCTCTGCTATGAAATTAGAAGAGTATATGATTACTGAGGATACTACATTTTATGCAGTATTTGATAATAATCCTATTAATGTATATGAAGATATCCATCCTGAGTATTTTGCAGTTTCTGAATAGACATCTGGCCTCACTCCAGCAGATACTTATTATACCGACTGGGCGGGAGAAACAAAATGGAATATCCCAGATGGTGTAACTTTAGCCTTGACTAAAAAAGTTAAAGGTAAAATTACAGTACCCGCCTTCTTTGATGTAAATGGAGTATCTAAAAAAGTTATTGCTATTGATGCAACATTCGGTTCCCCTGGAGATATTTATGATACAGATATTGATGCTCCTCGTAATCCAGGATTCGAGGGAAAATCTGCTACATTAAATTCTATTACTTACGTTCCAGTTTGCTATGGTGAGAATCTAACTCATGTATTCTTTGAAAAATATAAAGAAAATGATATTGAAAAATGCAATATTAGATTTTTCTGTGGTGCTACTTTTTCTCATTCAATGAATTTAGTATGGGTAGAATTCCCTGAAGGTTTGAGATTAATTGGAGACTATGCATTTAAAATGCCTGGTTGTCAATCTCGTGTAGTATATCCAAAATTCTCTAATGTAAGTATTGGTGGTACAATTGCAGTCATCAATCAAAGTGCATTCCAAAATACATTTTCTGGAGATAATGATACATTAACCATTGGTTCTAATGTTTAGAAGATTGATAATGGCGGTTTCACCTTCTCTAGTTATAGTGATTTAAATAGTGATAGAACATTAGGTATTAAAAAGATTATTATTGGTACACCAGAAGAAAAATCTAAATTGCGTATCGTATCTGGTGACCCAGCCTTTATTAACTATGCCTCTTGGTCGGCAATTACTATAGAATCAGTCGATTGGTATACTACTTTGAAACAAGATGCTGCTAATTCACTATTCTCAGGATTTAATAAAATTAATTATATTAATTCATGAAAGGAGAAAAGAAAATGACTAAAATTGTGATGTATGAGTATTTAGGTACTAATGGAACAATTCTTTCTCCCATTCATCTTGAAGATATATATTATGTTAGAAAACTTCAATTACTTGCTGATAATAATAAACGTCTTACTAAAAATGGAAAAGACTTTGTTTAGAACGTAGTTATTCCAGAAGATGAATTAGATTAGTGGAAAGAAGTTTGATTGGGTAGTTCCAATTATCTAATATATAACTTTTTTGAAAAATAGAGAGAAGAGATTAATTCTCTTCTCTCTATAAGGGAAAATTATTTTAGAAAGGAAGGTTTTCTAGTCTATGATTACAAAGTATAAAGACTCTGTTAAATTAGCTTATCAAAAACTGTATGAAGATATTGACAAAGCTAGTAATGGTAAAATTCAAATTGATAACCTTGAGAGCTTTTTCGGATATATACAAGAAATTGGTGAGTTAGATAAAAAGTTTTTAAGACTTCCTTTGGATGAGCCTTTATTTGAAATTGATGCTAATAGCCGTAAAATTACAATTCCTTCTGATTTTACTGCTAATGGTTTATCAGTTCAAGGAGATCATTTAGCTGAAACTGTTTTCTTTAGTATTGATAGATATTTTGATTATATGGATTTAAACAATTGTAATATTCGTATCAATTGGAAAATTGGTGATGCTTCTGGTCAATCTGTTAATTTCTCTAAAAGCGTTGATGCTGAACCTGGAAAAATTATTTTTGGTTGGCCTGTAGCTAAAGATTTAACTGGTAAAAGTGGTACTTTAAGTTTCGCGGTTGAATTTTATACTGAACGTGATAATGTTACTAGTTATAGTTTAAATACTTTAATTTCAACTATTAATATTAAAGAAGGATTGGTTTTAATTAATCCTACAGTTATTAATGTTAATGATGATATTTTGAATATGCTTCAAAATAGTAGTTTTGGTGAAGGCGAAGCCAAAGTTGAAGATTTAAAATGGCTTACTAATGGTTTGGTCACTGATCCCGGAGCTACAGTAGCTTTAGAGTTTATAAATTTAGCCGGTAATGCAGTAGATGAAGGAGATTCTCAAAAATTATCTTCTGTACCTGTAACTTTATATGCTCGGGCTCAAGCAGGCGCGGCAGATATTAAATATTCTACTCCTGCTGGAAAAGATGACCCAGTAGATAAATATGTTCTAGTGAGTAAAAAGGATGATGATGATAATCGTATTCCTTTAGACCCTACTGGCACTTATTATATTAAAGAGGGTAGCGTTTATAATATTGCTTCAAGCGATGATATTAAAACTTGGAATGACCCAGAAGTTGCTATTCCAAACAAAAGTGAATTATATGCTCGTTATGCCACTATTGAAGTAAGTGGTGTTGGTGAATATTATATCCAAGCTCAAGGAATTATTTTTGACAAAGAAAATAAGAAAATAGGTCAAGGTGTTCTTGAACATACTCCAGTGGTTATTTGTCCTGAACCAGATGCACCAGCTGAGATTACTATTATTTCTAATAATAGCGATTTAAAAGATGAAGGTTATGATATTGATTTATCTGTAGCTGATTCTGTTGCATTTTTAACTGGTAATGAAGTCACTTTAACTGCTACTGCTTCTGGATATGACAATAAAGATGCTTATGAAGCTCCCGCAGAAGGTATTGAGCCTAAAGCTTTAGTTCAATATACTTGGTATAAAGATGGAAATGAAACTCCTGTTAATACTTCAAAATGGATTCGTTCTACTAAAAACAATAGTTTTATTGTTAATGAAGAAGGTAAATATACTGTTGGAGTTAAAACATTTTTAAATAATCAAACCACTTTAGATGAAACTAAATCTAAAGAATATATTGTTTCTCCTTTAGCTTCTAAAATTGAAGAAAACAGTATTATTTTAGGTTTAAGTAAACAAGGTGGACAGTATTGGATTAATTTAAATGCATCTACTGATGGAGTTACAGATAAATATACTCAGAAATCATTTGATGTTAAATATGTTTTAACCGCTGTTAATGAAAAAATATATAGTGATAAAGTAATTTGTACTCTATATCAATTACCTAGTGAAGAAAGTGATGATACTAATCCTATGTTTGTTTGTGAGTTAACCTCTTCTGATATTGAAGGCGGAAAACATACTACAATTACTTCTTCAATGATTAAGAATCAAGAAGGTAATTATTTTATTCGTGTGACTAATAAATATAATGGAAGTGCTTATTCACTAAATAGTGATGCATTCTATATTAATATTAAGTGATAAATTAGGAGAAAGGAGAATGAATAATCATGATTACTAATTATCAAGATTATGAGAATAAGCTTTGGTCAATTGACAAACAGATGCGAACTTCCAAAGCCATTCTCCTTCCAACTCCACCTAAAGAAGAGTTAATCCCTATCGATTTAAATGAACGTAAAATAAAAGTGCCTAAGTCCTTCATTATCGTCTCTCAGGACCATTCGGCTGAGACTTTATACTTTACATTTGATCGATATTTTGATGGCATGGATTTATCAAATACCTGTTGTATTATTCAATTTCAAAATGCAAAAGGTGAAGCCTATTATTATGTAGTGCCTTATATGGATATTACTACTGATAATGTAAATCAAAAAATTATTATGCCATGGGTAATTCAAAATGCGGCCACTAAATATGCTGGTATTGTAAAATTTGCTATTAAATTCTTTAGTCTTAATGCTGCGGGACATTTAATGTATGAATTAAATACATTAGTTGCTGAAGCAATTGTAGAACAAGGTCAGAATTGGGATTTAGATAATATTTCTCAAGAAGAATTCGTTTTTGATAAAGCATTTATTTAGGCAATTCATGATTTAGAACAAGCACATTAGAAAGGTACATTTGCTTTAGAGTGGATTGATAATTTTTAATAAAATAAAAATAAAGGGAAGACTTTAAATTAGTCTTCCCTTTATTTTTTTGGGTAAATATAAATAATGATTTATTATAATTTTCTATAATAAATAGATATAAAATTATGAGAAAAAGGAGAATAGAAAAATGAGTAATTCACCTTATGAATCTACAGTAATTTTACAAGATGATGCATTAAATAAAATGCTTGCTAACATAAAAACTTATCCAGTTGCAGGTAAAAAAACTGGTATTTTATTACGACCAAATAAAGATGGTACAAGATTATAGATTTAGAATGCTCGAAAAGTTCGTATTGTAAAAAAAGGTAATTTAACATATTTAATTATAGAAGATTCAACTGATGATGAGAATCCATCACAATCTTATACTATTACTGGGAAACTAAATTTCACCCCAGAAACAACAATTACTAAAGATGCTAATTTAACTCCTGGTATGTTTAATATAAAAGAAAATGATGTTTTAAAACAAACCATATTAATAAAAGGATTTGACCGGTCTCAAAATTTAGTATTAGGAAATAGGGCTACAACAAAAGGCGGAGATAATGGAGTTTTAGTTGCTAATAAAGTACGTGGAGCTGTTTGGAATGATTACGCTGAATATCGTGAATCATTAATTAAAGAAGCGGGTCGTTGTGTAGTTGAAACTGGATATGGAGATTTAGAATTATCAACTAAACGTCTTCAATTAGGCGGGAATATTATCTCAGATACATTTGGTTTTTCTATTGGTGAAACTGATAAAGCTGAAACTCCTATTGCAGTATGCGGACGAGTATTAGCCTATCCCTATGAAGATAGATATAAATTTACTGCTGGAGCAGCAGTTTGTTCTGGCCCCGATGGAACTATATCATTAATGACTCGTAAAGAAGTTAAAGAATGGCCTGATGCTATAGTTGGTTATGTTAGTGAAATTCCTGAATATAAGGAATGGGGGCCTGATAAAATTCAAGTTAATAATCGAATTTGGATTAAAGTAAAATAATAATATGGCAGATAGTTTTTACTATCTGCCATTTTTTTATTGGCCTAATTAAAATAATAATATAATTCAAATTTTTACAAATTAATAGAAATATTTTTATAAACTTTTTTTCAGAGAAGGGAGTTTACAAATTAATGGCATTGTTTAAAATAAGCAAGGGCTTGTCAAAAAATTTAATGACAAATGTGCCATATGCAAAAGAAGGTTTTGCATATTTTACATCAGATGATGGTAAATTTTACATTGATATTGATGGTGATGGCACTAATGCATCTCCAGCTGTAATTGGAGATAATCGTATTCCTCTTAGTGCTTTAAGCACTGATTGGATTAAAGCTACTAAAATTGAAGATACAGAAACTTATCCTATTTTAGCATTCAAAGTAGCGGACAATACTAAAAATTTAATTGAATTAAAATATGGTAGTATTGGTTATAAAGATGGAACATTAGTAATTCCTAATGTTGAAACAGGAAGTAAAGATGAAGTTTTAATTGAAAATAATGATGAAGGCTCAGCTCTAATTATTGATAATAAAGGCGCCGGCATTGGCATTAAAATTATAAACACTGGTAAAGATTCATTAGTAAATAATTAGGGTATTAATATCAATGATAATATCCGCTTAAATATGAATGGCAGCGCATCATTTGAGGGAGATGTCGTAATAGGTGGTACTTATATTTTTAAAGGTGGAACTGCTAATATTCTTGGCGCTAATAAAACAAATACTATAATTTCTAATTAGCTTACATTATAGGAAGGAGCTGTATTTGGCGGGGATGCTCAAAATGCTGGTTTAATGACTTGTGGTATTTGTGGTGTATCAGTACCAACAGATGATGGAGCTTGCGAAAAAGATAATTTATATATTAATTATGATGGAGATAATTCTTATAAAGCTAGCCGTCAAGTAATCTTACAAGCTGGCGACGCAGGAAAAGATTATGGAAATCATTTGTATCAATATGCCGCAGCGCGTGGTGACGCAGTACATGATTGGTCATTAAATAATTTTTATATAAAGTCAGATATTGATAATAAATTAAATAATTTATTAGCCACTAATGACGCTATGGTATTTAAAGGTACTATTGGTGGAGACGCAGCTGCTACTATTCATGAATTACCAGCTAAACATAGTGCAGGTGAAACTTATCGCGTTTATGATATTAAAGGCGGTAATGATGGTAAATATCTTGGCAATGGTGAAGTTTGTGAAATCGGCGATTTAATTATTTGTATTAAAGATGGAACTACTCATAGTGCTGGAGATTGGACTATTGTTCAAACTAATATTGATGGAGCAGTAATTAATACAGATGGCTCTTCTACTGATGGACATATTGCTATTTTTAGCGGAAATAAAGGTAGAACTATTAAAGATAGTGGTAAATCATTTAATGATTTGGCTATAGCAAATCACACTCATACTAAATTAGTTAATGATAAATATGCAGTAGATTTTAATGGAACATCACTATCACCGATTAATAATCCTCAAAATACAATAGATTTAGGTAATACATCAAATCCATGGCAAAATTTATATTTAACATCTGATATTAAATTTAAAGATAGCTCTGGAAATTGGAAAACATTAACAGAGAAATTGACTGGTAAATCAAATGTTGGACATAAACATACAATTGCAGATACTGATGGATTACAAACTGCATTAGACAATAAATCTAACACTGGTCACACTCATACTATTTCTAATATTACAGACTTACAAGATGTATTAGATAATAAAGCTGCTAAATCTCATAAGCATGAAATTTCTGATATTACAAATTTACAAAAAACATTAGAAGGTAAATCTGATACAGGACATAAACATGGAATTGCTGATATTAATGGGCTACAAACTGCATTAGATGGTAAATCTGATACTGGTCATACTCATTAGATTGCGGCTAATGTTGATACTTCTAATTCAGAAGAAGGCGCTGTAATTAAATTAGAAGGTACTGGTGGCCTAAATGCAGTTAGCTATAAAGCCACTCACGCCGATAAAGGCCCTTCTATGGCGGCTGACGTTTCTTCCATTACTACTGCAAGTAACGTAAAAAAATCATTAGATGGCGAATTTGGTAAAACATTAGAATTTACCATCCCTCGTATTACTGTTGATAAATAGGGGCATGTTAATAAAACCGTTGATGATAAAGTTTCAATTGTCTTACCTTCAGCTCCTACTATTGGAGATGGTGAATTAACGATTAAAGTTGGTAATGGAACCATAAAAGCTTCTGGAGATAAAACATTTACTGCAAATTAGGCGGCGAATACAGATATTACCCTACCAGTATATACTATTACTGAAACAAATACATTATTAAGCGGTAAAGCAAATAGTAGTCATACTCATAATTATGCAGGCTCTTCTTCTGCTGGAGGCCCTGCAACAAGCGCTGATAAATTAAATACTGATAATATTGGTAGTGAAAAAGCTCCAGTCTATTTTAAAGATGGAATACCAGTTGTCACTGGACAAACATTAGATAGAGATATTAGTGGTAATGCAGAGACTGCTACTATTGCAGGAAAAGTTGAGCATGCCCTAAGTATTAGTGTAGGTGGTACTCCAAAAGGTAGTTATGATGGTTCCGCAGCTAGAACAATCGATGTTAACGCGGCGGATTTAAAAATTTCTGGCGCATTAGTATATATTGGACGTGTAGCTACAAAGCCAACCAGTTCTCAAGTGACTCTTATTGACGGAACTACTATTACTGCTGAAGCTGGTAATGTTGTTATTTGCACTGGAGATAATAAAGAATATTTATATGATACAGATGGAAATTGGGTTGATTTAGGAAGTTCTACTTCATATGCATTAAAACCTCATATTCATGGTAATATTAGTAGTGATGGTTATTTAACAAATGAAACTGGTGTAGTACAAACTAATTCTATAGTGTACTCAGATGCAGATGGAAAAATTAGTAAAGGCCCAACATTTGATACTACTAATACAACTAAAAGATTCCTCGCTGAAAATGGTAATTGGGAGTAGAGTAGTCATCATACTTCTGGGACGTGGAATGGATTAACATATACAGCTAAACCAGTTAATGGTGCAGGAGAGTTGAAATTTACTATACCCACTGGCACTGGAGCTACTTCAGTTGCTCTTGGTAATCATAATCATGATAAGGTATATAAAAAGATTCAAACAGCAGTATCTAGTCCTGCAGCATCCAACACAGATATTTCATTTATTGATACAGTGTCATAGGATACTTAGGGTAAAATTACTGCAACTAAAAAGACGGTAAGAGATGCTTCAGCTAGTCAATCTGGTATTGTATCTACTAAGACTCAAACATTTGCTGGAGAAAAAACCTTAAATGATAAAACTCATTTCTCTAAAGGTTTTGATTTAAAAACTAGTAGTGGAAGTGCTTAGTTTAACGCAAGTACTGTAAGCGTTAGTAATGGTACTGATTATGTTGATTTATATGTTTCTACTGTTGGTGGCGGAAATGGTGATAAAACTAAGCCATTAGTATTAAATGCTAATGCAAATGGCTCTGGTAATGTAGGTATTGGAATTACTTAGCCAACAGAGAAATTAGAAGTAAATGGTAATGTTAAAGCTACTCAGTTTAAAGGTAATGCTGACACAGCTGATAAATGGAAAACACCAAGAACATTTACTATTGGAACAGCTAAAAAAACTGTAGATGGTAGTTCTAATGTAAGTTGGACTCTAGATGAATTAGGAATAGCAACCTCTGGCCATAATCATGATACTGTTTATGTAAAAAAATCTGGTGATACAATGACTGGATTATTAAAAACAAATGGTAGTATTGAAAATCAAGGAGAAGCTAAATTTACTCATCCTGATTATTGCCCAGACATTGAAGACACAGCGGAGAATATTGGCTGTGCATTTAAAGCTAGCCGTGGTCATTTTAATCAAATGAATGTAAATGAAATTTATTTACCTGCTACTACAACTACAAATTATGAAGGAAATAAAATTTCATTTAAAACCTATTCAGGTGGGAATAATGGCGCTTATGCTAATGTATCTGAAGTTGCTCAAATTAATACAACTGGGTTAATAGTAGGCTCTTCTAGTATTGGTACTAATGGTTATATTGAAGGCACTTGGTTAAAAACTACCAATGCTGGAAATAAAGCAGGAGATTTTGCTACTATTGATAGTTCTGGATGGATTTATAAACGTACAGCAGCACAAGTTTTATCAGACATTGGAGCCGCATCAAGTTCACATAATCATGACACTAATTATGTGAAAAAAACCGGTGACACAATGACTGGCCAATTAGCCATTGATAAAGCTGGATATGGATTCCGAGTAAATAATGGATCAACTGGTTATATTGAGCTATCTCGTGATAACGGTGGTGCATAGTTATATGGATTATGGGATTGTATTGCACAAAATTGGGTTATTTAGTGTGATGGAAATATTGGTATACTAAATGGAAAAGTTCGAGTACCTGGCTTTTCAACTAGTTGGGTAGCCGGCCGTGATTCAGCTGTGGTTAAAATTTTTAGTTATAGTGGATATAATGCTATAACATCAATGAAAACAACTAACGGCAGTTGGGAAAATGGAGTATATACTAATGATAGAATGTACTTTAATTATGTTCCAGACTCTAATTATAACGCTGGTACAAACCAAGCGGCTCAAATATGGTTAGGGCCAGATGCTAGTTTACATGCTTCAGCAGTTTGGGGCGCAGTATGGAATGACTATGCTGAATGCCGTGAAGCAGATACTATTGAGCCAGGTAAATGCGTAATTGAAGTTGGTGATGATACTCTTATTACATCAACTGAACGCTTAATGCCGGGTGCGAATATTACATCTGATACATTTGGTTTTTCTATTGGTGAAACTGAATAGGCAAAGACTCCAATAGCGGTAAGTGGACGTGTTCTTGCTTATCCCTATGAATCTCGTGAAGAATTTAAAAAGAATATTGGATGTCCAGTATGTTCTGGTCCTAATGGAACAGTTTCTATTATGACTGATGAAGAATATAGAAATAAAGGTTATTGCGCGATTGGTACTATTTCAGCAGTTCCTGATTATGAAGAATGGGGAACGGGAAAAGTTAAAGTTAATGGGCGTGTATGGATTAAAGTATTTTAATCTATAAATAAAAAAATGGCGATTAAGAAAAACATTACAAGTTTTCTTAATCGCCATTTTTTGTTTGCTCCATTGCATTATTTACATACTATTGAATAACTTTATAACCATATTCATCAATTTTTTTATTAGAAAAATAAGTAATTGGTTTACCCAATTTTCTAGCATAACAAATTTCTTGATAACCAGTTTGTCCAATATATTCATTTTCACCGGTAATAAAATAAACGGCATCAGCCATGTTAATTTTATTTTTACTAGAGTTTAATAATCTGGTTTCTGTGTCTGATGGTAATACAATATTATCTGCATGAGCAAATACTTTAGGAGATAAAACAATATGTCCTTCGAGAGACAGGATTGCTCCTAATTTCTCGAAGGACTCTTTAAACCTAGTGCTTCCGCACAAACAAATAATCAATTAACCCTCAGTCTTTTTAGGTTGAGCTTTATTTATATTGACCTCAGATTCAATTTTAGTAGTAATATATCCACTTAAATCACCGAGTGCTTCATTAAGATACTCTTTGGCATCTTCAGTTAAAATGCCCATTACAGCATCATAAGTTTTCTTGAATGCTTCCAATTGAGCATTTTTATCGAATGCATTTTGACCTTTCAAACTTTCAACATATGTTTGATTTGTTGCTAATACACAATCAGTAATTGTTTTATTGAGCATGTCCATATATTTTTGAAGAGTTTCATCATTAGTTTTAGCCTTTAACTCATTAGTTTTAGATTGAATAAAACGAACCAAGAATAGAGAAACAGCTGTTAATACTGGGACAATAAGAATATTGAAAATTTGTTGTAGCATTTCTAGCCAATCCATAAGTTTTCCTCCTCTTCCATTTTTCTGTATTATAAAATAAATTTTTGGAAAAGTCAATAAATAACAATTCCTATTTAATATAAAAAATATTTTAGATAGATTTACTGAAAATAACCAGGCAAAAATCGTTAGTTGGTCCATCTCAATTTACATTATATAATGGAGGAGCCCAGTAAAATTTTTTACACCACTGTAAAATTTTTTACTTCGCTGTAAAAAATTTGGAAAGCGAGGTATTTTCTAGAAAATGTATCCAAACAGTTATAACTATTATCCTCAATCTCAAAATCCCTACCTGAATCGTTATATGCCTACTAACCAATATACTCAACAACTTCAAGGATTAAAAGGTCGGCCGGTCTCTAGTCTTGAAGAAGTTCGAGCAACAGGTATTGATTTTGACGGGTCGGTTTTCTATTTTCCAGACTTAGCAAACCGACGTATCTACACAAAACAAATTAATTTAGATGGAACAGCTTCATTAAATATGTATGAATTAAAAGCTACTCCTCCTCCAACAGCATAGCCAGAAGCAACACCATCTGACGCTTCTTATGTAAGCAAAGAAGAATTTGAAAAAACAGTCACAATTCTAGTTAATGAAATTAATAAACTGAAAGGAGCTAACGCAGATGAATCCAAACCAAATGATGAATCCAATGGCGATGCTACAGAATTTAAATTCTAATCCCTTATTCCAATAGGCACAAAGAATGGCTCAAGGAAAATCCGAAGCAGAGATTATTCAAATCGCACGCAATATCTGCAAGGAAAAGGGAATCAATTTTGATGAAGCTTATTCTATCTTCCAATCTCAATATAATTAGAAAGGAATGTAAAAATTATGGCTTTAACTGAAAACGGATTATCTCCTGCTGATATCATGGCAATGACTCAGGGCGACCGCAACGATAATGGTTTTGGCGGCACTTGGACTTGGGTATTCTTCTTATTCTTCCTCCTGGCTTGGGGCGGTGGTGGACTATTTGGTGGCGGTTCTGCTACTCAGGGCGCTTTAACTCGCGCTGAATTAGCCGATGGTCTAGGCCGTCAAGATATGTTCCGCAACCAAGATATGATTCTCACCGAAGTGAGTGCATTTGAGCGTGATGCAGCTAATCGCTGGGGTAATATTCAATATGAAGTAATGAAAGGGTTAAACGATAATCGTTTCGCCCAGCAAGAATGTTGTTGCACAACTAATCGCAATATTGACGCTGTGAGATATGAGAATGCTAAAAATACTTGTGATATTGTAAATACCAACAACTTAAATACTCGTGATATTTTAACTAATCAAAATGCTGGTGTTCAGCGCATTCTTGATTATTTAACTGCCGATAAAATTGAGAGTCTACGTACTGAATTACAGTCTGCCAACTTAACAATTCAGAATATGAATCAGACTACTGATTTACTAAACACTTTACGTCCTTATCCTACTCCTGCATATATTACTTGCAGTCCTTACACCGCAAATAGTATGTATAATGCATTTAGTGGATGCAGCGCCTGCGGTAATTAATCTATTGAGGGAGGAAATATCCTCCCTCTATTCTAACTAAGAAAGGAGTTCATACGAATGAGTACTTGTTCAAATTGCTCTAATCCAATTTTAAAGACTACCTCTACAACTAGCTAGACTCTTGCTACGGGTAATCCTATTCCACTCCAGAATAATATATTCCAAAGTGGTTGTGGTATTTCTCATATTGCAGGTAGTACTGCGATTAGTTTAACTCGAACCGGCACCTATTTAGTTGCGGTGACTGCAACTGGTAATGCCGGCTCTGGCAACACATTTTCAGTCCAGGCTTATAACAATGGAACTGCCATTCCTGCTGCTATAGCCAGTTTAGTGGACCAAGGCACAGTTCATTTTACTACATTAGTAAAAGTATTACCATCTTGCCGTTCTATAAATAACAATGCCAATTTGACATTTGTTAACACTGGTGCGATAACCTATTCAACTGTTGAAGTCGATATTGTAAAGGTTGGGTGAGTTGAATGGATTGTCAAGAATATATGATTTCTATAATTAAACGTCAAACAGAGGGAGTAGTTTATCATGAAAATATGACTGATTACTATCGTTTTTTATGTTTAGACAGTTTAAAAGAAATCCATTGTCATCAATCTTAGGAAGAATTAGAAACTCTTCAATGTACTAAAGATTGTTATGCGAAAATATATTTTTCAATTCCACAGTTTGAAATGGAAAACACAACATTAATCCCAGCAGAATGGTATAGTAAAACATCTATGGATGTCACCAAAGGAGCTATTAAATCATTAAGTAAAGAGAGTCTCTACCACTGGCTCGATTGGGAGAAGGAGACATTGAGCATCTATAAGGAAGCTGCAATGCACTTCAAAGAAAATATGGCGTTTCATCAATTAAAAATAGCTAAGAAATTAATTAAATGTATTTCCGCAGAAATTTGTGAAATTGAAGGATTGATTACAGAAGGGTTAGCCTACGATTTTAGCCCTGAATTTTTAAAATACTATTATAAAATAGACGAATAAATTATTATAAGCCGAGAATTAAGTTTTATTTAATTCTCGGCTATTTTTTATTCTTTATAATTAGATAAGCTATTTCTAAATTTCTATTCTACCATTTGGAATAGTTTATCTCCAGTGTGGTTCCCACCCATTTTATTATAGGTTTCATGGTCACTCTCAATTTCTTCAAACTCATCGAGAGTAATTTCATGGTCTGGTTTTAATAATTTACGACAATCATCTTTAAATTGTTTACCCTAAATAGATAAAACGCCACCACTCACAACATCTATTTTACCATTTATATTATAAATTTCTTGTTTTAAACTATCGGTTTCTTGTTTAGATAAATCTCGCTCGGTTTGCAATAAACTAGCTGTGGTTTTATGCTCATCACTAATTTTGCTTTTTAATTCTTTAATAATTTTTTCATGAGCTTCATCTTCTAAACGCTATTTTTCTTTTTTATATAAATTATAAAAATATTTAGCTAAACCCGTAAGTCCTAATGCGATTATACCAAATAAAAACTCAAGCCAATATTTGGCGATAAAATCAAGCATTTAAAAAACTCCTTTCCGTAAGAATCTCTATCCATTTGTTCTTACAAATAAGGAGTTATTTTTTTTTGTATTTTGGCCTCATTCCCAATTATACTCTTCTTGAGGTTTAGTGAAATATGCAGTATACAAACATATAGCATCGCATACATCATCATTAGCCACTATACCATATTTATTTTTTACAAACTCAATATCTGCTTGTTTAAGAGCAACTCGTTTTACTTTTGGGCCGAGCTTCATTCCAAGTAATTTTCGCCATGATGATGAATTCATAAATTCAATAAAATCATAATCAATGTTAGTATCAACACTATGAGCACCTAGGGCCACAGACCCTTGAAGCCACATCAAAACACGTTCAGTATGAGACTTGTTTCCATATGCTTCTGGATGCACATCTTCTGCAACTATTTTACCAATATTATTTTCTTTTATTAAATCTACAATTTTATCAGTCATTTGTTTAATACGTTCAAGAGTATTATCTCCTGAAATAGGAATTAATCCCCATTTGAGCATTTCCCCTTTTTCAGAAGATAAACACCATCCAGTAGATTTAGATGATAAATCTAAAAATAATATATTCATTAAGTTAGACTAGCTTGATTAGCTTCTGGACTACTTGTAGTAGAACCAAACCCACCAAGCCGCTGACCAAAAGCATTATCATCATCTGTTGTTAGATAAGGTTTAATAATGCCTTGGCCAATCTTATCTCCCTTTTTAAGTTGAATATCAAATGTAGTAAGATTAATTACTTGAAAATAAATATGTCCTTCATTATCAGGATTATTATAATAATCAGCATCAATAATTCCTACTCCATTAGCAAGAATAATCCAATGCTTTAGTGGGGTGGAGCTACGCACTGATAATTCAAGATATGTATCAGCATCAAGACAGCATTTAATTCCAGTGGGAACAAGAGTAGGTTTTATTTTTAATTCTTTAGTAAAACTAGCCATTTCGGTTAGAGTATAAATATGGCCTGTTCTACCCCATCGAACCATTTCACTCATTTGGTTAGAATAAGATGGAATTATAATATCTTCAACCACAGTAAAATCATATCCTGCGGAATTAACTGTACTACGAGTGGGAATTACTGCATCAGGGTATTTAGAAACTCTTTCAAATTTAATCATTAGAAATCAATTTGCTCCCCATATTTAATATTAACAACAGAAATAGGGTCTTTTTCATCATTAAATTTCTTAGTTAATGAAACTTGATACCATTCATCAATGATTTCGCCCTTCTGTTTCTTTTCCTTTTTTACAGAACTATACTTAGCCAGTTCATACATATTATCATGCTTAGCTTTCTCAATTAAAGAAGTGGCACTGGCTTCATTATCAACTCTATATACTTCAGTTGTACTTACTAGGTATTCCATTATTTTTCTTCTCCACAATCAATAGTTAGATTTAAATTTTCATATGCATAATTAGTTTTACAAAATTCCATCATTCTTTGTTTCATTTCAAATGTGTAATCAGTAATACCTAACAAATGAATTACATTAATATTATTATTTTTGCAATAGGATGGAATGGCTTCAACCATATCATCGAAGGTACAACTAAATGTATCTACGATATTGCCATTATTATCTACTGCATAAATTTGTTGAACCATATCAAATGGCTGTAAACTACAAAACAAACGATTCACGAAAAATCCACCACCCCTGCATCATATCCAAATAAATAGAACATATAAATATTATCACTGATAGACATCCAAATTTCAATGGCGCCCTGTTCTTCATTCCAGTCTAATGTTTTAATCTTACCAACATCAGCTAGGCAATCTAATATAGATTTACCAAATGAATCAGCAATAATTGTTGGTTCATAATGAAATACAGTATAATAATTATAATCTCTACATAACATAAGATAATAATTATTATTCATCTTTCGATGATAACTATTAATTTTTTGTTGATAATCTCCTAATGTATCTGTATCGGGGTCTGGTAATGAACGTACTAGAGATTTATTCAAATCATATAAATTTAAGTTTAAGTTAGCTTTAGTATCATCAACTTTATCAATAGTACCATAATTTGATACTTCTTCCCATTTACCATCCATATAACAATATACTTTTTTATCTTCAGTATATGCTACTGCACCATTTTCAAATACTTGAGGAGAATATTTTAATTCATCAATGGTTTTTACACCAATACATTTTAATCCATTAGTCATTTATTACCCTCCATTTTCTATATTATATCACATTTTTTCCCATAAGTCAAATGGAGCGTAATAAACTTTTTGATTGTGTGAGCCACGCATAGGTAAGGTAATATCTCGTTGTTCAATCTTAAATGGACCGTCAATAATACAATCAATATTATCAACAATATTTTTTAGATGTGGCTCTCTGCACATAGCCAATTCATCCATTGTATATCCAGTCCATAAAAAAATTTTTGTTTTAGGAAGAGCTTCTTTAATATGTTCAATAATTAAATCTACAAGGAATAGATTTTCTGGCGCAAGGGGCTCTCCTCCCATAATACAAAAATCACGATGTATACCATTAGCAGTAAGAGCATTTACTATATCATCTAATGTATTAGTAGTAAATTCTTTTCCGCCATTAAAATCCCAAGTTTCTGGATTCTAACAACCCTCGCAATGTCTGGCGCATCCTTGAGTGAAAAATGAGACACACACTCCAGGAGCTCCAGCAATATCATTTTTAATTATACCAGCGTATCTCATTCCATCACTCCTACATGTTTGACTCGATGTTCAACTTCATCTTGCTTTCCTAAATTAAATGCAGTTTTATAATTACCAGTTAAATAACCAGTTACACGACGAAGTTGCTGGATTTCTTTACTACCGCATTCTGGACATTTATCATTAAATTCGCCAGTATATCCGCACTTTAGACAAGTATCATTAGGAACATTTACAGCAAAATAAGGAATATCTTTATCCATAGCATAATTTACAATTTGCTCAAGAGCAGTTAAGTTATTAGATACAGTAGAATCTAACTCAACATAAGTAATACAACCGGCATTACTATATCCAGTTAATTGACTCTCAATATCAATTTTATCAAATGGGCTCATTTCTTTCCATACAGGAACATGAATTGAATTAGTAAAAAATTCTTTATCACTTACATTAGGAATTTCGCCGTATTTAGCTTTAAATTTCTTCATTGCGGTATAACAGAGATTTTCCGCGGGAGTATAATAAACACCAAAGTTTAATTTATACTGTTCTTTAAATTCCGCACAACGCTGTTTAAATAAGGATTCAATTTTTTTTGCTAATTCCATTCCTTCTGGAGTTGTATGGTCAGTACCAATAAGAATTTGTAGAGTTTCTGCCAGTCCTAACTAACCTAAAGCTAATGTTCCATGTTTAAGGGCACTTCTAATTCCTTCTTCTGGAATATAACCAGCCATTAGGCTATTTTCATACATAAACTTAGCAGAAGCAGGGCTTTGAGAACAAATCCAGTCAAAACGTTCAATTAATTGATCCTTAGCCTCAGCAATTTTTTCATCAAGCAAATTCATAAATACTCTAATGCATTCATTAATTTTTACTTCATTATCTTCATCCAATACCTTAAAACTAAGAAGATTATTTACTCTAGTTTTTGCAATCATCGCCAAGGTAGGCATAATGATGGTTACTGGGCAAATATTTCCACGGCCATCTTTCAACTAACCGAAACCGTTAATATCGTATCCATTGGCAGTTCGGCATCCCATTGTACTAAAATAGGTACGTGGGTCATTGATATCATATCCAGCATTCCCGGACCAATCAACATTCGCGTAGTTGGGGTATAATCTTTTGGCGGTGGATTGTAATGCGAGTTTAAACAAATCATAATTTGGGTCACCTGGTTCACGATTGACACCTTTCATACATTGGAAAATCCCGCAAGGGAAAATAGAAGTTTTATGTAGCTTACCCAATCCCTCAAGAGATACTTCTAATAGAGCTTTTGTAATCATTCTTCCTTCTGGGAGAGTACAAGTTCCATAGTTAATAGAAGTAAATGGAAGTTGATTACCACTACGACTTTGAAGAGTATTTAAATTATGATACATACCTTCAACTGCTTGATGAATTTCTTTTTCTGTCTATTTTAGAGCATAATTATAAGCATTTTGATGACCAAATTGACTTTGTAATTCTTTATTAGAAATTTCAATAGGTTCACAATCCTTCATAATTTGTAGAGCCATACCTTCACTGTAATCATCAACATCAGTTAAATATGCTTTAAAATGTTTTCTAAAACTCTTTTTAACATAAGGAACCATAGTCCAATCAAGATGAGTAGCACTTACTCCACCAAACTATTGAAGAGATTGTAATTGGAAAATAACAGCAACCAATTGGAATGCTGTATTTACTGAACCTGCTGGACGCACATCTGTTTGACGAGTATTAAATCCATTAGCAAGCAAATCATCAAATGGAATTGATAAACAGTTATGGTCGCCCACAGCATAATGGTCAAGGTCATGAGTATAAATCATATTCTCTTCATGATTACGCTTTGTCCGAGGGGAAACAATATAATCAAGAGCATATTGCTTCATTAAGAGACTATTGGCCTCGCCCATGCGTCCACCAAATGATGCTTCATCAACATTAGCATTTTGATTCTAAATATTAGCACCACGAATTTTTTCACCAATTGCCGTAATAAATTCAGTTGAATGAGTACGAGCGACTTCTTTTTTATATCTGTAACGAATATAAGCACGAGCAATATCAGGACGCTCTGATGTCATTAATACTTCTTCAATCCAATTTTGAATATCTTCAACATTAACACTTCCATCAGGGAAATGGCTAGCTCTATATTCTACTTCATCAGCGATGCTATTAATACTATCTGATTCAAAAATATTTTCATCGACAGCGATAAATGCTTTAGTAATAGCATCAATAATCTTTTGTTTGTTAAATGGCATTACATCGCCATTACGTTTAATTATATAAAACATTTATAACCTCCGCACTAAATATAGTGGAAAAAATTAGGATATCCACTATATTTAGTGTTTGTTGTAAATAGATTAATAAGTTGTGTCCAGATGCTCCGGCCACCGAGACAGGAACAATGCTAAATCTTTATATATATATTCTAATTCCGCAGGAGTATTATTTACATATAACCAATTACATAAATCATCAGCATCTTCAAAATCGAGTTTATCTGTTTTATATCGACGAATAATTTCATCAATATCCGGGTTAGCCTCTCGATTTAACTATCTAATTAATCGAATCTTATCATCTGCGTGGATATAAACGATAATTAAATTTACTCGTTTATCATGTAATAGAATCTCTGCGCCTTCTGGATTAAATACTCCTACATTGATAGCGCCCTCTTTGACTGATTCAATTCCTGTGCCATAGCACCATTCATTAAAAACAGTAGCTTCAAACATTTGATTCTATAAAATCATTTCAGCAAATTTTTCTGCTGAAATAAAATGGTAGTTAATACCATCCACTTCTTTTTCTCTTGGAGGTCTTGAAGTATAACTTATAATTTCATGTAGAGGTAATTTACCATTATAATAATGCTTTGTATCATCAATTAGTTTACGGAGAATGGTATCCTTACCACTCCCCGCTTCACCAATTAATGCTAATATATTATACATTAATTAGCTCCTCCATTATATCTCTCATCTTTTAATTCAATATCGCCATTATCTAAAATTTTATCAATTTTATATAATTGATGACCGCCAGAGCTGGCATATTTCTTCGCTATAAAATTATCACCTTGACGAATACCTTGAACAGCAATCATATTACCACGATTAAACCAGCTTTTTTCCATTACTTTTTTAGTACCATCAGCTTGTTTTTCTGAAATTTGTTTATCAAATAATGAGAAATATTCTTTTCTAAATTTAACTTCAACAACTCCAGAAGTAGTGAGTAATGTAACTGTTGACTTAGTTTTATTTTTAGCAATACAAGTCCCACAAATCTTGTGTAATTTATACATAGTAATCGTTTTATTACCCTTAGAAAAAACTTTATCAACAATTGGTTCTTCTGGTAGATGGAAGAAATCGACAAATCCATATTTACTATTATTTACATGGGCTAACTCATGCTCATGATAATAGAAACACAAGACTTCCATCTCCCACGCAGAAATAGATTTAGATGCATATTTATCCCAATCATCTTTAAATATTTTATTATTTAATTTATTTAAAATAACATCTTTATTTTCTGTAATCCAAGCCCGGAATGTATCCATATATTTTTGATATACTTTATCCCAAGCTTTAGAGTCTAAGAGACAACAACTACCAATTAAATCATCACAACCAATTTCAGTTAGGAAATTAATTGCTCGTTCATCAACTTTATACACATTACCATCTTTACAAACGGCTTTTAAATATCTATTAAATTCATAAACTCGTCTTGCCATCACATATTCATCTTTATCTTCTGGCAATAAATTATAACGAATTAGAGTTGCTAAATTTTGTAATGTTAAACGAGATTTTTTATCGCAAGTTTCCCAAATATACCAAATCATTAAATCTTTGCGGTCCATCATTTCATCAAATGCGCCACTTTTAATTAATGAAATCATTGCTTGTTTACTAGGTTTAATACGATAATAAAAATCTTTTACTGATATATATGGACGATTTGCAATAATATTATTAATCAAATCATCCCCAACATTCAATAATCCTTTTAAACCAAATAGAATTTGATTATTTTCAACATCAGGCGCAAACCCAAATTTAGCTTTATTAATATCAGCTAAACTGACTTTAATACCAGCAGACTGAATATCTCCAATCGCTTTTGCAATTTTACCATAATCAGTACTAGCCACTTTTTTATTTTTTGGTTTATTCTCCATTACATCTTCTGGAGAAACACCACAATATTCTTCGCCAGAATAATCATAATCTTCATCGCTCATTTCTTCTGGCTCATTTTCTAATGCTCCACTATTTACAATCAAACAAGCACAATTCCAATAAATAGGATTGAAATTAATTGCCAAATAAATCATTTGAATTGCAACAAATGAGTAAGGAAGAGAATGATTTAAACTAAATGCATATCCCAATTGAGGAGCGATTGCATTTTCCCAAAAATATTCAGCATTATGTTCATTAGTAAACTTGCTAAATACTTGTTCTTTTAGTTGAGGAATTTTTGCCATTTGTTTTTTGGCAACGACTTTACGTGCGCTATTTGCTTCGCCTAATGTAAATCCAGCGACATCCATAAGAATTTCCATCATTTGCTCTTGAAGCGGACAGCATCCATAATATCTATCACAATGCTTGTGCATTTTTTCAATCATTTCTTCTGGTAAATGATTATCTTTCATCTCTTTATCAAAAACTTCAATGCCTGCTTTTTGAATTCGATAATATCTATCTTGCTGACTTTCTTTGCCCTTTTCACTCATTAGACGCATCATAGCATTTGCCGCTGTCATTTCCATAGGGTCTTTTGGCTTCAATTTTTTAGCAATAGCTAAACCTACACCAGTAGAAAACTGGAATACATCAAGAATGTCTCCGGCTGCCAGATGTTCCCAAATGCGCTTGTCAGAAGTATCTATTACTTCTGGATGAAGATATTTATTATAAAAATCACGTAGACCAATATCAGGAATTTGATTATCCTCTTTTAATAAATTATAACATTGAATAATCTTATCGCAAGCTTCTGTTACCAAGAAGTCATATTTAGTATCTCCAGCGGCTTCAGCTTTATGCAAATCCCAACAAGTAATTAAATCACCACTGGGGGTTTTCATAAATGATGCAGTTTCAAATGGGTCTTCTCCATATAGAATAACGCCAGAAGCATGAGAAGAACGTTTATTAACGATACCCTCAATGTATACAATAATATCCAATAGACCAGGATACTGATTTACTTTTTGAATAAATGTGGTAACTGGTTTTCTGTCTTTATCAGGATTACCATTTACTACATCTTTCATCGGCCATAGAAATCCACGTTCTTGCGGGATTAATGAAGACATAAATTGCGCTTCATCTACATCAATGCCATTTGGATAATCATCACTTCTATAACCACGACAAGCAGTTAAAATCGCTTGCTTTGTTCCTTCAGTTCCAAACGTTGCAACTTGAATTAAACCTAATGTTCCGCGCTCTTTACGAATAGCACTAAAAATTGCAGGGCGTTTACTTGGTGCTAGGTCAATATCAATATCAGGTAATTCAGCGCGCTCTAAGTTCAAGAAACGCCAATATGGTAATCCCCAACGAATTGGATCTAGCTGAGTAATTCCCAGTAAATAATTAGATAAGAAACCAGTTGCTGAGCCTCGACCGGGGCCAACAATACTTCCGCACTCCCAGAACAAATCAATATAATGTTTAAATGTATTAAAATAAGCAAACAAACAATCTTCAAGTTTTTCGCCAATATTTTTAATTACATTAGCTTCAGTTTCAAGCCGAGCAATATATGTTTCATTTTCATATAATTGTTTTTCTTGTAATGCTTTAATACATTCATTTATCCAATATCGTTCTTGAATATCATCACTATTAATCAGTGAACAAATAACAGGATATTTTTCATACCAATCTTTTGGAATAAATCCCTTTTTATAGTCTAATACTTCTACTCTTGGAATTTGTTGTTTGCGCTCAAGAGAATAGAATTTTATTTTCTTTTGAATTTCTAATGTATTATCAAAAATCCAATTCATAATTTCTTGAGGAGTTTTATTTTTATCCCAAGTATCCATATATGGTAGCATTAATTCTTCTACTTCATCGCTATTCATTACATAAGCAAATTCATAGAATGAATCAACTTCACGCTCGCCATCTTTAGAATTTAAATAGGCTTTATGAATTGGTCTATCTTTCTTTGTTAAATAATGAGCGTCAGTTCCAACTACCATTTTTAAATCATATGCTTTTGCTACTTGATAAATTTTTTGATTTACTACAAGTTGGTCTTTCATGGTAGACGGAGCGCACTCTAAATAAAAATCATCTTTACCAAAAACATTTATACAAAATTCAATAAATTTAACAATATTATTATAATAAATGCTTTTAGTTTGTGTATCGCCTACAACTTCGGCTTCATACATTGGATACAAATTAGAACCTAATTCACCACCAATACAAGCTGTTGTTGCGATTACATGCCCTTTATATTGTACCATTACATTTTTCAATTCAGATTTTAATGTTGGCACTCGTTCCATTTTTCTATCAATATAAGAATTAATCCAAGCAATTGAACTTAATTCTTTTAATGCTTTATATCCAATTTCATCTTTTGCCAATAAAATAAAATGATAATACTTTTGACCGCAATCTCTTGTATCAGTCAAATAAATTTCATTGCCTAATGCGATAGTAAAATCAGGATGCTCTTTTAAAAAATCTTTTGCAAATTGATTAACTTCCATATGAGCAGATAAACATTCGTGATCAGTAATTGCTATACCACTTAATCCTAATTTTTCTGCTGTTTTAATCAACTCTTCTGGTCTATTAATAGAATCTAATAAACGCAGATTTGAATAGTGAGTATGGTTGTGTACGCCAAAATATGGTCGCATAATCCACCTCTTTCTCATTTATTTTATTTATAATAATATTATATCAAATAATTTATTATAAATCAATCATCTACGGTAAATGTTGTATTATAAATCCGATTTAACATATCAATCCAACAATTATATAAAGGTCTATACCGAGGCGGCACCCACGGCGGAGAGAGACAAATAATTATAATATCATAATCTTCCATTGTTAAATCAAAATTTTCAATGCTATCTTGTCTGGTTAAATAATTATTTTTATCCAGATGACACTAAATAGAATTATCATTATGAATCCAATTATATTGACTAACCGCATAACCATGTTCATAAGCATATTTTACCCAATTACCACAATTCAATTCATCTTCTGGTTCAACTTCATTATATTGAATATCATGATGATGGTCTATATTAGTTATTTCAATAAGATCATTTAATGGGAGATATTTAATTACTCGATGATGTGAAGTTATAAAATGCACATTTTCTTTTTTAATATGTTTTGTTTGTCGAAGAATCATTTGAGTCAAACGATTATATAATTCCCCATCAAATTGTGTATAATTTAGTAAATCAAAATTAGCTATTAGAGTTTTCCAATCCTATTGTACTAAATTATTATATAACGGTAATGATTCCCACATTAATATATCAAAATCAATAGTTAATACTTTTGTCATTTTCTAATTAATACCAACCTCTCTTTAGCTCTTGTGGCTAAGGTATAGAGATATTTTTTATGAGTTTCTCTATCATAAGGCGGAGCCTCTTCAAACCCTAATACTTTATTATATTCACTACCTTGAGCTTTCCAGCAAGTAATGGCATAGGCATATGAAAAATCAAATGGAGGGTCAGGGCAATTTTTATTCTTTTTAATTTGATAAATTTGTTTTCCTTCAAATGTTTTTTTACCAGTTAACAGTTGGTTATAATCAATAGGAACTCCACAAAATGTATCATCATCGTCAAGTCTTAATTGAGCATACATAAATGGTACAGGGTTTTTATAAATCCAATAGGGAAACCGTATATCTTCAACGTAGAAATCTTCTAATGTCCCAATGGTCCCATTAGTTAATGCCCATGTATGACTAGAAGACATAAACTCCCATTGATTATGTAGTCCGATTAATTTATCTCCAAGGCAAGGTCTATCAGGATCATATCCTTTTTGAGTTCGAACTATACGATTAATATCATTTCGTTTTTCATTTGTTGAGCAAATAATTTGGTCTGCCCAATTATACATCTAAGGCAGCATTTCATCCCATTTAAACCGAATTAAAACTTGTTCTTCAGTACCTTTATAGGAAGAAATTGGTTTGTTATCACGAATCCACATTGAGAATCTAATAATTTCACTATCTTGCGCTTGACGCATAATTTCATCAAGGAAAACGTGGGGATTGTCGAGAACATGATTATTATCTTCATCGACTATTGGTGGTAATTGGCCGGGGTCGCCGGTTGCCAAAATATAAATACCATGAGATAGAAGTAATTCCCACATGGCTTTAGGAAGCATTGAAACTTCATCTACTACAATTACTTTGTATTGTACTATTTCCTCTCTTGGTCTTGGAAAAAATTTATATGTTCCATTAGGTGTAATCCGCGCTTTATATAATAACTAATGAGCAGTAGTCGCATTCGGACAACCTTTAGTCTAGAGAACTGTAGCCGCTTTACCAGTAAATGCTACATAACAAACTTCTTCTTCTGGATTTACTCCCAAGGCAGAAATAATAAATTTAATTAAAGTTGATTTACCACTTCCAGCATAACCTGCTATTACTGTATATCGTTCTTTATTTTTATATCGTTCTACTGCTATTTTTAATCCTTGTTCTTGTTTATTTGTTAAAATCATTTATATCACCATTTTGGTATAAAAATTTTTAAATCACTTTTTCATTTTGGATTTCGGTTCTCAGAGCCATAAACGACTGAGCGAAATCTTCTGGCGTTGTAAGGAATGTCTCTGCGAAAATTTTACTAATTTCAAATACTTCATTGTATATCTCATTATCAGATTTTTCTGTATTATATAGTAAATTATGTAAGTCTTGAGCAATATCCCAAGCTGATTTAAATTCTGTCATATTATCTCCATAAATGAAAATAAGGGTTATATGGAGAAATACCTCTCCATATAACCATATATAATTAAGATGCAAAATATTCAAAAGCGATTAAAGCATTTGATTGTCTCACATCATAAGAACCTGATCCACAGCGCTCATAACATTTAGCAAATGCTAATGCAATTTCTTCAATATCAGTCATTTCAATAAAATCATCATAATCAAATCCTGATTTATATTCACTACCAAATGAATTAAATTCATTTTCAATAGTTTCAACTAAATATTGACATTGTTCAGATAAATCCATACCTTTAGTATTACTATATTTTAAGCTCCATTGGCATATGCCATAATATCCTGGATGGGTATTGGTAGTATGCTCAATATCTAAAGTATGCCCACCAACCTCAGCCATTATATTACCAAGGATACCGGCACATATTTCATCGCTATATCCTTGATCGCTTAAATATAACCAAATACTAGAAGCAGTTGGGTATTTCTCAATTCGAATTTCCCAACGTTTTTGTTCTAACCGATTTTCATAAATTGTAATCAATTTATTTAATTGTTCAATTTCAGCAGTCGTTGTTTTAACTACTGGATGTTTATCGGTATATCCTAAATTATCAGCCAATACTAGCATTTGTTCAGCGGATTCTTTTAATGTTTTACACTCTTGGATTAGTGTTCTTAATTCTTGTGTATCTTCTGTTTTAGATATATTTCTAATTTGTTTATACTCAATCGTAGTAGTAAGATCTACCACAGAAGACATTTCAGAAGGGATGTAAGCTTCCGAAAGTGCATTTCGAGTAATAACTGATGCTTCAACAGTTTTAATGCTGCATCCAATAATTAGTACACAGCTTAATGCAATCAGCCATTTATTCAAAATAGTATTTTTCATAATTGTAATTCCTCCTAATAGGTTTTTGGTCTATTAGTCGTAAGTGTCAATTATTAAAAATAATAATTTGCCCTATCTACAATTTCGTAATCTTTAATCATAACTTGAGGACTAATTTTATTATTCCAAATATTTCGTTCGCATTCACCAACGATATTAATTGTCACATAACCTAATTCAGAATATAGTTTATCATATTCCTCTTCAGACGACCTAAACTTCATAAAATTGATGCCGTTAGGCAACATTATCTTTAGAGTAGGATTTTTATCTGGCGATAGAATACGTATATTGTCTTTATGGACTTTAATACCTTCTACTGCAATTTCAGCTTCTTCTACTCCTTGGCCCCATAAGCTTTTCATTCCTGCGATATCAATAACTTCATCAGGAGTCAGCTCATCTGATTTGTAGATAAAATCTACATTATAGATTGGGGTGAAATCAAAACCGTCTAGAGCAGAATTTGTAGATGCAATAAATGCGCTAATATCTTCATCTTTAATACCAACACCAAATGCATTTGCATGGCCTTCGGCGTACATAACATATTTATTATTTTCTAAAAATCCTCTAAAATCTTTCAATCGAGATTTGTCGTATCCTCTACCAGACCCTTCCCAAGTTATTGTACCATCTTCATTTTCAATTCTATTTAAGATTAAAACAGGTCTTTGATATTCACTCATTAATTGATTTGCTATTAATCCAGTTAGGTTGCGGTCAGTAATCAAATCATCTAATTGAACGATTAAGATTTTATTACTCAATAAGTTTTGATTTACGATTATCTATTCAATTTTTTCCAAGCTATTGTCTCGAATTTTGGTTTGCCTACTTTTAATATTGGTACAATTTCGACAAGCTTGTTCTACTCTCGTCTCTGCTTGACCTTTACATCCACGTTTCGTTGATGGGACAAGTTCGTATCCCCGAAAATCAAGCATTGATTCGAATAGCATGAGCTTTTCTTCTTGCGTTCCGACGCGAGTTGTCGCGTTAATTAATGGAGCAATATAAAAAGCTACTCCAATAGGTGTAATCTCATTTGTAAAATGAAATTGGTCTTTATCAATCGCACCTCTGAAGTAAGGATTGCGGATTTGTTGAAGTCCTTTATCTATTAATCTTCTTGTTTCAAAATCTCGCACATCCATCATGTCGGCCACCAATCCAAGAGCTACTAAATCTAAAAACTTCTACGCATGGTTAGTTTTTAATAACATATCAATGTAGCAACAAAATTTCCAGACCATCGCTACACCAGATAATGATTTAGTAGGATAATCACATAACTAATTATTAATTACACAAGCATATTTAGAAATGTGATCAGCTTCATGGTGGTCTATTACCAGCACGTCAACTCCACTTAGATTTAAATATTCATGAGCTTCATAATCATTTGAACTTGAATCTGGAGCGATTACTAATTTAACATCTTCTGGAATTGTATCTGGAATGATACCGTGCTGTTTTCCCATATGGACACGATAAGAAATGTTATTATTCACAAAACTGGGAAATAGACAATATAGATAATTCATAAGTAATGCGGCAGAAGTATATCCATCACAATCACTATCTACCTATATCAGAACTTTGTCATTTTGTGAAATATGTTTAATAAGCATTTTAGCACCTTCATCCAAGTGCGGTATTAACCGAGGGTCTAAAATGTCATTATCAGTAGTGTTTAAATAATGATTAATCTAATCGTAGGGTATTCCACGATTTACTAGCACTTGTTCTACCGGTGTATATATCGGGAACTCGGGTGCTCTTAGGCGGTATTCCATAGAATAGTCACCCTCCTTTCATTAAACCACTACCCATATATTTTAATTTTTTTATTAAATTTATTATTTATATCAGTCCTTCTCTGGATAATAATATTCAAACCCATGATATGGAAAACAAGTAGTACAAGGTTTAATAATAGTATCGACAATATCATCAGCAATTTCACGGTCAATATAAGAAATATTACACCTGTATCCTCGGCTATTAGTATTACCTCGTAGAGCTCGCCAATTATCTCCATTTTCATAAGTAATTGTATATTCAGTTTTAGTTTTAACTATTTGGACAGGATTAATATGAAGCTATTCATATTTTGTCGCTATTCGATCTAATTGTTTTACTGCTGAAATCCAACGATTACCCCAAACGATACCATTCATATTGTGTTCCTTTCTTTATTATTTTTCCACAATTGGGACACTTATCATATTCTTCTTTAAAACTTTTATAACATAATGGACATTGATATCTTATATCTGGGAATGGGTCTAAATCTGCGGCTGCATTATATTTATTCCAATGTAATTCGCTCATTATATTATAATCCTTTCTTTAAATAATTTCAAGAAAATATCTTTTCCATCATCAATTGGTGAATCTTTATATCCAAGTAATCCGGTTTTATCAAACATAAATGATATTGTGGCATAATTTTTAAATTTACTTCTTGCTTTTAATAAATTTAATTTAAGATGTTTAAATTCATCATCACCAAGCTCTTTAAATTGTCTATCAAATGCAATAATAATTTCTTCAACTCCACAATCTAATAATAACTGAACTTGATGGCTGGATAAATTACTGCCACAACACGCAACAGATATATCATTATTAAGACCAAAATAAGTTTTATATTTTAAAACAGATTTTTCTCCTTCAAATACTATTGCTTTTTTAAATGTTTTTATAGCATTTTTACTTAAATTTAAATTATATAAATTCATACCAAGAGGATGGCTATACCATTGATTATTTAAATGAATGGGTCGATATTTCCCATATAATTCACATTCTTCTTTACATAATGACCGCCCACGTAAACCAATAAATCGCCCATCAATATCATAATGTGGAATTGTTATTTGGTCGCCTCCTGGATAAAAACCAATTTTAGCAGCATTTAATGCTTCTTGTGAGATACCTTCATCTAACCAAGGTGTTAATTGAACTTTATAATTAAATCTTGTTAAAATTTTTTCATCATAAGTTTTTAGTGTTATTTGATTAGTTTTCTTCTCAATACTTTGAATACGACTATATTCATTAAAAATTTTCCAATCTTCAAGAGTTTTGGCTTCATCTAATTCTTGAATTGTTCCGCCTAAACCAAAACGATGAGCTACCCATAAAACTGCTGAGTTTAAATCAAATTCTCGCTCATGTTGAATACGCATTACTTTCGTGCATAATTCAAATATATCAAACGTAGCATCGCATCCGGTATAACATTTAAACAATCCAGTATTTTCATAATAGTAGAGTTTTTTACTACCTTCACCAGGCATATTATGACAAATAGTTGAAGAGACGATCCCAGTTTCATTATACTCAGGATCGCCTCCCCATTCTAACAACAAGTCATAAATATTATCGGTAGTAAGTTTTTCCCGGATTTCTGACTTGTCGAATACAACCATTAGTCAACAATCACTTTCACGCATTTGCGTAGAAGATTTAGATTGGTGTTTACATATTCAATCAGAATATCCTGTGGATTCTTGCGAGGTCCTTTATAACTTTTAATCAGCTCTGTAGCCTGACGCTTAGACATCTTATACTCAATTTGACCAGCTTTTTCCATAATTATTCTCCTTAAAACGCACTTTCTTCTTCAAAATTAATTTTTATATCATCTATTGGGACTAACTCATACCCATAAGTAGTGCAAAACATAGGTTTAACTCTACAAGTTCCTAAATCTGCTTTACACCACAAATATACACCTTTATATCGGCCACGTCTATTTTTATAAACTGACATTTTTATTGTTGGAATTTCAAAAATATTTGTTTGTAAAATATCATTTAATGCTACTAAATCATCATCTTTTACAGGCAATAAAATTGAACCATAGTCAATTTTATCCGCAATAGCTTTTGCTCCTCGTAAGAGATTTTGATCTGGTGTTTCTGCATCTTGATAAGCACCATTTAACTGAGTGGCTGACATAATAAATACACCATATTGATTACAAATATCTTTTAATTTAGTTGATAGCATAAATAAGATATTATCTTCACGCAATTTAACGCCACCACTACGACGAGTAATTTCTTCAAGAATTTTTAAACTTGTATGAATATAATCATGAAATACATATTTTACTTCATGGTCGCGAATACCTTTTTTAATTTCATTCTCAACATCCATTAGAGAAAAATCAGGTAATTCACGAATATAAATGGGACTAGACGCAATAATTTTACCAGCTTCTAATACTCGTTCTTCTTCATCACCAACATATAATTTTGTATTCAAAATATGCTCTTCATTAACATTTGATAAAAATGCTAACATCATAGTTTGAATTTCACTAATTTCTTGTTCTGTGGTAATATATAAAACTGGTTCACAAATACCATTTCTAATCCAACCAAATGTTTCATCATAAATTTTATTACACCCAAGATTACAAGCATCGGCAATCATTGAACGAGTTTTTCCAATGCCAGAAGGGGCTGAGCGCAAATAAAATTTCTTTAATCTGGCCCCACGGGTCACTGTATTGACAAGTGATCCGTATAATGGTGAACCAATTTCTGGATGTTCTTTTAGAGAATCAAGCAAATCAAAAATTCCATGACCGGCTTGTACCGCAACACCCTCTACATTATTTACATATTCATATTTGATTGTTTCAATTCTATCATCAACTAATTTTGCAATATTTTCTAATGAGGAATTGTCTAAATTATCTTCTTGTAATTGTTTTTTCTCAACATCTAAAATATTATCAGGGTCATAAATAAATGATACATCTACACCATAATTATCATATGCTCTTAATAGAGACATTTTCTTTAAACGACTATAATAATAATCAAATGATAATGGTTTTGCTGTATCCGCAATATTTAGAAGCCACTCTTCACCTTTATTAGCTTTATATATACCTTGATATTTTGGACGAGAAGATAAAAAATCATTAATATTTTCTAAGGTAACTTTTTCAGCACCTAATTCATGAATTTTATAAATAGCTCCAAATACAACTCTATGAAATTGATCTGGGAAATCTTCTTCGGTTATTGAATATTTATCAGTAAAATCAAGTAATTGCGGAGAATTATAAACACATCCAATTACTTGCATTATTGCAGTTGGGTCGACATATTTAGATGCCATTCACACCCTCCTCTTCATCTAAAAATGAAAATAAGTTTTTCTTATATGGTTTCCGTTGAGGTATTGGTATAGTTATTTCTTGAACTTGTGGAACATATAATGAGATATTTTTATCTTCATTTCTTTGTTTTATCATCCATAAGTTATAGTAATAATTATAGGCATCTTTATATATCCAAGGAATTATACCAACTCCGCCATTTGCTTTTTCGACGGAATTCCCTTTAATTTCATAAAAATATATAAGGGCTTTTAACATACCTGAATAAGTATAATTATATTCTTCTACATATTGGTTTAATTGTTTCCGCACACGAGGATTAATATAATTTTCTCCAAGTAGTTTCATTATATATTGCTCTAATTCAGTCTTATCTTTATCCTCTTCTGGAGGCTTAATAATTTCTTTTTCAGAAGTGACACCAGCACATTGAGGATGAGCATAACGACGAGTTCCAACTTGAACATATGGAAATTTATCTCTATCGAAAATCTATCCACAATAAAAACATTTTACTTTATGCGCTATTTTCAATCACTCCTTTCAATACTTCCTTATATAAATATTATATCATAAAAATGGATAAAAATCAACCTGAGGCGGATTTGAGTTCGCCTCAGGTCAATATTAATTATTCAGTAACAGTTTTTGCCTCAATGGTTGGCATTAAATCTTCCTTAATCTCAGTTACAATCAAATCAATCAATTCAGCTTGGTCGATTGTTGCATCATTAACTTTCTTGCCCTTACCCAAATATTTATCAACAATCTGAGTGACGCGAGGAGTGTAATATGCCTGATTTTTAGCCATTAAAGTACCAACCAATTCCTGGAACTCTTCACGCAGAGCATCATAATCATAAGTCTTTGCAATAGATACTACATCACGTGCATCAGTGACAAACTTATTATCATGCATTCCAGCTTCCTTATCAATAGCCTTATTTAGAGCATTTACCAAATTCTCATAAGTAAATTCAATTACAGGCTCGATATAACGGAAACGGCATCCAGTCTCAGCGCTATTATCAGGAGAACGCAGAACCAAGCGAACCTTAGCCTCGCCATTCTCAGTATATTTCTCAGCATAGGCATAAATATCAGCCATATCCTTGGCAATATTATTATAAGAACTAGGACAAGTAGGAATAATCTGGTTATATTCAACACCAGCCTTAGTCTTAAATGTCTTATCCTTGCTATGAGAAATAAATACTACAGCATATCCTAACTAAGTAATAGTGCGGAATACTTCCTCGAATTCCTTTTTCACCATATTCCAGCCCTGTCCATAAGGGATACCAGACAGAGCATCAACGCCGTTCTGAGAGCAAATATACTTCTCACAAAGCGCACCAGCAATATCAACCGTATCAACGGCGATAGACTTAAATCTCTCTTTTACTTCTGGCTTCTTCAACTCACGAAGAGTTTGCTTCATTTCGCCCCAAGTGGTAATATCCTGAGCGATAACACCAGGCAGAGCATTATAGCCACGCTCAAATGCCAGAATCAGAGGGGATGGCATATGAGAAGCAAATGTAGTTTTACCACTCTTCTCAGCGCCATAAACATATGTAATATAACCAGACAGGTCACGACTAACCTTGTGAGGCTGTAGAGCCATCAAATCAATACCCATTATTTTTTCTCCTTAATATTCTTATCTTGTTCAAATGGTTTTAAAACTTCGTTTAATAATTCGTAGTCAATATAAAATTCATCATAATAAAGGGGCATTTCTGAACGATGGCCCCGAATTGGGGCCTCGTTATCTGAATGGCTCATTATTAGAAATTAAATTCTGCCTTAGAAGAAGCAGCAGCTGGAGTAGTCTGGCCCTTAGAAGCCTTATACTCATCACGACGCTGTTTCATAGTTGCCAAATAAGTTTCACGGTTTGCAATCGCTGTAGTCAACTCAGAAGCAAGAATAGTATCTTCACTATCCCACTCATAAGGCTCTTTGGCTGCACCAGTAATTACGAAATCCTTGCGGGTGCTCTGGACCTCACGTACAGAATCTTCACCAAATGCAGACTCTTCACGAATCTCACGCTTAATGACCTCAGATACCTGACGACCCCAAACCTTAGTGAATACAGGATTAGAAGTAGTAGCTCCCAAATCTTCAAAATAAGCCATAGCACCAGCATTAGTAGCGGTGAACTCAACAGGCAAAATTTCATTACGGAAATTAAATACAACACCCTTAACGACTGCCTTTTCAGGGATCTTACGCTCATCATCGGCGTCAATATGAGTTACCTGAGTAATAACCATATCACATTTAAATGTATTGCGCTGAGTTTCATCTTCAGTAAGAACATTAGTAGTATGAACGAATCCACCTTCATTAGTCTTTACACTAACAAGCTCTTCCTTACCATTACGGTCAGTATAAAACTCATTCAAACCAATAGCAGAATCAACACGAAGTTTAGCAGCTTTATCCGCGCCATCCTGCATATATGTTCCTACTACACCATCAATAATATTCTGAAGCAGAGAATAGGTAGCATTCGCTCCACCCTTTGCAGTCTTCTCAGTTACATAGGTAAAATGAACAGGAACAATATTAGTCATAGCATCATCAGTTGCAATACTAATAGTTCCAGAAATAAAATTAGTTCCGGGAGCTTTAGAGTTAGGGCCAGTTACCTTAGCCTCTAGAGCATGCTCGTATAGAATTCCTTCAATGTGAGTCTCATTCTTTACTTTCATCATAATATTATATTCTCCTTAATTAATCAACAATTTCAAAATTCTTACCTTTATCTGTTAATACATAAATTACGGGGTCTTGACCCACTTTTTCTACAAACCCATCAGAAACAAGTTTTCTGAAAGCGCCAGACACTGCTCTAGATGAAATTACCAATCCTTCGGCCACTTCACGAGCTTTAACCATTGGCATTTCTGGATGTTCCCGCATCCACAGAATAATTTTTTTACCATTTTCTGTGAATGTTGGTTTTTCAATCTCTTCAGTTTTTCTAAACGATTCCCAATAAAAGTGAGCATCTTCATTCATTTCTACTGGATTATTTTTTGTAGCTTCAATCAATGTCTCAACATATTTAATAAATTCAATTTTTTTACTCATAATTAATTTTAATTAACTCACTTTCTCTTACTTTATATAAATATTATATCATTTTTTTTAAATAAAATCAAGAATTAGTTAATTAATAGTTCCTGAGCATATGGCAGAGTTTCTATCCATCTACAAAATGCTCGCCACTCAGGTAGACGATGATCTTTTCGTTGCATATAAATATTTCTTAAACAACGATAATTAGTAGTCATTCGCGCTGTTAGCATAAATCCAGCAGGATTAGAATAGAGAATTTCTAGATATGCATCTTTTAACCATTCAGTTAAATCTTCTCTACGCTAATCATCTTTAGGGAATGAATCTCTAAGATCAGTAATTTTATTATATTCCTTGACTTTAGATTTCATAATTTCAATAATGCGCGAATCAACATATTTATTATATTGGTTATCTAAATCAAATTTAGTAATACGATGCATTGTAGACTGTGAAGATACAAATTCAAGGAATCTATAACGTTCTGCTTCTACCCAAGCTTTATTACTAAATGTTAAATCAAAATTAACCCGAATACCAGTCATAAATTGAGCATGTGCTCCATTACCAGTTTTCGTAGCATTTACCAAATTTTGGCAACGAGCCAAATCCTTTTCAGTAATATCCCTATCAGGAATGATAGTTCTCATTGGGTATCCAGAAGCTAGAATACTTTTTTCCAAATCATAAATATCTACATTACTTACAATATCTTTATAATCCATTTTAATCCTCATTACTTAAAGTATAGCCACTGAGATTATGCCCAAGAGACCGAACAAAACAGTCAAGTTCATCAATAAATACCATACTGCCTTTTTGATAATTTCCATTTACATAATCATAATATGAAATAAAATTAATTCCAATGATTCCATATCTTTCTGCTTTAATTCTCATAGCATCAGGATTAGAACAAGCAATAATAGCATTTTCCTCTTTGGCCAGTAGCATCAATCTACTTGTTTTTCCAGTTCCACGTTTATCAATTATTCTATACATTATTTTATACTATACCCAAATTCTTTGGCTTTAAAAAAATCTTGCCAATAGTCTTCACGTTCATCTAATTTTGAACGCTCACATTCTTCTATTACTTCAAATGAAAAATTCTCTACACCAATAGCCTTCATAGCTGGGTAGAGTTTATTCTTAGTAACTGGATCAGCACCTAATCCACGTTTAATATGTTGTTTCCAACGTTCGGCTAAATTGGCCGCTTGCCCTACATAACACATCTAATTAGTTAAATTAGTGATTTTATAAATCCCAGTATGAGTTCCAGAACCAATTACACGACCAATTAAATCTGTGGTAGGTTTTTCATAATAACATTTCCAAATAACTTTATTAAGAGGTTCAGGATTTCGTAAATGTTTTTCAACTTCACGCAATTCTTTAATCTCGTCTAAGTCCTCTTTTGGAATTGTTAATTTATAAAAATCACTTTGAGAACGAATTTCTTCGGCTCTTTTACTTGCTTCTACAGAAGCATTTACTTTTTCAGATTGTTCTTTAATCGCCAAATCTAATTGTTCTAATTCAATTTTCTTTTGGTTAATCAAATTAGAAATAGATAGCGCGCAATCAGCCATCATTTCTTTATAATCATTCTAATACTATTCAGTTTGAGTAGTATAATAATTACTAGCATTTTCTAATGATTTATCTAAATTAGTCTATGCTATTTCCATATTTTTTTGATAAAATATGTCGGCTGATTCTTTAGCTTGCTATTCTAACGAAAAAATACTAGATTGAACTTCGTCTCTCTTCGCTTGAAGCGAAGCTAATCCAATCTGTAATTGTTTAGTCTCATCCTCTAGCCGCTATTTCTCACCAATTAAATTATTATTTAATCGTTCAATATCTAAATTATACTCTTGCGTTTTTTTAATTTTAGGCTAGAGTATAAAATAGACAATAACTCCACCAAGAATGAGCGATAATATACAAAATAAATAGGACATATAAAATTAAAAGGGGTAGAAAAATCTACCCCTTATTTTATACTATTAATTACTCAGCGTCAGGAGCATCGGGGTCGAAGCTCATGCCAGCAGGAGTCAGAGACAGGAACTTAACCTGCTTATGAGTACCATCCTCCAACTCAATCTCAGCGGGAGTACGGATACCCAAACCCTTGCGCTGGATAGCGGAAGTGAAAATACCATCAACAGAACGCTTCTCAAAACCCAGAGCGTCAGCCACATCAGCAGCGGTCACGTTCTGACCATTGATTTCCTTCAAATAATTTAGAACCTTCTTAGAATTCTCTTTCATAGCCATAATAATAAATTCTCCTTAAAATTAAATAATTATTTTTTTCTAATTTGTGTAAATATTATATCAAAAAATTTTTTCTTTGTCAAGAATACGTAGCAAGAAGTTCCTGAACCATCTCGTCGATGATTGTAATATCATCAAGACTATCAACATGGCTTGATAGAGTCATAATTTCCATTTGAGCTCGTTGAATTTCATCTTGATTATCACTCGTCTAAATAATATGCTCCGCTTGAGCAATCTTTTTTGCGAGATTTTTTAGTTCTTTACGCTTCATTTAAAAATTTTCATCCTTAATTTTTACAATCATATTATATACAATTTTTTTCGGAAAGTCAAAATATAGTATCTATTAGGCAGTCTTCAAAATTTTTATCATCCCTGAAACATTTAAAGAACCCATGTCGTAATGTATGGTCAGTATTATTTTTTTCCATACATTGGATTGAAACAACACGATTGAGATACTTATCAGGATTTTTTGCGAAATCAGCTTTCAAATCATCTGTTAATCCAGATGATACAGTTCCAATTTCTACAATTTTACCCTCATTATCCAAGGCTCCAAGTCGCATAGATGTCTTCCACCCATAAAAATAGGGTTTGGTAACAGGAAACATAGGTGTTTTAATAGTAGCATAACCATTATCATCTAAATATCTACCATGATAAAGATTATCACCTAAATCAACCCAATACTCCCAAGTATTTAATTCCTTGCCAGTATATTGTTTCGTAGCATCTTCAAACCCAATACAAATACAATCAATAAAATCCATTTTCTTAATTTTAACTGAAGACCAAGCCGGACGTTTATCTGGCACATAAATAGCATCTTTTTTCTTGAGAACGACACCTTCTTCGCCTTTATCCAATGCGGAGGCTGTAAATTCTTGGATATTAGAAGTTTGTGCTTCAGCTAATTCTAAAAAATGGTATTGAGATAAATTAAATTTATCCCAGATTGCTTTGAGAACCTGATAGCGTGTCCAAGCACCCTTGTCTTGTAAATCGACTCCATTATATCTAATTACATCATGGAGATAATAATGAATTAGACCGGACGACTGCTGACGTGTAATCGCTTCAGGAGCTAAACATCCCATAATTTTAGTCACATCTTTAGACGTTTTACCTGGATAATAGATTTCTCCGATTAAGATAGTTCCAGAAGGAAGGCAATTTAATGCTACAGCAATATGAGGAACATTATCAAGTTTTTCAGTTAGAATACCAGTGTTGGCGCTTACATTACGACTGAATAAATAGCTATGGTGCTCAGTTTTCTCAAATTGATACCAATAACCATCTTTCTTCAATTCTGCAAAATAATCGCCACTATTACAAATTTGCGAGAACATATTTTCTTTCCCGTCTGGAAGTTTCCAGATTTTCATCGCCTGAATACATTGCGCTTCAGGGGCAAATTTATCAATTAATTCTTGTGAAAAACTCATTACTTTCTCCTTCTTTTATCTTATATACATATTATATAATTTTTTTTCTAAAAAAACAAGTTGAGGAGCCTAAACTCCTCAACTTAATTATACCTTAGTGATTGATTTAATGCGACTATTACGAATTAATTGATTACCAACAGATAGTCGACTTTGTAGAGGAATATCCTTCGCAGATACACAAATTGTTGATTTATCTCCAACAATCAATACATTATCTTCATCAGCAACCAATGTTGCTCCAACAATATCGCCACTTACATTACTGGCTTTATACCCTGCGATACCTTTACCAGCACGTTTCTGGGCGGGAAATTCGGTTAGATTAACCTTTTTACCACTACCACTCTCAGTAAAAATAGCTAGAGTATCTGTGTTATGACGAATCGGCAGTGCACTGACAATTTCATCGCCCTCATTGAGCCCAATACCCTTTACACCGAAGGATGCGCGAGAAGTAGGTCCAATTTCATTAGAATTAAATCTAATAACATTACCCTTTTTAGTAATTAATAGAAGTTCTTCATCCTTAATTAAGGAAACCAAGGCTAGCTTATCGCCTTCTTTAATCGAAACCGCGGCGATACCAGTTTTCTTTTTAGTTTTTACATACTCTTCTAGAGGAGTTTTCTTAACTAGACCATTTTTACTGACAAACAGTACAAATTTGGCGTCGGTATCCCTATAAATTGAATACATTGTGGCTGGCTCTTCATCGGGCATCATATTCACCAATGCACGGATTGATAAACCCTATGATGTATTTGTTCCTACTGGAATATCATTAACCAATAGGCGATACATTAGACCCTTATTAGAGAAAATCATTAGAGAGTCAATAGTATTAGTTCGCAATACACAAGAAGTAATATCATCTTGTGATTTTATACCCTTACCATTTTTCTTTTGAGTGCGGAATGATGTAGTAGGAATGCGCTTAATAGTTCCACCTTCTGTCATTACTACAACACACTTTTCAGGTTCGACTTCCGCAATCTCTTCTTCTTCTTTTGGAGTTGCTTCAATCTGAGTAATAACAGTTCTGCGCTCATCCCCATATTTATTTTTAATTTCTGTGAAAATTTTTCTTAATTCATCTGTTGGATCTTTAAGAATTAATGCTAATCTATTAAATTCTGCTACTAATTCTTCTTTATCGGTATTAATTTGTACTTTCTCTAATTTTGCCAAACGCGCTAACTTCATATCAAGAATAGCTTTAGCTTGGGCTTCAGAGAGATTATACTTTTCCATTAATGAAGTTTTAGCTGTCGCAGAAGATTCAGATTGTTTAATCAATTTAATTACATTATCAATATCTTCTAATGCAATTAATAATCCTTCTAAAACATGAATTTTAGAAGCAATTTTATCTGAATCATATTTAGTTTTACGAAGTAAAACATCTTTTTGATGGTCAATATAAATTTCAATTAACTCTTTGAGATTTAATAACTTAGGCTTTTTATTAACTAGAGCCACCTGATTAAAACTATATGTATCCTCAAGTCGAGTTAATTTATACAATTTATTAATAATAGGATTGATTGCAATTCCTTTTGCTAATTCAATAACAAAACGAACGCCATCCTTATTACTTTCATCTCGAACTGCTACAATACCATCAAGTTTACCAGTTTCACATAATTTATCAACTTCAATAATTAAATCATCTTTTGATACCTTATATGGCATTGAAGTAAATACAATAGTATCATAACCATTTTTACTTTCAACAGTATAATCAGCTCTTACACGAGCGCGGCCTTTACCAGTCATATAAGCATTGCGTAGTTCATCTTTATTAATTAATGTTGCTCCAGTAGGAAAATCTGGTCCTTTAACATATTGAAGCAAATCATCAATAGAACAATCTGGCTTGTCTAGAGCGCAAATAATAGCATCCATAATTTCAGTTAAATTATGAGGAGCAAATGAACAAGCCATAGCAACTGCGATACCAGTAGTGCCATTTACCATCAAATGAGGAATACGACCAGGTAAATATACTGGTTCATCTTCTATATCGGTATATGCGAGTTGCCAATCAACTGTATCTTTCTTAATATCTGCCAGCATTTCTTCTCCAATAGGAGATAGCTTACATTCAGTATAACGATAGGCTGCTTCTTGGGCGCCATCACGGGAACCATTATTACCGTGGAAGGCAATAGGAGGATAACGCATTGTCCAAGGCTGGCTTAAAATACATAACGCTCCATAAATAGAACTATCACCATGAGGATGAAAACGACCCATCGTATCGCCTACTGGTTGCGCGCACTTAACAAATTTCTTATTATATGCGTATCCTTTATCAAACATATCATATAAAATTCGTCTTGCTACTGGCTTTAATCCGTCTTCAGCTGAAGGAATTGCGCGGTCTGTAATTACACTAACACTATAATCTAAAAATGATTGTTCAACTTCATGGATAATCGGTGTTTGAATAATATTATTTTCCAATCGTAGCTTCCTCCTCTCCAGTAGCCAATTTATCAGCTAATTCATTCCATTTATGACCCGAATGACCTGAAATTTTTCTTAAATCCATTCTTAATCCCATATTATATAAACGATCAAATGCCTTAAATAAATCAACATTTTCTGGAGTTCTTTTATCTGTTGGTTTTATCCAGTTAAATGTTTTCCAATTCCACATCCAAGTATTAATTGCATTAACACAGTATGCAGAATCACTATATACAATTGGATTATATTTACCATATTCAGAAAATGCATATAGAATTGCTTTTAATTCTTCACGATTATTTGTTGTACCAGTTTCACAATCTTTACGATATGTAGCTATTAATTTATCATCTTTAGTAATTACAACCCCAAATCCTCCTGAGCTATTTTTTGTACCATTTCCTCGACAAGAACCATCAGTATAAATAATATAACTCATAGAACACCTCTTAAAAATGGATTTTGGTCGTGCTCAGAGAATATTGTGAACTCTTTAACAAAATAATTATTAATTACATTTACTGTATTATTTGGAAATAGTTTATTTAATGCCTAATGAATTTCACGGGCTTCATCTACATTAACATCTTCACCTAAATGAGCAACAATAATATCACCAGGGTATAAATTAACTACATTAACTTTAATATTCTCACACATCGACATTAGCCCTTTCTGCATATTTCTCAATAAATGCCTTACGAGGACCGACTGCTTCACCCATTAAACTAATAAATGTGGTTGCTACTTGTTCCGCATCTTCCATAGTAATTTGCTTTAAAGTACGAGTTTCTGGATTCATAACAGTTTCTTCCATTTCATGAACATCCATTTCACCTACGTGTTATTCCAATATCACTATTGGCACTGACTATTTCTTCACTCAGGCTTACGTATTAACTGCCTTCATCGTGCTCACCTTTTTGAAATGCGTATCAATAGCATTTCTACTCCCCAACAACGGGGATAGTCGATACAGGTTTAAACTATGATATTTTTCCAATTCTAATAAGTCCATACATTTGTAAATGAGCCGTATGTTATTTTATTAGAATAATCTTTATAAACTTCTCTTATATTTTCACCATTTTTACGACGTAATCTAATTTGATATACATCATTTTCATCTAAACGAGAACGTCCATTTTTACTTCCAATATTCGACGTATTATGTTTATGAAAATTCTTATTTTCTTCGGTAAATACTTCTGGCATAACATTTTTCCATGTTTCTCCATTCCATATTTTATGAAAACCTGATTCTCCAATTAAATTTTTATAATTTTCATAAACTTCATTTTTTCGCTCATGATTATTATATCGAGAACGAATATCAATAACATCTTGTTTAGTTAATTTATGACTAGGATGACATTCTTCAGCATTAAATTGTCCTCCAGAAGTCATATTATATTGATTTGGATAAGTATTATAATATTTAATATAATACTATTCTCGTTCATTTAATTCATTTATTTTACATTCTTCTAATATTTCAAATGTAAAATTTTCTATACCAAATTCTTGAATGGCTTGATATAATCGTTTATTAGTTTCTCGCATCCAATTGTATTTAGTTTTATGTTCTTTAAAACGTTCTTCAATTTGGACACTCTATCCAATATAAGAAAAATTATTTATTTTATTCGTAATTTTATATATACCTATCATTATAATTACCTCACTTTATTAGTAAGATAATATCATAGTTTCTTCCCACGAGATTATCTTCATTTATATTTTAAATTTATTCATTTCAGGATTTCCTGAAATGTCCAAATTTTGAAGACTACCTCGTTAGCCTATTATAATTAATAGACCCCACTGATAAGTGGAAAAGTGAGTAAGGGCCAGACTATCTCTTACCCTTTCATACGTCCTAGTTCAAATTGGCGATTCATTGATTTACGAAATTCTGTTAACGCTCGTTCATCTTTTAAATACTTAATATTAGTGCCCCAAGTAGCCTTAAACAATGGAGGCACGGCAGTATAAATATAACCTTTTTCCAGAAGCTCAGGCGCAAATTTCCAAATAAATGTTAAAAATAGGACACGAATATGACTACCATCAACATCAGCATCTGCGGTAATAATAATTTTACCATAGCGCAATTTAGATTCATCGACAATAACTTTGCCATTTTGAACTTCCAATCCAAATGCATCAATCATAGCACTAATTTCATTATTACTTAATGCTTTATGTAAATCTGCTTTTAAGGTGTTAATAATTTTACCTTTTAAGGGTAAAACCGCCTGTGTATTACGATTTCGAGCATTTTTTGCTGGTCCTTCAGCAGATTTACCCTCAACGATAAATACTTCACAATTCTTTCTATCTTTACTATTGGCATCACTTAGAATACCAGGAAGCATAGCACGTTTTTTTGTATCAGCTTTACGGACTGTTTCTTTAGCTTTCTTTGCTTTTTCTCTTGCGGCACGAGCCAATAGAGCTTTATCAACAATAGCTTTAGCATCTTTTTCATTTGATATTAGCCAGACTTTTAAATCTTTGGAAACAAGTCGCTGAACCATTGTACGCGCTTCACTGCTTGACAGAACATCTTTAGTCTGGCCTGAAAATACTGGGTCTGGCATAATAAATGAGAGAACTAGAGTTAATCCTTCTTTTAATTCTTCACCAGTAATATTAGCATCTTTATCTTTCAAGAGCCCTTTTTCACGAGCATAATCATTGATTGATGTTGTTAATGCTGTTCTAAACCCAGTCAAATGAGTTCCACCACTATTAGGGATAGAATTGGTATAGAGTTTATAAGTATCGCTATAAGTATCATTATATTGAAGCGCGATTTTTACACCAATTCTATCTTCTGTATTTTCGGTATAAAATACAGAAGTGAGAGTAGTTTTTTTATTATTTAAATCTTTAATATAGTCTAAAATACCATTTTTAGAACTAATTGTTTCTTCTGGTTTATCTTCAAATTTTAATGTGAAGAGCATTCCAGGAGACAAATAAGCTAATTCTTGAATTTGCTTTTTCAGAGCGTCATAATCAAGTTTAATACCTTCCTTGAAAATGGTGGCATCTGGACGGAATTTTACCCAAGTTCCTGTATTTTTATCGCTATATTTTTCTTCTTTATAATTAATTAATTTACCACATTTAAATGAAGCACTTGCGCGCTTTCCATCTCTAAATGAGATAACTTGAAATTGTTCAGATAATGCGTTAGTTGCTTTTGCACCGACGCCATTCATACCACCAGATGTATTATATCCAGTTTTTCCATTACTATCGAATTTAGCACCGGTGTGTAGTTTTGTATAAACATTTACTAATGTTTCACTACCATCTTTTGCTTTACCGAATGGAACACCACGACCATTATCTTTAACTTCAATATCACCATCTTTATTGACAGCAATATTACATTCAGTACAATGGCCATTTAAATATTCATCGACAGCATTGGAAATAATTTCAAGGGTAATATGTCTTACGCCATCAGGTCCGACTGAACCAATATACATACCTGGTCTAAGTCGAATAGCTTCGATGCCTTCAAGCGTTTTTATGTCTTTTACGCCATAATCAGACATTTATTAAATCTCCTTCCAATTATTTCTTTTTTATACTTTTTCTTTATATATTTATATTATATCAAAAATTTTTAGAATTGTCAAGAAATCGTGGCTAAAATTGGTTGAATTTTCTTTAAGTCATCGAGCGAGGTGTTGGCGAATGAAATTCGCGCATAACCAGGCATATTATAATTCTCTCCAGAGAGAATATAAATATCATGCTCTGCCAATTCTTTAAATGTTTTATCAAAATTCTTTACAGGGACACAAAAATACAGTCCCGCATCAGGAGCTTTCCAACCGCATGATTCCGCCAAATAATCTCTGCGTGCTTTATAATCAACAATTCTATTATCAATAATATTATCCCAATTATATTCAACTGCCTTTTGGATAAGAGAATTAGGAGGCCCAATAGTATTAGATTTAATATGAATCATATTAGATGCAATCATACTATTACCACAAATTGCATATCCAAAACGCCATCCGGTTAGAGAATATTTTTTAGAAAAACTTTTAATTACAACAGTATTGGGCCACATTTGCGCTGACATATAACTAGTTTTTTCTTTGTCATAAATAAAATCTTCATAGACTTCATCTACAATAAGATAAAAATTATTTTCCTCAGCCATGTCCACAAGGCGTCGAATAGTAGATGGGCCATAAATTTTTCCTGTTGGGTTATTCGGATTGTTTAGCACAATCGCTCGCGTATTCGGATTGACAAAATTAGAAATTTTTTGTAAAATTTTAGTGAAGTCAGATAAATCGATATATCTAACCACACCATTAGCATTTCTAATCATATCAGTATAGCATGACCAAGTAGGTCCGCATACGATATATTCATTTTTCTCAGTATCTTTTTTAGTTGCTTGAATGGCAAGATTAATAAGTTCTTTTGCGCCATTGCCAATAACAACGCGAGTGGGATGGCTAGGATAAATTTTTTGACGCAAACTTTGATATCCTGCTATTGGACTATAATTATGGATACCCATATTCATAGCATATGATAGTCCGCCCATAATACGAGGAGGGACTGGATAATTAGGGTCGCCAGTAGCTAAATTATAAACAGTTTCACCATGTTCTATTCTGGTTTTAATAATTAAATCAATTTCAGAAGGTGTAAAACTCATAAAAATCATACTCCTTTATTAATTTAATTATATTATAACAAATAAATTAAGAAATAGCAAATAAAAAAAATAAGGGTTAGCGAATTAATTCGCTAACCCTGTAAATAGATTATCCAACTGGATCTTGTGAGTTTCCAGAAACTTCATTAATTATATCATCGGTTGAAACATCTTGATGAGGATAGGTTGTATTAGCATAAGCATTATCGATACTTCGTATAATACTTTCAAATTTAACACCATCCTTTGTATTTTCTAATGCGGCTTTTTTATAATAAAATACTTGGCTCACGCCATATGCACTCCAAGGGAATGCTGCCATAGCGGTAAGCCAAGGTAATTCACCAAAATACTATTTTATTACACAATAAAACGCTAATACAATAAAACATATGGTAGTTATCCATATTAATATAGATTCTTGTATTAGTAAGGTTTTTGAAAATTCTTTTTTCTTCTAACGCATATCTTTTTTAGCCATAATTATTTCTTAGTTGTATAGGCAAGATCAATCCATCCGGCACCGCTTTTCAGTTTACCGAACCCATTTTTCTCTTCAACTATAGTATAAGCGCCTTTGTTTAAAACCATTTTTACTTTACTAGTATTATTTGGTTGAGCGCGAACATTTAATTTTTCAATATTAACATAAACTACATATGGTTTAAATGGCTTAGCTGGAGTATAAATTACTTTGCCTTCGGAATCAAATACTTTATAATCTCCGCCCAGTTTATCACAAGCTTTTTTGGCATTATCTAATGAACTATATGCTCCCATTTGAGTTTTACTATCAGTCCAAGTTTTACGAATACGATATAATTGAACTTTAGTAGTAGATGAATTAGGAGTATTTGATGGAGTAGATGAAGATGTAGTATTCATTAATTTAGCTACATCAGCACGAACTGTTGCCATTGATTTACCGAATTTGGGGAACCAATGGTTAATATCACCATGATTTGACCCTAAACCGAGAGCATTACTATCAGCATGACAGAGAATTGTAGGAACATTTACACCCTTGAAATTAACTGTGCCATTTGGATCAATATTGTATTTTTTACATAGATAAGCTGTTAACTGACAAGCTTCTTCATATACTTGTTTAAGATATGTTTCATTAGCTAATCCATCTTCACAGATTTCAAATTGAATCCATCCATCATTACAAGAGCCTTTTGGACCGCTGCCGCAGCCCCAAGGACGATAATCCCAAGGCATAGTTTGGACGCATCCAACAATTCCATCTGCCATTTTACCTACCCAGGCATTTAACCCAGCTTGACGAGTAATATGATTCCAATCATTTTTATTTACATTTTTACCTAATTTTGCGATTGCTTCATTATAACCAGAATCGCCTTCATAGGGCTAAACATAACGCTTTAACCAAGTATTATTGGCACCAGTACTATGCCATAAAACTCCTTTAATCTGCATTTTACTTGTGCCTTTATAACAAGTGCTATTTTTCTACATACAAACAAATGGAGGGTTGCTATCTGTATATTTTAATTTACTTGTCATTGTAGGTTGTGTAGCTTTTTTCAATGCTGTCTGAACTGCTGTTAGAGTAGCTGGTCCAGCTATTCCATCAACCTTTAATCCATTTTTCTATTGAAATGAACGCACAGCGGCTTCAGTTCCAGAACCAAAATCTCCATCTGCTCCGGCAGAACCACAAGAATAACCCAGAGAAATTAAATTATTCTGTAGAGCGCGCACAGCGTCATTTCTATCTCCGCGTTTAAGTAAAGCTGTTGTAGAAGTGGCTGAAGTATCACGTTCATATGATGGAGGCATAGTTTTTAGAGTCCAATATGCTGGACGACCATAACCACGAATATTGCCCGCACCAACAATTAGAGTTCTACGTTTGACACTATCACTATAATTACCTTCAATAGTAGTAATTACATTATTGTTTACTCGTTCTACAATACCAACATGGTCAGCAGAACCATCATTAGGCTGAGTAGATTTGTCCCAATTATAAAAAATATAATCACCAGGTTCAGGAGCTTTAGTTCCATCTTCTTCCCACTTACTTACTGAATGGTTTTTAAATAATTGGACATGTTTCTCACATCCTACTTCTGTTGGAATAATATCTGTTAATCCAGCTTTAATTGCTATAGCAGATGCGAATCCAGAGCACCAAGAGTCAGTATATTTTAATGCATAACCACGAGCTAATGGTTTATGAGAATTGTATAAATCTACAATTTTTTTATGACTACCATCAGATTCTTTGCATCCAATATATGACTGAGCTAAATAAACGACGTATTCACGCCAAGCTTTTTCAATAGCAGTCATTTAATCATTCCTCTCTTTAAAAAATTATATATAAAAAGAGACGCTCCGAAGAGCGCCTCTATATTGGCTTATTACATTTTTTGAGCAATTTCTGCAATTTTACTACGATGAATAGTTTTTAATTCTACTTCACCATATACATCGCTACCTCTAAATACCTTAGAAGCTCGACGCATACCATTATTTGCACCAGCAAAATGTACGTCATCAACCTAGGTCTAAGCATCGCCGTCAATAATACAAATACTATCTTCGCCAATGCGCTGTAAGGCTAATTTCATTAGAGTAATATCAAGGTTTTGAGCTTCTGAAATATAAATACCAGCATTCATACCAGTAGTATCATAACCTCTAATATCTGACATAGGTAATAGAATTAATTTTTCACGATCCATTAATTCTTCAACTGCAATTCTATCTCCTAATTTACTAATTAATAGATTGCCGATTTGAGAATCAAGAAGTTTTTCATCTCGACTACCAGGATAAAAACCTAGTTTAGCAGAATTTTTAGTCGCTACGGTATTACAGAAAATAATAACTTTATCAATTTGGCCGCGGTCAAGCATATGTAGTAAAAATCCAAGAGCAAGATAAGTCTTACCTGTTCCTGCTGGGCCTTTTAACATAGTAATTTTATTATTTACTAAGCTGTCGCAAGCGAGCTATTGATAAGCATCCCCTTTAATTGGCTTGACTTCACCGAACCATCGTGAATTAAATGATTTATAATCTAAATGTCGATAATATTCACCATTCCAACATAAGCGGTCTACAATTTCTCCTTCTGTATTTTTAACAAGGATATATTCGCCTACCTGAAGATTCCATTCGTTTTCACTTGGATTGGTATAAAAATCACCCATACAATCATCGGACATAGTAATTTCTTTATATCCAGTATAATTGTCAGGTTTATCTTCTTCTAATGATTGGATATTAGAAGTAAATACTCGTGCGATACTTTTTAAGGCTAAATCATTAGTAATAAATACTATTTTTTCTTCTGGAAATAATCGCACACATTCCAAATAACAACTAAGAATTTTTGTATCATTGGTTAATTCAAAATCTCTTTGTGTTATATTTTGAGCATATGTATTTTGGTAGTTAATAATTAAATATTGACCAAAATGCTCATCTAAATCGTGGAGAAGTTGACGAGCTGAAAATTTTACATTATCATCTTTATTAGTTGATGTTTTTATATTTTCTAATTCTTGTAATGTAATTGAAGAAATAATAAAATCTTCTGGTTCATCAAACAAATTCCCCGCTCTCAGAAGCAGGCTACAGGTATCATAGAATTGTCTTGTTTTTATCATTCAGTATCTTCCTCTTCTGTTTTAGATTCTTCTTTCTTTTCAACAATAAAACCGATTTTTTTAACTGTTGCAGTAGGATTAGAAAGGGCCTTGATGCGAGCCTCGCTCTCAGAGATTTTTTCAGCACATGCTTGTTTAGGACATTCTAACCAAGTTAAAAATACTTTAAGTAATCCATCAAAACAAGGAATAATATAATCAGAAAAAATTATGCCAGCGAGAAAAACTAATAAATATTCGATAGTATATTCACCCTTCCGTTTCTAAATTTAAATTTTTAGATACGAATATTAATTTGAATTGTCCGTTGCTTCGCTCTTCAGACGAATTCTTTTATATAATTTATCTTTTTCTTTAATATACCCATGTAGATACTATTGTTCATTAGCAATAGCACGTTTACACATCATTAAATCTTCTTCAAGATTTTTAATTTCAGAATTTAATCGTCTTGAAAAATAATTAGGGGTATCACTTTCCCAGACTGCTAATGTTGATTTAAGATGATTTAATGCTTCTAATTTTGGTAAAATTTCACAATTTTTTACAAATTTTAAATATTTTTGATGAGCGCGAGACTCAGCAATAAAACACCCAGTTTTTTCACTCATAAAATCTTCATCATCTGGATGACAGTGAGCCTATCCTACGAAGTAATGGTCCTTATACTCAATTACGCATAGAGTTTGACCATTATCATATTCAAAAGAAGTTTTCATATGATTCTCCTTATATTATTATTTATATTTATATTATATCAAAAAATATAGGAAAATGCAAATAGTTGCTATTTGGTCAAAAAATTGCTATAGGTGTGATGAATCGAAATTACGACCGAAGTCGGGAACAAATAAAAAAAATGGGAGAGAATTTTTATTCTCTCCCATTTAGATTATAAAGATTGCCAATTATCTATATCAAATTTTTCTGGATCTAAATATTTTTTATCTGTGAAATAATGAACAAATTCTCCACCTTTTACAAATTCAGTTAAATCAACTGCGTGGAATGGTTCGCTACCAGCACCAACAGTGCGGAATGAACCGCCATTAATTTCAGCTTTTACAGTAGCAATAGATAATTCATCATTACCCATAGGATTCCCCTCGAAAAATGGGCATTCAGCAATTAATTGACCATCATTAATAATTACATTAATAGGTTGTTTAGTAGAATGTTGAGCAATAGCAACTGCTACACCTTTTGAGGTCGGGCCACTGCCATTTTTTACCATACATTCATTAGCAAAACCATAGGCTTCAGCAATACCACCATTCATAGTAAAATCTCCGCTACGAATTTCAATAGCTGAACGTCCACGGATTACGCCATCATTAAATGTCATTTTACCATTAAATTGAGGTTGATAATAACCACAATTATCTTCTCCAGTGATAATACTTGAAGCTTCAATTAACCCGCCATTAATGATACATTCAGTATTTCCACGACCAGCATTAGAACCATTTCCACTGATACCATAACATTGACCAACAATATGTCCACCATTAACAATTAATTTAGCAGGTTTAGAATTATCATTATCAGTTTTATCAACTGTTAAAACAATACCGCAATATACACAACCACCAGGACTTACTCCAAAAATTTCACCTTCACCATTAATAGTTAGAGTTCCGCCGTGATGAATGGCTAATAGACCAGAATTGAAATTCCAATTAGGTTTCGCGGTTAGCGATTTTCCGTTTAAATTGAGTGTAATATCTTGTCCATCCCCAATTACGACTTGAGCACTCATAACTTCATTACCGACTAAGGTGATAGTAGATGGAGTAGTTCCGCAAGCGATAACTGCTTCATTTAAACTGGCATATCTTTCGCCATTTACTTCTGCAACATATGCATTAGCATCGACAATATTATAAACTTGTCCTTTAATTTTAATTTTAGAAATATTCATATTAGCCCTCCTCTACTGTATCAATCAAATCATCAGGCAATACTAAGGTATCTCCTTCAACTTTAACATCACTCAATTTTTCTACTTTTTCATTAGCCGTAGCTAATTCTGATTTAGTTGTATTAAGCTCAGTTTCTTTATTATTTAAATTTGTTTGTAATGTAGTAATTTGAGTTTCTTTTTCAGTTAATGTATTTTTTTGCTCCTGGATTGTAGCAGTTAATTCATTAATCTACTTAGTTGCTTTAGCTTCTTTTGCTTGATATTCAGCAACTTGAGTTTCTAACTCAGCAATACGGGCTTCTGCTTCAGCACTACTTCCACTTCCACCAGCGCTTACTAATTTCATTTTTTTCCAAGTGCGACTTCCACCTGATAAAATATAACTATTACCAGTAGCAATAATATATGCAGTAGAACCAGGTGCATCGAGGACTGATAAATTATTTACTTCTTTTTCTTCGTCAAGAACATATTCTGTCAATCCATATGTAGTGTGTCCACTTTTTGACATTATATTTACCATACTAATGCCTCCTTTATTTTTTATATCTATTAAATCTAAAAAAATCACGGATGCAATTAGTTGATTATACCCAAGAGTATAAAAATAGACCGCTGAAATTAATCAGCGGTCTATAAAATTAATCTTTCTTCTTCAGGGCAGAGGTTAGCATATCCTTAATGTCAATACCACTGTCTGCCATAGCTTCCATAATCTGGTTGGCAGAAGTCATTACGTCCTTGACCAGCTTGGTTGAATTTCCATCGCCATACTGGACAATCTTATCAACCTTAGCCAGAGGAGCTGCTGCGCTTGCGACTACATCAGGCAACGCCTTGAAGTACATCTCAATGATGGATGCTTCGCCCATCTTCTTCTGCGCTTCAGCCTTAGCTTCAATAGCTGCGGCCTCAGCGGCACCAACTGCCTGGATACCAGCGGCTTGCTGCTCAGCGGCATATCGGTCTGCATCAGCCTGGGCTTTCTTAGCCTCGGCGCTCTTCACAGCCTCATAGGCCTTAGCCTCAGCCTCTTTCTGGCGACGAACCAAATCAGCCTCAGCCTGCTTCTCAGCCGCAAACTTATCAGCCTCAGCCTGCTTACGAACCAGAGCATCCAGCTCGTACTCCTTCAACTGAATCTGCTTCTGCTTCAGCTCGGCTTCACGCTCTGCCTTAGCGATATTAGCATTAGTTGCGGCAACTTCCTTAATCTTGCGCTGATTCTCTTCCTCAATGCCAGTTGCTGCGGCAGCCTGTGCCTTACGTGTATCAGCCTCTTGCTGAAGCTGTGCCTGCTTGATAGCCAAATCATTATTGCGGGTAGCAATATCCTCAGCAGCCTTAACCTTGGCATCATTGGCTTGCTTGGCATTCTCAGCCTTAGCAACCTCAATTTCACGCTCAGCATTAGACTTAGCGATTGCAGCGTTCTTGCTAATCTGAGCAACATTGTCGATACCCAAATTAGTAATTACATCGTTATCATCAGAGAAATTCTGAACATTGAATGTAATCAGCTCCAAACCATAGCGAGCCAGGTCGGGTACTGCGTTTTCCTGCACCTTTTCACTAAACAGCTTACGATCGCTGACCATATCAGTCAGCTTCATCTGACCAACAATTTCACGAATATTACCTTCCAGAAGGTCATTAATCTTTCGAGCAATCGTATCACGGTCTACATTAAGGAAGTTTTGAGCGGCAAGAGCAATCATCTCAGGATTTTGACCAACACGAACAGATACCGTAGAATCAACTCTAACATTAATATACTCTGCAGTGGGGACGGCTGACCCAGTCTTTACATCAATCTGAATGGCGCCGAGAGACAAATTATCTACTCGCTCGAAGAAGGGAATTCTGATACCAGCCTTACCAATGAGAACTCTTGGTTTCTTATGCATACCAGAGATAATCAATGCTGTATCAGGAGGGGCTTTGACGTATCCAGCTTTGAGAATAATCAGAGCCACAATTACAATCAGGACAATGGGAAGATAAGGCAAAATAGTAGTTAGAATTTCCATTTGTTTCTCCTTGAATATTTAATTTTTTATATCAAGCCTTTTATAGACTTTGGTATACATTTGATATTTTAATAATTAGCCATAATAACCACCATCAGGCGGGTCGCGACGATACTCATGGCAGTCAGTGGGATTTTGACCACAGAACCATGCACTATATACGCACTTATCACAACGAACAGTTGCTTTATGCTCCTCTAGCATTTGCTTTTGAGCCAAACGTGCGGGGAAATCAGGAGATTTGCGCTCTACCGGAGCAGGAATTGTTTCCTCTTCATCAAGGTAAGAACGACATTCTCTTACTTTGGCATTCATTTGCTCGATAATAATATCAAGACTTACAGGATAGCCATCATGAGAATCAACTCCAACATGATACATAAATGGCAAATCATTATAAAAATTGGTAGTCTGATGGGTATGTCCAAACAAATTGCAAGTACATTGCTTCAAACTCTCTTTTTCCAGATTGCCAGTCAGGCAAGGGAAATGGGTCATGAAAAAATGATATTTTTTATAATCTAACATAATTGCCCAAGCAGTTTCTACTACATTAGGAAGCTCGGCATACATCTTGCGCCGATTATTAGTGTCATGATTACCATATACAATATGGATTTTACCATTGAGTTTCTTAATATACTCAATATTAGAAGGGTCGCCCAGCATCAAATCGCCCAGACAATAAACATCATCTTCGGCGCTAACGACGCTGTTCCAACGATTTACATATTCATCATTCATCTCTTGGATGGAATTAAATCCACGAACCTTCCAGACGAATTCTCGGTCATGCCCGAAGTGCATATCTGACGTAGCGAAAATCGCCATTACTTATCACTCCATTCATTAATATTTCCATTTTCATCGACCTCAAGGATACGATTATAATGGTATTTTTCATTAAAGGTGGGGTAGCGGTAAGAAGCATACATTTTGGTAATTACATCAGTCGGCACATGAGCTCGGCCAGTCCGCTGAGCATTCCGGTCAATGCATACATTCAGAGGAACCTTAAAATAAATGACATTGATATTAACATCATTTAAATTCAAACGATCAAGAATCTTATTACGAGAACGTTCATTCAAATGAGTAGCATCAAGAACAGTATGTTCATTTTCCTGAAGGCTATCTTTAATAGCATCTACATACATATTCCAGACGGTATCTTCATTCTTGAAATAGGCATCTCCATCCCCAAGGAGTTTAAAACGAATAGCATCACGAGAAATAATCTTTGCGTTAGGCTTATTCTGATTCGCAAGGAAAGTGGATTTACCACTTCCAGGCACTCCGGCAATGAGCCACAGAGTCTTCGACTTCATTCGCATACACCCCTTCGTTAAAATTTTTCAAAAATTCTTCAATGTCAGTCTCATTCTTGCATTCGATATGATTGACTTCTTCCTTACAATAGGGACAATATAATTTCTTGCGATGGAAACGTTCGTGTTGATGACTTGTGCGTCGAGCTAACGGAATACCTCGATGGCCGCACTTCATACAATAAAATGCGTGCTCTTCAAACATTACTTATCCTCATCTTCCTTGTCAAATTTTATATTATCAAACAATTCATTGTTAAGATAGGAATTAGACAGAGCAATGTCTTCAAAGAGGCTGCCAGTCATAAGCTGCATCATCCAAATCAAACCATACATACTCCAAAAACTGATTGGCTCAATGTTAAACATAGGGACAAGAATTAATCCCCAAAGCCAGGTGCATACGGCAGACGGCACCAGAAACAACACGCCAACCAACAGGATCGAAATAATAAACATCATATTTATCAATTCCTTTCTTAACTTTCTATATATATTATAATATATTTTTTATAAAAAATCAAAAACAGAGCTTATAGCTCTGTTTTTGATTTATGAGCCTAGTATACTGCTTTTTCTTCTGATAGCCATTTGCGGTATCCAGTATAGCGATTTACCAATAATACTTTACCACATTTGCTGCATCTATAGAGAGAAAAAACTGTATTGACATAAAATGGAACAGGCTCTGTTTTATGAAAATGTAAATTAATCATAATTAAAAATTTCCACGCTCTAAATCTTCATCAACAACCGTGTCAAAATCATAATCTTCATCAAAAAGATCCTCAAGAGTTTTATCAGGATGATTTTCTAAATAACACTCTTTCAAAAAATCACCAAGTGAATCTCCATACCATGACCAGTTATCGACGCCGCCATTTTGAAGTGCCAAATATTTCAGATAACCGCAATAAATGCGCTTAAATTTATCTTCGCTTAGAGTAATATTTTTCTCCATTAATCTTTCTCCTTCTGGACTTCATAGTGGCCAGGCACCCATACAAGGTTTTCACCATTCTGTTCTTCCCAAGCCTCAGCCATTTCTTCAATACATTCAATGCAACAAGTCCATAAACTTAGGCATTGGTCGCGGACTAATTCCTCTGAAATTCTATCCCATAATGCTTCTGGAATACGAGGACGAATTTCATTGATACATTCATTTCGAGTGTTCCGCTCGACCATTGCTGAATCGAGCGGAACTTTTACAGGGTCATACTTCATCCTGTGCTTCCTCCATATCAGGAGCCTCAGCTTCTGCCTTTACCAGACCTTCCAAACACTTGAATTCAAAATTCTTATGCTTGTAGGCACAGAACTTAGGCTTATTGATGATACGAACAACTACACCCTCGCGAGTATGAGTCTTGCCGATGGGGTCAGGACCAGCATAATACTGCTCTGCCATATTCATAATCCACTCGCCGGGAGTGTTTTTACGGACAACCCTCCAAGTGCCCCACTCACCATTACAGTCATAACACTCTTCCAGAGTTTCGTCCGCAGGAATGAAGCCCTTCCACATAACAGGAACAGTCTTACAACCCATCTGCTCACAACGATAACGCATAAAGTCAGGAGAATATTCTACTACATCGCCATCCTCATTAGTCATAGTCATACGATAAACATAGAGTTCAGACTGAGGAGCATCGCAGCCATAAGAGAAGGTAGTAGTTTCACCATACTGCTTGATAAATGCCTTATCGTTCAGCTTCTTATTCGCCGCGGATGCCATAATAGGAGTACCAGTGTCAGTGAAGCCAACGACCTCGTAATAAACCTCTTCACCCTTGTGGAGCTTACCCTCGAAGAATTTAGAATGCTGTTCACGGAACAGGTTAGAACCATAGAAACCGCCATCAAAATTCTCCAGAACAGTGCGACGAGTACCAGACACATAACCCCACTCATAGATAGGAGTGCCATCACGCTTCATAATCTTATCCCACAGAGAACGCTTATAACCCTTAAACACAGGTAGATAGCCAGTGCGCTGAGAAGTACCATGCATCTTCAGAGTGATTTCAATCTGGTCACCAGCCTGGAATGCGCCAAGGTTATAGGCCAGCTGCTCAGTATCTGCGTGTTCAGTGAAGAGAGGAGCAATAGGAGCCTTCTTCTTGCGAGTACGATTGCCCCCAGTAAGATTGCCAGTTTGCTTATTAGAATGAGGGATATACTTCTGGCAAATAGAATGGCCATTAACGACGCTAATAGTGTCGCCAACCTTCAAATACTTAGAAGCATCATCATCGAAACAGTAATCGAAATCAGAGATATTCACATAAATACCATCAGACTTCTCACCGCGCAGCTTGATAGTAGAAACATTGCGCTTATTGGGGTCCATATAACCCTTATCAGGAGTACCATCAATCAGCTTACGCAGAAGATGATTCTGAACGCAGAAATCATAATCCAGCTGGAGGTCGGTAGGGAAATAAACACCAATATCGCCAGCCTTTACGTCCAGGCCTACACAGGTATCATTTCCGAAGAAGGTAGCTACCTGAAGGCGGTCTGCATTAGTATGAGGACGCAGCTTTTCAACTTTAACGACGTATCCAACGTGCTCAGACATATTAAATCAATCCTTTCTTAACTTTCTATATATATTATATTATATTTTTATAAAAAAATCAAAAAATAAGGAAATGGTTTAAACCATTTCCTTACTCTTTTTCAGCCATTTTTTTGATAATGTAGTCAATTTGGTCGGCGCACCAGATAAAATCTGATTCTTTCCAACCCTTGGTAGTCATTGCGGCAGTACCAATGCGGACACCACTTGTAATTTTTGGACTACGTTTTTCATTAGGAACTGTATTCTTGTTGAGCGTTATACCAAATTCATCAAGTTTGTTCTGCACAGCTAAGCCAGTGATAGTTGGGAACTTGCTAGAGAAGTCCAACAGAAACAGATGATTATCTGTCCCTCCAGTAATTACATCATAACCCAATTCAGTAAAATGGTCAGCCATCGCTTTACAATTTTTAACTACTTGATGGATATAATCTTTATATTCTTGAGTACAAGCCTCTTCCGCGCAAATTGCTTTTCCAGCAATAACATGCTCAAGAGGTCCGCCCTGCAAACCGGGGAAAACCGCGCTATCAATTTTCTTGGCGAGTTCAGGCTTACAGAAGATTAAACCGCCCCGAGGTCCGCGCAGAGTTTTATGAGTTGTCGTGGTAATAATATCGGCGAGGCCGAATGGAGATGGATGGTCGCCAGCCACAATTAATCCAGCAATATGCGCCATATCAACCATAAAATAGGGATTGTATGAATCTTCATATTCCTTTTTTACCTCTTGGATAATATCATAAATTTTTTGAAAATCAATTTGACGGGGATAAGCACTAGCCCCAGCAATAATTAACTGAGGTCTCCATCGGTCAATTTTTTTCGCTAAATCATCATAATCAATTAATCCATTTTCATCAACATCATAATGTACGAAATTATATAATTTTCCGCTCACATTAGCTTTAAGTCCATGACTCAAATGACCACCATTTTCAAGGCTCATAGATAGAACTGTGTCTCCTGGTTTCAAAACAGCCAAGTAAGAAGCAAAATTAGCATTAGCGCCACTATGGGGCTGAACATTGACATGATAATCAGTATTGAACGCTTTTTGCCACATTTTGCGACAATAATCTTCAATCTCGTCCACATATTGGCATCCTCCGTAGTATCGCCCATGCTGGCCCGCGGTATCTTCTACATCGGGATAGCCTTCGGCATATTTATTTGTGAGAATGGAGCCAACCGCATATAGAATTTCATCGCTAACGAAATTTTCGCTAGCGATTAGTTCTATATTATTGTATTGGCGATTGGCTTCCTTATTAATCATATCAAGGACTTTAGAGGCCAATTACATTTCCCCCTCAACGCAATCACACACAGCACATTCGCATTCATCAGCAGAATCAGTGGCATAATCTTCATCAGTTTCAGCAAGATCAGTAAGTTGCTTTTTAGCATCTTCAATTGCGTTACCTAGAACGGTGACCGCGAATGCGATAGCAGCGAAGGAAGACATATTGGCAGTCATCCAACCAACAAGATCCTCCATTTTAGACTCTAGATGTTCGACATCCTACAGAGTTAATTCAACTTCCATTAATCCGTATCCTCTCTTTCAGTAATTGTAAAAATTTTTCCTTGTATATTAAGGACTTCATATTTATCGTAAAATTCTGTCATTAATACAGAATCATCGATCATAACACTATAAGTAGTAATTGTTTTAGCTGGTTTGGCATGAGCAAAAATAAATAAGCTAAGCATTCCAACAAATATTGCAGCAATAAAAAATATGTCTCCTCCAGTGCCATCAATCATACATATAATAGATACAACAATAAGAAATATCGTAAATATTGCTGCAATAAATCCGCCCCAGCTCCAACCCCAAGTATATGAAACTACTTTAGTGCCAGTATCAAGCAATGTTATTCCATCAAGCATTTTTCAATTCCTCACTCACACATTTTTTCATAATCTGATATTGGACAAAATCCAGAAGTTCATCAGTTTTTTTATTATATTCATCAGGATGAGATTCACAAAATGCGTCGGCGCACTCAGTGATATGCTTCATGGCTTCATTAGCCTTAGCAACTGCTTCATCAACATTATATAAACCCCGTTTAACAGAGATTAAATATTCTTTATCTCTTGGCTGAAGGCAATCTTCATAGGGTTCACCTTCCATATACCGCATTAAATATTCTTCAACACGGAGCAGGTGATGCAGTTGTTTAGGGTCATAACCCCACTGAGCAAGAACATCGACTTTGCTAGGATATTCATGTTGAAGAGCATGATATTTTTCCAGAGCGATACCTTTCATACTCTTTACAGCCCGATAGAGATTATAATGAGCGACATCTTCCCGATGTTTAACAAGCTCATCCCAATAAGGAGCATAATCAGGATTGACAATCTTATAAGGAGTGAAGAGAATTTCGAGGAAGTTTAAATTTTGTTTCCGGAAGGTCTGCATATACAACCGAATATCCTTGAAGTCGATGTGCTCCTCATTCTCTCGAATGTGAGTAGTGCTTACAGGCTTCTTATTGAATGCAATTTCATCAAAACTAGGTAGAACAATCAGCTTGGTATCAACATCGCTGTTCTCGTAAGCAAGACCGTAGTTCTGGCTACCTTGAAGGAACAAACCAACAATATTCCGCTTATGGAAATATTCCAGAGACTCTTTATAATGAGCATACAGAGATTGTTTAACGGCATCCATATTTATCACTCCTTTAACTTATATAAATATTATATCATAAATTTTTTCAAAAATCAAAAATAGGGTAGAGAATTAGCCCTCTACCCTATCATTTTCAGTTGTTTTATTGCACCAGTCTAGATAATCTTGATCCATCTTATTAACATCTTCCATCATTTCATCGAAGGTTTTACCAATTTTAATGAGAGATTTTTCGACAATATTTTTGGCTCGTTCTGACATATTATCCCAACCACAAGACCAAACAGTAGAGACGCATAGGTAATAAGGTTCAAGATTAAAATCATAACACTCTTTACAATAGGCGCAACTACAAGGACCAAATGAAGAGGATAAAACTACAACTGGCTCTTCCGCTCCACACACTTCACACTTGCCAGGTTTTGCGATTTGATTAAAATAATCATCACAATTCATCAGTAGTACCTCCGTCCATCTTCGCACCACAATTAGGGCAGTAATTTGTTTGACTCCAAGCGGCATGAACGGGATATTTACATAATGAGCAACTGCAAAACTCATCATACGTCGCTATCCACCGTCCATGCACCACCGGGGCGACATCAGCGGCGGGAATGGCGTCAACCAATTCTGTTGCTTCATACAGCCCCTCACAAAAATTTTCTCTCACGCTATGTCCCGCGAATTGCAAGGGGTCATCTAAATCAACACCATACACGTCTGCCGCATATTCCTTAATTCGGTTGATTACAGCTTCCCGCTTTATGTATTCAGCCATTACTCTACCTCCGTCTTAAAGTTCTTCTCCTGTTTCAGTATCAAACACTTTAAGGTTTTCCACACACTCGAAATTGGTATGCTCAATTTCATCATTAACGGCAAACCATGGGGTATATTTATCTGAATATATTTCACACTCAAATTCTACTCTAACTTTCATTTTAATATAAATCCTCCGAAAATAACTCTCGTTCGCCTTTGTCCATTTTATAATGACGAGCGGTGGCACTCATTTGGCCGTTAGTCATAGCAATATCATATGCTTCATAGCGGTCATAGAAATTGCCTTTTTCATCAAGAAAACCTTCAATAGCCTTCTCATGAGGAGGAGTGATGCCCGCATCATGCATCGCAGAATAGATGAACCCGTGGCGGATACCGCCGAAAACCGCGTCGGTGCGAGTATCTTTAATTGCCGCGCAAATAATCATTTTTTATTTCTCCCCATTTCGTTTCTTCATTGTTTAATGTTAATCTAATTTCACGGTCATGTTTTGCTTTTTCAATATTTTCTTTTACCTTATTATTAATACGTTCCGCTTCACGAATCTCTTTCTCAGCGCGAGCGCGAATCATCTCAATATCTTCCTTACCACGAGTCAGCACCAATTCAAGACCGTGATTTTTCTCACTTCTCTTCTCTTGGATATTACGGAGCATATTCCAGACGAGGAAGAATAAAAAACTGATAAAATGGAATTTAATTTGAACTTCCGCACATAAATAATCTCGTTCAGGATACTTGTTAAGATACAAGTGGGCAAAATCACTATAATCATGGCAAGTATAACAATATCTATCCTCATTTAAATTATAGAGAGTCTTGAAGCGATGAAATGAGAGAAAACAATGAGGACGGTCTGAATCGGTGGGACTATTAAAAATTAACCACCAAATAAATAACCAAATAAATAAACCAATGGTTAATACAATTAACAGTGTAATCATTAGTCAATCTCCTTTAAAAATTTATCTTCAAGAACAATACAATTTACTTTGTGGGAATAAGCGGTGCAAGCATCAATTGCAATAATGCCCTTGTCATAATATGGGCTAAAATCAGCATCTACCCCCCATTCAGGCGTTCCATCTTGACGATGATGGCCCCAAGAGGTATGCCAATGTCCGCATACAATAGTTTTACCTGGCTCAATATGACCTTTCATTGCGCGCTCCATACCATTATCCCAACGTGCTTTCTCCCATTGATTTTTAGTCGCTCTACGCCACTGATGGTCAGGAGACTTTAAATTGCCAGGAATCCAACCGTGAACAAAAATATAGTTTTCAGTCTCGAAATAATCAACCATGCGGTCGAAGAAACCACGAGTTGTACGATAGGCATATTCTGTAATTTCATCCTGAGAAGCCCACTGATGCTCAGGAATTTTGGCTCTACCCAACTCTTGGATGGTCTGATATGTGCCATTTTGAATATCACGCATTGTAAAACCATCGCGCACCGCCCAATCAAACAGGTCTTCATGATTGCCTCGAATCAGAATTGTACGAGGAGTACGGATGAAGAATTTTTGAACTTCCAGATTCTGAGGTCCACGGTCGAAGTTATCACCGCAGGAAATCAGATAATGGTCAGTGTTTTCAGGGTCAAACCCAGCATCGTCCAGAGCATTCAGCAGTTCATCATAGAATCCATGGACGTCGCTCACTACGAAGAATTTCGGCATAGTTATCACCTCTATAAATTTTACTAACATCGGCGAACTCTTCAAACGTTTGATTAATTACAGGAGGAAGTATTTCGTCGAGTGTTTCTTCTATAATTTTATATATTGTATATTGACGAGATTTGAGAGTATGAGAAGCAATACGTTTGAGAGCGTTATCAGTGCGATAAGAAATTTCTGTTATTGACCGCCCTTGACGAAGTAAGCGTTCTGTTTTAATGCGAAGAGAATTGCCAAGAGCCTCACATTGTTTGAGCGCGATTTCATCTTTGACCGCGTGAGCGATATTTCGGACATTTTGGAGATTTTTATCGAAATTTCGTTTGGGCATTACATTAACTCCAATCTGTCAAAAAATATATCCCTTTCAACCTCATCAATCGGCACATTTTCATCTTCAAAATAAGGCTTCAAGTACTGAATTTGCTCAGGCGTCAGAAAACGGTTAATATTCCAATAGAAATGATAATCGTGGTCTAACATAGACCCTCGGCAGATATGTACCCAACCCAAATCTACAAGCACATCATCAGGATTAAATACATAGCCCATATCATAATTTTTATCCAAAATATCATATGCGGTTTGGATATGCTCATAAGCATTACATTCTACCATTTCTGCTGTTGGACTAAGCCAACCCAATTTAATTTCATTCATACTTCTCGCCACCCATTTTTCTGAATAATTGCTCTCATATTTTGGATTCCTACTGGATTCATACTATGAATATGAAAGGCAAATCCTGCATCAACCATATTTTCAGCTTCAAGCCAGTCGAGCAATTTAATATAATCGCCCCCATCCCAAGCATACTCACCAGCATCGTGGTCTAAGTCAATGAGAATTTCATCTTCTATATTATTATATTTAAAATATAGAAGAAGAGTTTCCGCTCCCTTAACACTTTTAAGCCAAGTATAGCCTTTCGGTGCGGGGCGTACATCATCAACCCATAATTTTATCATTCTCGCACCTTCTTCCAATTATCATTCCGGCACCAGTATACGGTAGCGCCATTACCACAATTGGAACAGCCAACCTTACCTTTAACAGTGAGAGTTCTCAATACACCACTCACTGACTGAGGAGATATATCAATACCCTTAGTCCGCTTAATCCACATAGAGAGTTCCTTAGCACTCACACAAGAATACTGGTTCAATACTTCATAGACGAGTTCGGCTTTGGTCATTTCTAATATCTCCTTTTCTTATCTTATATAAATATTATATCATAAAAATATAAAAAAATCAAGGGACAAGTTTTCACTTATCCCTTGATTTCTTATATATCAGAACGATTACTCGTTAGTTGTGTCTTTCTTGGTGATTCTATCGACAATACCTTCAAGAGTGGTACCTCTCAGCAGAGTATTAACGAAGTCAGCCGCAGACTCATTATTAGCCATCGCATAAGGTGCGATACCATTTGCGATACCCTTGAATACATCAGCATTAGCCTTAGATTCCAACGCAGCGGTGAGTTCAGGAGTGATAGAATTCATAATCTTGACCACAGAATCGGCATATGCCTGCTTCTTAGCGGCTTCAATCTGAGCCTCAGACATCTTGATATTCAGAGTCTGCTCAGCCTCCTTACGCTTACGCTCCAATCCAGCCTCCTGAATAGCATCCAGAACAGCCTGCATATCCTGCTCAGCCTGCTTTGCTGCTTGCTTCTCAGCATCAGTCTTACGATTAACCTCGCTCTGGATTTCCAACTTACGCAGGGCCTCTTCGCGCTGAAGATTCATACGGTTAATCAACTTGGTGCTTGCCAGTTCATTCTCACGCTTCTCAGCCTCAAACAGGGCTTCGGCCACCTTTACGCGAGACTCAGCATTGGTCAATTCCAGGCTCTTCTCAACCATATCTTTCTGATGCTCGTCCAAAATTTCAGCGATATCAGACTCAACACGAATACTCAGAACTTCGCAATCCTTAATAAACATACCATTTTCGGGGAAGAAACGACCAATATGACCGCTCTCAGTTTCAGAAGCAGTATCCTGATAATCAATAGCCACATTACGAACAATATCAGAATAATTCTGATAGAACTCCTCAATGGCATATTTCTTAGCCTCACGCTTCATCAGGGAACGAACGCGATCACACAGATACTTGACGTAGTTATCAACAGAGAACCACTTATCCATATACTTGGTATCAAAATCAACGCAATAACTGACCTTTACATCAGCTTTTACGAAGTCCTTAGTCTCGACACTAATGATATCAGATACCTTGTTATTCTCATAGCGCAGGAAGGTCGTATGTTCCAGAACATCAGTGGTCTTGGGCTTGCCAGTGCTCAACTGGAGTTCCTCGAAGGTCTGGTCATAATCTAACAGAATAGTCTGAGGACCGCAAATAACCTTACGCTCGCCATTCTTGGAAATGACATTGGCCGCATAACCAGTCCAAATGTCAACACTTACAACACCATCCAGCTTAGAGTCAATGGTGATAGTACGAGGCTTGGTATAGGAAGTGCCACGAGAAATAGAAGCATTACTCTCCAGATAGGCGAGAGTCTTTACATAACCAGTGTCGCTGGTACTTGCAGATGCAGAATACAGAGTATCCAAATCTGCAGTATTGACAATGTTTTTGTTTTTCATCGCCTTTTCTACAGATTTCTCAGACAGTCCACGGTTATAATCCAGGACAGCCTGATTGCCGGGGAACCACAGATTACACTGGCGGTCGCTCAACTTACGCTTAACAATCACTTGAGTTCTGGGGTCGGGCAGGAACATAGCAGGGCCCTTCACAGTGGTAATCTCGCCAGTCAGACGATTCATTACATAACGGCCCTCACCCTTGGGAATTGCGATAGCGTGATGGAGAATCTTCTCGTCATAATTGATAATGGCGTGCTCAGGACGAGGATAATAAATCATCTGGTCATTACCAGTAATGAACAGCTCCTCACCAACAGGATGAATAATCTTGGGGTCTTTATCATCCTTATACTCGGCAATTACCTTTACATAAATGCCGGAAATGGGAGACAGCTCAATAGCGCGGAAAATATAACCACCCTTGGGGCTGGTCACAAAACTCTCAGTAGGCTCAGGGAACACCACTTCGGGGCCGTGGACATAACGCTTATTACCATCTTCGTCTTTCAAAATACAATACTCCAGACGCTCAAGGGTGACCGCATCACGCACATAACCCTTCTTCTCCTGGTTCTGGACAGGGATAACCTCAATACCAGTAGGAGGAATATAGAAGGAAATGTCAGTGCCCTTGATAACAAGAATCTGACCATTGACATAATTCTTGTTCTCTTCAACAATTACATTACCTTCGGCATCTACTACTTGTCCGCCTTCACTCTTGGCCTTCTCGGCATCATAAACACGAGCCAGCAAATACTGGTTGGTACGAAGAGCGTGGCCCTGGATAACCTTAGCCATTTGGCCGGGATACAGAGCGAAAGACACAGGGCCGCGAATGTTAATCTTACAACCAACATCAATATCTTCAGGAAGATTGTTAGAAGTGCCGATTGTAGGACGCTTGCCACTATGAGTGGGGTTCTTCAGAACCAAATACCAATTCTCCGGAGCAGAGGCAAACAGATAAATGGCTTCATTATAGGAACAGGGAACAAATTTCTTGGTTCGAACATCGAATCGAACCAGCTCATCAGACTGGGACAGAGAAGTCTTAGTAGGACCGACGTGGCACAAAACATTGCCCTTGGTACGGTCCAACACATAAGCATACTCATTAATAGAGAGGACAAGGTCCTTCTGGATCATTCCGTTTTCACTCATGTATTATATCTCCTTAAAAATTTATTTTTTATTTATTTACTATATATATTATATTATTTTTTTTTAAAAAAATCAATTTAAGATATTTATAAGTAGATATAAAAAAATAGGCGTATAAAAAATATACGCCTATTAAATAATTAAATTTTAACAGTTATAATACCAGAGTCATAATTTAATTCCCAATTATATTTAATATTAGTTCCTAAAACAGGAATAATATATTTTGTTTCTAACTCTTGTTTTTTTTCTTTAAATCTTTTACAATATTCATTATATTTATTTTGATAAACTTGGAAACTATCATTATTGATATTATATTTAGATTCAATACATTGAGTTAAAACAGAACTATGGCTATCTATTAATGCGCTTAAATTGCGTAATTCATTAATAAAATTAATATCTTGAATTTTAATTTCCATAATAATTATACCTTTTAAACTCTCTCAAAATTATATGGCGTTCCGCCTAAAACATTGTCTAGAATAGAAAAATCACTATTTAAAACACCATCTAATGCATCAATTTTATTGATTAGAGAATAAGTAAATTCAATGTCATCAGCTAATCCATTACGACGGTACAAAAAACTTAGAGAAGAAACATAAATACCTTTACGAGTAGTATCTCTTATATCATCATATTTTTCAACAACTTCAATAAAATTTTTTAAATTAGGAATAACTTCTTCTTTAAGAGCTCCAGTATGCAAATGATTTAGAGCAATTAAACGCTATTTCATATCTTTAATATGTTCTTCAGATAAAAAATAAACATTTAATTTTAATTTTTTATATTCGCGGAAAAATATTTCATCATTAGTAAGATATTCTCCTAATAGCATCATAGTTAATCTATTAAATAAAAAACCATTAGATACATCAGTTCCAATATCTAATAATTCTATTAGTTCTTTACATAAATTTTCACTAGCTGATTTATTAATTTGCAATTCAGTAAAATATTTAGTTAAAAGATATTCATTTTTAGTTAATACACTCATATTTAATCTCCATTAATCAGGTACTGTACTACTTGAGCTGGCGCTTCCACGGCATCCTTCTGCACACTGGCTATCGCATCCACTTCCACATCTACCGCAAGAGCCGCTAGAATTAGTGCAAGTACTGTGACAGCTTCCAGTACAGAAACCACCACAACCACTATCACAGCCAGAACAACCGCTGCTATCGCCGCCACCGCCGCCTCCACTTCCATCACAACCACCGCTACAACCACCCCTACAACCACCGCTACAACCACCGCTACATGTATTATAACATGTACCAGTGCAAGTCTAATAACATAGTCCAGTACAACTTGCAGCACAGTGAGTTCCTGCTTGATTAGTAACCGTTATAGGATCAGCTTTTAATATTGTAGTTAATGCCTATAATATTAAAATATTTTCTTTATTAAATAAATCTTTATATTTTATTAAAACATCTTCACTAACTTTAAGAGCTGAAATACTACTTTCTCCTAAAATTTTAGAAAGTTGGCTATCTTGAGTCCCAATAATAGCTTGTAATGGATTTTTATATTGGAAATAATCTTCAGTGGTAATTATTTCATCAGCGACTAGATTATGATACTTTCCACTTTTACTTCCATAAGCATCTTTAACACTTCCTGAATAACATCGACGATCGCATTCTGCAGCGATAGCATTTTTTAAATCATTAAAAATTTTTGGTGTTATATATTCATCAACCAATTCTTTCTCACCCCTTAGATATTTTTAATAACATTTCATATTCTTCTTCGGGTATAACTTCTAATGCCCATTTTTTTGGAATAGTTAATTCATATAAATTAACATTATTATTTTTTTGATGAGTCATATTCTATAAATAAGAGATTGCTAATACTCTCGCTTTATGAGTAATACAAATAAATGTTGCTTTTTTATCTGGAGTACCATACATTTCATAATTATAAGCAGAACATTCTCCACAACCTGAAGCAATTGGACAATAAAAACATTTATCTGTTGATTCAGTACGTCGGTTAATACAATCTAAGCATTTTACTCGTTCTAATTCGATAGGATTAACAGCTATTCCATCATTTAAATTTCCAATAGTATAAGGTATTTGATTATTTCCTAATGAATTTTCTGCATAGCGTTGACAGGGAAAAATTTCACCTTTCCAATTAATAGCTATCATTAAACCAGTACCACCACACCATTTAATTAAATGATCTTCTGGTAAAGCATGACCAAAAGTTGGGTCTAAAATAGAGAGAAAAATTTTATCTTCTAAATTATTTTTTAATAAGTAATCACTAATTTTTTTTAATTCATAATATAATGTAGTTGCATGATGAGGCTCCCAACCTTTTTCATAGGTGCAATTAAGATTAATATCTTGATAACCATTATTTATCATTTCGATAACAGCATCAGCTAAATAATTAACATTATCAGGAGCTATGGTTAATTTAGAGTTTCTATATCCATGATAATAATTAACATAATGATTCATCGCTGCCATTGCTCTATCATAAGTAGGATTTCCTTCTGTGTCAATACGACATTTATCATGAAGTGTTTTATTCCCATCAATACTTATGTTTAATGATAAAACATCTTTATTTTTTTCAATAAATTTTTGCACTTTAGGGTCAAAATAAGCAAGTCCATTAGAAGAAATACTAATTCTAAAATTAGTGGCCCAAGGATGATGTAATTTAAAAGTCTATTCTCTAAAATAATCAACAATTTGGTCTATTAGCTCTATTTCAAGGAATGGCTCTCCTCCAATAAAATCCAATATACATCCTAAGCAATTTTTAGAATCAATATAAGAATTAAAACCTTTTTCTCCAGATAATAAATAATCAATAAATGTTTTAGCCGTTTCAAAATTCATATGGTTAGAAGATTTATTATGCTAATAACAATATGTGCAACGCATAGAACAGTCTTCAGTTACTATAAATGTAATACTTTTTACAGTATGTTTAATATCTCGTTTTTCATCTGGAAATAATCGCTCTAAATAATGTCCATAATCATAAGTTTTTTTATACATTGTTTAGAGACTCCCTTCATAAAAACATAAATTTTCACTTTGATAAAAAATTTCCCAAGGTGATTTACGGTATTCTTCTGGAGTAAACTTATTAATAATTTCTTGTTTTAATAAATCATATTCAACAAATTTCTCAAGATATTCCTATTCATATTTTTTAAAATTTTCAGAATTATATAAATTATTATTAATCGCAAATGTTAATAAACTTTGATAAGATTTTACTTCATAATCTACTCTTTCTAAATATACAACTAATGCATGAGGTAATGAAATTTCTTTAAGAATTTTTTTTGCCATAAATTATACCCTTTCTCTAAATATATATATTTTATTATACTAAAATTATTAGCATTTGTCAAATTCAAAAAAAAATAAGTAATGTATTTAATACACTACTTATTTTACTTTATTCTGTTTTAGTGGATAGGAGCGTATCTCTCACTGTCCAGCTTCTCATACATCAGGTCCTGTGCGGTCTTGCCACTCAGGAGCATCTCGTAGATAACAGGACTCATACCAGAGACATAAGATACATTTGCTTCGTCGCGCATAGGAATGTTATTCTGACGGGCCTGAACATTCCAGAACACCAGATGAGGCATAGCATAGCCATGGGCTACCCATTTAGCACGCATCTTCTCAAACAAAGTGTTATCAACGCCACCACCGCCCCAAGAAGAACGATAAGCATTAGAAGATACGCAGTAGTTAAACTCCATATCACTAATCACAATCAGGTTCTGAGGAATCTCATCCTGAGTACAATGATTAGCGATAGCGACATCCAGCATCATATCAAATGCGCCCTCAATGTTGGTAGAACCACCCCAAGGAGCACGGCTGACACGATACACCTTATCGCAGAAATCCACACCCTCAACCTCAATGAAGTGAGGATTAGACTCGAAGGAGATAAAGTGATTCTGGAAGGGGCCCTTCGCCTTCTCAGCACAGTACATACCGAGAGAAATGGCTACATTAATGGGAGCAGAAGCTTCAGAGCCACACATAGAACCAGAGGTATCTACGATAGCCATACCATTAAAGGTCTTACCATTGAAATAATCAGCCAGATTATCCCAATACTTGTTAATCATCAAACGATCAGTATCGTCCAATGCAACAGTAGAACTCCAGCTACGTCTCATGCGATTCAGAGCCTTATCGACAACCTCATAAGGATACAGAGCCTTAGCATTTACCTTAGTGGTAGTATCCTTGGCGAAATCCTCATAGGTGCGGGCACCATTCTTCTCACGCTCAATGTCATGACGCGCAAATGCATTCTTATAAATCAGACCGGCACGAGAAGGAATCTTATCGAACTCAATCTCGTCCCAACGATTCTCAGACATAAGACGCTCAACAATATTGATGCGGGCACGCAGGATAGACAGGGTCTTGCGGTACTGGCGAGAAGTCATACCCATATAGGTCTTGGTAATATGAGCCAGCTTACGAGACTCCGCAGAGCTAGTATTCTCAGACTTCAGCCACTTACCCAACAGGGAAGGAGTCTTGCACTGAACATCCAGAGCCAACTGACCCTTAATGAACTCAAATGCGTCCTTCTCCAGAGGAGTATCAACGAACACATACAGGTCGTCCCAGCGGCCATACTCAGGGATATGCTGAATCATAGCACGAACCGCATCCGCATTATGCTTAGCCATATACTTCATAACAGTGCGGAAGAAACGACGCTCACCCTGACCTCCGCGCACATCACGCAGATAGAACAGGCACTTCATAGCATATACAGGGTTCTCCTTATATGCCTTCTGGAACATCAGAATAACATCCTCGTCAGAACGAGTGCGCATAGCGCCACCCAGCGCGAACATATCATACAGGTCAGTGCCAGTAGACTTGTGAGTTAATGCACCGTTTTCAGTGTAGGTGAAATTGGTAGCATTCTTCATAGCGTTCAGAAAATCACTCATAATTTTACTCTCCTTTTTCTCTTTGACTCCTCTTGGACAAGAGGAAAATTTATAACATCTTTAACTTTCTATAAATATTATATTATATTTTTTTAAAAAAATCAAATAAGAATTTTATAAAAGACGATTTAATAATTTTTTAACATTGTGCTAGTAATTTGATAATAACCGCCCCTCATAGGTTTTCCGTTTTCAATTAGATACTCCAAGAGTTCTGGGCTATTTAATTCTGCTTCTAATTTATCTAAATCATCAGCAGTTGCATATAAACCGGAATATACGAAAACCTCTGGACCTACTCTTATATAAGAAATTTTATCGGGGGTAATTGTTGTTGAAATAACTAATTTTTCTTTATTCATATTAGCTAAGCCTTGAGAACGACCAAATTCAAACCATTTTGTATTACCAGTAATAGAACGATTTTTTAGCTGTTCTTTATTAGCTAACATATAAGCGTAAGTTTTAGGGGCTGATTTCAATTCTTCTTCTGTGTGAGGTGGAACAATACACTCTTTCCATTCCTGGGTGCCAGCTTTAATAATAGGGTGGACAAAAGTATCCTCCAAATCATTAAAATTATCTTTAATAAAAATTCGGTCTGCTAATGTTGCGATACCATTTTGCAGACTTTCATAAGATAATCCAACTTTTTCTCTAGTATTACTCCAAGGGATTTGAATACTTGTTTTTACTTTTGATAATCCAACAATACCAGTATATGTGGAAAATCCATCAAATAATTGCTCTTTTGTGAGATCTTCAAAATACCAAAGTAAATTATTTTTTTCAATATCTTCTCTCATTTTTTTACCACTAGCATTTTGAATAAAAGAAAGCGGAGAAATATATAGTAGACTTCCAGTTGGTTTCAAAAATTTTTGACCAATTTCATAAAAGGCATAATATAAATCATACATACCAAAACAATAAGAATATTGTTCAATTTCTTTTTTTGTCTCTGGCATTAAATTGTGGATGCGCACATATGGTGGATTTCCAATAACATAATCAAATTTATCAAACCATTCAGTTTGTTTAAAAGCTGAACCTAAAATTACATTATCTGATGGTAACATATTTTGCACTTTTTCGATAACGTCAGCGTCAATGTCAATAGCAAAAATATGTTCTTTTGGAATGCCTCTATTTAAAAGTCCCGTAATAAATGCTCCATCACCACAGCTATTATCTAAAAATAGAGACGTATCAATTTCTTTCTAAGTTAAATTTAAAATATCAATCATATGATTGACAATAGTATCTGGTGTCATAACTTGACCATAGTTTTTTACTTTATCAAACATTTTCTTTTAAACCTCCTATAAATTGCATAATTGCATCAGTTAAACAAGGAGAGATATTATCTTCACAATATTGTGCAGTAAAGTTGTCATAATCCACTTCAAAATAATATGGGATAAAAGTTAATAAATCCCAATAAGCAGATTTATAGGCTAAAAAGTTTTTATAATTATCCTTGCTTTTTTGAGTAGGAGTCTCAAAAACTACTTCACCATTACTCTTTTTATGATGAACCTTAGTGGGAATAAAAATTATTTGCATAATAGGGATACCGGCATTTATAAATAAATCAGATTCGCCCTTCATATTTTCATAATAATTATTTGCATTTTTATTATATTCAGAGCGGATTCCCTTAAAATTGATAGCTCCTACGAATTTATCACCATTAAAAATGGCAATATCAACTTTCTTAGAGCCGTAAGCCCCAATAAACTCATATTCTGAATTGCACAGACTTCGAGTGGAAAAACCTTCTTTTTCCACAAGTTCAGCAATTTTAGAATGAATTGGTTCTAACAATTTGGAAGAGCGAGTCGTGGCAGGACCATATTTTTTTTCTGCAACTGCTTTAAATTGGTCAGCAAACAACTGTTGAAATTCCATATTTTCTCCTCTTTTTTATATTATACCAAAAACTTTAGCTAAAGTCAATTTTTCTTATATCATAGTTTTTATAAAAATCAATTAAGATTTTTATAAAAACTACTTATCGATTCAGTTCTTCAATAATTAAATCTTTTGGTAAAAAATCTTTGCATAAATAACAACTACCAAATGATACGCCATCTTGTGTTTTAGTCATAGCTTCATCTTTATAGTAGTTAATTCTCTTGTCAAACCCTAAATATTGAATATCTTGCAAATAGGGAAAACGCGCTTGTCCTTGTAATGAAGGGATAGGTAAGAGCATCGCATAAGGTTTATTCAATTCATACAATCTTTTCAAAATATCATCTTTCTGAGAAAATGGTGGATTAGAAATAATTATATCATAATTATCTGGCTCATAATAGAAAAAATTTTTATCATCATCAATATGAGTATAAATAATTTTCACATATGGAAGAGTAGATAATGTTTTAACATAATAACTAAATTCTTTATCAAATGGACACCAAATAGTCAGAGGATTATTTTGATTAAAATTATGCTTCTAAGCATATAATGCGATATATTTTAATAGAGGCTTAACTGCATATTCAGGAGTAAATACTTCATCAGAAGCCTTGTCTGTTTTAGCAGTTAAATAACCTTTATTTAATGGCATAATAATTTACTCCTTTATCATTATAAATATATTATAATATATTTTTTTATAAAAATCAAATAAGGGATAGTATTTCTACTATCCCTAAAATTTTCTATTATCTATTGGAGGTAGGGGTCGGAGTCGAACCGACAGGCACCAGCTTTGCAGGCTGTTCTCTAACCATTGGAGTTCCCTACCATGTGGAGGGCCCGATATTATCGTGGGCGGGCCTCCCGTTGCCCCACTTCATATATCTAATCAGGGAAGATATGCACAACCCTTAATCTTTTTCAAGATTGATAGACCTTCTTACCGTTATCAACGTTGATATATGAATTGTCGTCTCAAATTTTCCAAATTGAAAGGGGTTAGGTGCCGTATTCACCTATGGTGCCCCGTCGGGGATTTGAACCCCGGACCAATAGCTTAAAAGGCTACTGCTCTACCACTGAGCTAACGGAGCATGTTGCTGGAAAAAATTTACCAAAACTGGAAAAAAATTGGAAATACGCGTGAGAAAAAAAACAAGGCACTTTGATGTAAAATTTGTAGCATTAACTATAATCATCTAATAATAATTGCTGTTTGTGCCTTTACCTAATTCAATAAATAACCTGCCGTTCTTCATTGCTTTCGAATGTTTTGTCGATAATCGCCACATTCCTACCGGCTATGACCTCCTAAGAAGGCAAGTAAAAAAGACTCACTGAACGTTATCGTTCTCAAATTGACGATGGTAATTTTCGAGAGCCCCATCATCGCATTTACACTTAGATAATTCTTTATGAGCCGTAAATAGAGCTATTATTTGATAGCATCATCCTTTTTTAGTAGAAATAACTTTCTAATAAAAATTTGCTGCACGGCTCTCAATATTATATGAACAGTCCCATTAAAGGGAATGGAGCAAGATACCAGACTCGAACTGGCCCCGTCTGCTTGGAAGGCAGATATGCTAGCCACTAACACCAATCCTGCGATTAAAGCATTTTCTTTATGAAGTTGAAAATGCCAAACAGTCTTACCTTTGGGGATAGGGATTTAAAGAAAAGGCTTGAAAGTTCTTTAACTTTCTATGTATATTATACAAAAATTTTTTGAAAATGTCAAATTATTTGTTTTTATAATATTTACGATATTCCTTGCGAGTCTGTTCTCGTGTAGGATAAGGCTCATGCCAGCCATTAATCTGACGTGAATACCATTGATCTACCATAAATTTATAATATGTTTCAAAATCAGGCGCAATAGTACAAAAATCACAAATATTCCATGATTCATATGCTTTGCGATATGATTTATAATTTAATTTATCATCAGAATTTTTCAAACGCTGTCTAATAACTCGATTAGCATAACGTTTCAAATCTTTGGATTTCTTGTCTCCACAATAAGGGGTTTTCTTATACGAACGAGAAATAATAATCACTCCTTTATTATGATAAATGGTGCCGCTGACCGGACTTGAACCGGTACGACTTTAGGGTCGGCAGATTTTCGTACTACTCTATATCACTATAGCCACATTACTGTGTTGTAGTCTGGACTATGTCTTCACCATATCAAATGACTTAGGTGGTTGGTATATAGTCTCTACACATTTATTTGACACAATTTTTACCACGATAAGAATCTGTAAATGCATGGCAATTTGGACATAATAACTAATAATTTTTTAAAACATTATTATTTCTATTACCATCTTTATGATGTAGTTCTAATGGAATAGGTTTTCCTAACCATTCAGTCATACCACAACATTCACATTGATAATTTTTATATCCTTCTCGTAATAATTTATTTCTTACTTTATTACTTTGAATATCTAAACTAGAATCTAAATATTCTTGTAATGGCATATAATTATTATTTGATTTTGACTATCCCTTACCACTTTGATTTCCAGAATAATCAATACCTAATTTAGCAAGAACTGAATTAATTGTTTTTGGATTACAATTCAATTCTCTAGCCATATAAGCCTTAGACTAATTTTCATTTATCCATTGTAATATTTCATTTTTTCGTTCTAAAATATCAGTTCGCATAAAATTCTCCTTTTAAATTAATCTCTCTCTATATATTATATCAAAATTAATTTAAATAAATTATCTTACGCTGTCCAAAAATTTTAGAGCGTGTGCCAAAACTTAGCACGGCGTTCTGTGTTTGCCTTCGCCGTTTTAGCCAACTTCTACTCTAAGAGTTTCCTCTTAGGCACTCTCTACGAAAATCCTCGTAGTCCACATTTGTGGAAAACACATTAAAGTCTGCTGTGTCTGCCATTCCACCACAGCGGCATACAACAAGGCTCAATATATGTAAGAAAAATTTTTCAAGCAATTTTTCGGATTATTGTTTATGAAACAAAAATTTTGCTGCGTGAGCCTTTATTCATTTTCTATATATATTATATTATATTTTTTTAAATTTGTCAAACAAGACTCTTTTTGTTTGGTTCCACCGCGTTTGACCACTTCGCTACCGACCCATATGGTGGGCCAGGGTAGATTCGAACTACCGAACCAGTTAAGGAGTGGATTTACTATCCAGTTTTTGCTGTTCAAGTCTTTATATATATATTATATATTATTTTTTGACAAAAATCAAATATTTTCTTTTAAGTCAGCGCACATTGCTTCAATTTTAATCAAATCAGATTTTTTCCAGTTAATTGACCGATTATAATTTTTAGCGATTCTGCGATGACCCTTATTCCGTGTTTTTTCAGAACACCAAGGGCATGAGCAATGAATTTTATTTTTTGAATATTGATGGAGATTATTATAATAATCGGGATTCTCGCTCCAGCGATAAACATTTCGTACAATTTGGCGTTTTCTTAATGCTTTTCTTTTGGATACATCCCGATTATAGGCTCTTGATAATGGTTTATTTTCCATAATCTTTCTCCTATTTTTATTTTCTATATATATTATATTATATTTTTTTGAAAATGTCAATTTTTTATTATTGGCCTAAGATATTTAAATCATTTATATTTTTTTTTAAATTTATAAAAGATATAAAGGAGTTGTTAAATAAATGGCAGAAAAAAAAGTTGTAGGATTATAGAATCTTAAAGATTTTTATACACAGCTAAAAGAAAAATTTGCATTAAAAAATGACGGGAATAAAAAAGTTTTATACACAGATTCTATAAATGATGATCCTATTAGTTATACTAAAACAGAAATAAATGAAAAATTAGAATTAATAAATGGAAATTCGAATTCAGGAGGAGGAGGGAATCCTCTATTATTTATAAATACTACAGGTAATACAAATGAAATTTTTAATATCATTCAAGATAGTATGGATAATAAAATAATTAAAAGACGAATTAGTGAAACAGATGATTCTGCAGAATTACTAGATGCTATCTTCCTTAGCCCTAGTCAAGCTGTATTTTCTCGATTTTATCCATAGCAAGCTAAAGAACATGATAATAACAATCCAGAATGGAATCCTAATACTTATAATTTAGGGAATTTATCAACATTAAATAAAAATACTACTGGGAATCCTACTTGGAAATTTTCTAGTATTGAAGTAGTAAATGCTCAAGATAGTATTGATAAAATTAAAGAATTAGATACAAAAATTGCTACATTAGAATATGAAATTTCTCAATTAAAAATAAAAATTTCTAAATTAGAATCTAAACCTCATTTTACCAAAGCTCAAATTGAAAAAATTATTGCAGATTATAATGCAGCTCATCCGCAAGGATAAAAAAATGGTGATATATAATATAAATATATATCACCATTTTTTTTATTTGGCGCCGGGGGTGGGATTCGAACCCACGGGAGTAATTAGCTCACACAAGTTTTCAAGACTAGGCGCTTATGACCACTTGCGCACCCCGGCATATGGGGTATTAAACCCCGTTTATATTACATTTCCTGTTCGAGACAAATAACTTCATTCTTCGCGAACTCAGCATCTCTAGACGCATCATTGAAATAAGTCCGCATACGCTTATAATAGGCCTCAGCTGCATCCAACTGACGGAGCGCATCGCCCATCTTCTTCTCTGCGCGCTTCACGCGCTTATCAGCCACCTTAGCATTACACCGAGCTGCTGCGAGCTTCTTACCATTATCCTCAGAAAAATTATCACGAGGATCACATTTAGCATAGCCCTTTACAGTTCTACCAGCATAGGTAGAAACAGCAGAAACTGTCTTCTTACCATTCTTGTCATAATAGATAAAATACTTATACTTATCCAGAGAATACTTCATAATAATACACCTTTTTCTCAAAAAAATAGCGAATGAGGGTCATACCACTCGCTTATAGGCCCATATTAATTTATATACCGCACTAAATCTCTAATAGAGCAAGTTAGCTAAACTTATGACCACGGCCATCCGTGCGGATATTATGGAGCCGGATGACGGATTCGAACCCCCGACCTATCGCTTACAAGGCGATTGCACTACCACTGTGCTAATCCGGCATTTATATTAAAATTTTTTAAAACTATTTTTGATTTGGATTTTCGATTCTTACGCTCGCCCTCGCCCGGACCAGCCATAAACAAAAAATCCCTGTTATTAATAATGCTATCGCTTACTTCATAACCACTAAAGCGCACCTTGTGTTATGCTACCTACCTGTTAACCATCAGCTACTTCACTATTAATAACAGAAAAATTCTGTCCAATAAAACTCATGTATTATGTTTGGCAGGCGAATAGGACACCTTACACTTATTTTATTGACAAATCATTAACGTACTCCAAACAGCTCATAATAATTAAACTATACCCTATAACTCACCTTGTCATTTCGACACAAGGGCCCGCCCTCGCTATTATAACTTTATGCTTAGGGACTCATAGGTAATCAAATATCCAACACACGCTCTCGGTGTATTGCCACTTGATGGGATTTCACCTTTATAACCTACTGGTGGGCCGAGAGGGAATCGCACCCACTCGAACCATAAGGTATCAGTTTTACAGACTGACGTGCCTACTTTAACACATTACCGGCCCAAATATTCGATTTTGTTTAAGGTAAATCGAGAACCTTGATGGTGTGTCCCTCGACCAAAAATCTACCTCGCGACCGCAGACTACTCTTTAAATGATGGGCACTTCGAACCCTACATTCCATCTAGCGAAGACTTATCAATGGTTTGTATACATATTGCTCCGCTTCTGGCACCGGCTCTCGGATTCGAACCGAGTCGACCTGATTTAGAGTCAGGCGGGCTACCATTACTCCAAGCCGGAATGTCTGACAAGGCTCGAATAAATAACCTAATTAAATCATCTATTACACAAGTATTTGCTGAACAAGCCTTTAATTTATATATTTATTATACAATAAATTTTTTAAAATGTCAAATTACTTCATATTACGCAATTTGCGCTCGGCCTTACGAATTAAATTGGCATTAACAACCTCACCCTTAGCCTTCAGTTTTGCAATACGATACTCATAATGAGCCTTAGTGTGAAAATTCATATTACTCTCCTTATCTAAAACCTACTTTATCATACATTGGAGCATAACTCTTAATATGCTTATGAGTTAAAACACCCAATAGTTTCTCATTTCCGTCTATCTCTTGGATATAGATTTGAGAACTATCTTTAGAAACGGCAGAACGACCTCGCGGATAAGTCAAAGATTTAGCACATTTTTCCAATTGATTCATATCAATCGTGCTAATTTCCATTCGACCGCGGCTACCAATAATTGTAAAAACAGGTAAACCATTTTTCAATTTAGGTTTCGCATCAAAAATTTTACCGCACCAATTCATATAATATTCTTCATGAATATCAGTAATGATTAAATGAGTTTTTACCGCGACTTCTTCCATTTTTTACCTCTGTTTAAATGAATTAAAAAAATTCATTACATCATCATTCATTTCCATCGTGTTAATATCTTCACTACGAGGAGCAGGTTTTGATTGATGATATGGATTTTGTTCTTTCCAACAGCTTAGAAAATGTTTAGCTACACCCTCTTCTGTTGAAAATCCTCTATTACAAGTTGGACAAATATACATTATTTTCCTCACTTACTTCTGGTCCGGAGTAGGTTATCTGCGTCATCTAGACCTATTTTTTCAATCCTCATATATTCGTTCAGAATAGCAAGTTCTTAATTAAATATATGATTTAGCAGAGCTCCGGTGGCACGGCCGGCTGGACTCGAACCAGCAGATACAGGAGTCAGGGCGAGAAAATGAGACTTGCACTCATACTACCAATCATTCCGGTTGGCGTCCTACTAACAGAACTTACACTATGCTACTTAACCCATCACACAATATAACCCATTTAAACGATTTCTCGAAAGTCCTGTGCCTTACCTGTTTGGCGACGGCCGTATATTAAATTGTTGCGTCTATTGGCTCTCCCGATTCTCCAAGCCAAAATTTCTCTCTATAAAACCATATCATTTTATTTTATGGCATGACTAAGAGATATAGTTAATTTATTTATCGTGCTTTTACTATCATAGACGCGGAAACGAAATTTCGAACATTTTAATATTCTTGAACTAAATTTCGTTAAGCGCAAGACCCCAAATATGAATAAATTGATTATCAGTCAATCGCGTAAACCATTCCGCCATAAACGCTAGTGCGTTCAACAGGATTTGAACCTGTAATTCTTCATTAGAAGAGTTTGCTGCAAGGGTCTTTATATTAAATTATATCTTCATCTGTTGGATTATAAATCTCAACTCCGAAGTAAATTATAGCATCATTGGGAATTCTTGTCATTCGTTGAATAAATTGAAGTTCAAGAATCCCATTATTACATTCCTCAACATCTTGTTTCAATTCTTTATTTGTTTGTTGGATTTGACGATAAATATCAAGAAATTCATCTTTTGAACATAGCCGATACTGAATCGCAACTTGCTCATCAGTATCTCTCATTGCTTTTTGAAAGGAATCTCTTGCCATTACTAAATTTTCAATAGCATTTACTATTTTTGATTCAGTTAGTCGCCTAATTTGCTCATAAGGAGCAGAATCAAATGCCTTATAAATCACATGATTACGAGAATAACTCGCAATTTGCTGATATTGATTTTCACCAGTTTTAATAAAAAAATTGAGATATTGAGACATTTAATTCATTCCTTTCTACTGGTGGGCGATAACGGACTCGAACCGCTGACCCTCTGAATGTAAATCAGATGCGCTACCAGCTGCGCCAATCGCCCATATAGCGGAGTCAAAAACTACCTCTCCGCATTGTGGCTACAAATCCACGGTTTATAGTATGTAGGGAGTATTAATATAAAACGATATCAAATGCAAAGCAAATGGCATCCCGTCGAGGATTCGAACCCCGATTATGTGGTCCGTAGCCACAGGTCTTATCCATTGGACTAACGGGACTTAATTATACTTAGAAACAGGGAACAGGATTCCACCCTTTTCCATTTCCTTGCGAGAAATATACTGAACATCGCCCACAGTGCCATTCTTGATAGGAGCTAGGAAAATCACTTCATCAGTCTTATCGCCATAATGAAATGCATTACCCACAACCTTATAAACATTGTTATCGAGGTCAGCATAACGAGAACCAAAATTAATTTCCATTTTCATCAATTCCTTTCTTATTACCGAATTGTTGTAATATTCTTCTCGTCTTCCAAAAACTTACAGAAAAACAAACTTGTTGCGCTATTGACATCATCTGCCGAAGGAATTTGACCAGTTGTAAAATACGATGTTTTAGTAATCGTATACGCAATCGCTTCATGAACCAACTGAGCAGTTTCAAATGAAATTTCCATTTTTAAATCCCTTTCTTAATTTTCTATATATATTATAATATATTTTTTATAAAAAATCAATTAAGGATTTTTATTCTCGATGGTCCGAGTGGTGAGACTCAAACTCACGGCCTCAGCATCCCAAATGCCGCGCTCTATCAACTGAGCTACACCCGGATATTGAAGGAAGATTTTTCCCTTCCTTCATCTTATATAAATATTATATTATATTTTTTTAAAATTGTCAACATAATTACAAATTAAACTACCTATTGAATTTCCAATAATACAAATAATAATAAAAATTAAAGCATCAATGGTAAATTCACGACTTGCAATTATATAATACATATTAGCAATACAGTGATTAAAACCGCATATAATAAATGTAGGAACACATAATAAAATTCCAATTACACTATTATGTTTCTTAAATATATCAACTGCATAATAAATAAGAATACCACAACCAATAGACAACCATAATGTTAAATACCATGGTTGATTAATTTTATTTAATATTGTAGTTGTTTGCGGAATAATACCTATACAAAATACACCAATTAAATTGCCGATTAAATAAATTAAACAATTTTTAAAATCATTTAATGATTTAATATATCCAATTTTACCAGTATATAAATTATATTGCTAATAGCAAATAATTAATAGTCCAGTAGAAAAAAGAAATGCTCCTAAATAAGGAACATTAATACTTAGATTAACAAGACCGGCAATACCAATCAAAACACCGGCCATTATAGCTTTTAACATATTATATTCCTTGTAATTGATTATATTGTTTCTCCAGATAGTTTTCATCTTTTAAATTATTTAAATTAGTTATATCTAAACTAAATTTATAAGGTAAAAAACTATGTTCTAAAAATTCTTTATAACCATTTTCATATGAATTAGACTATAAATAATAACAATGATTTTCTTCTTGCTTATATGGAGAAAATTTATTATATAATTCATTCATTATATTATAATTATTATTATTAAAATTTTTTAAATAATAAAAATTACATTTAGAAAAAATAGATTGTTTTTGAATTTGGGCGATATAATTATTTAACTTATTTAATGATAAATTATTTGGAATATAAACATAAATATCTAATAAACCGTTTAAATATTTTACACTTAAGCTTGATTTATTAAATAATCCTGGCATATCTCCAAACGATTTCCTCATAATAGGATAATGCATTAAAATTAAATAATCTTTATCATAATCATAATAAATCTATTTATATTTATTATAATCATAATAATATAAATCAAATAAATTATAATTATATTTTTTTAATAAACTTCTATTTAATCCTAATGTAGTTTCATGCCAAGGATGTATAAATACACGAGTATTCGAACAATTATAACAAAGAGTTAATAAATTATTCATCATATTATCTAATTCTGATAAATCCTAAATTGTAGTTAGATTTTTACGACTATTATCAGATAAATAAGAAAAATTATTAACAGCTATACAGCAAGGATAAAAATAATTATTAATTAAATAATAAGTTGAATTATCATAGTTAACACAAAAACATTTTTTCTTTTCTTCATTATTTAAATCCTATATAATAGGATTACAATGAAATAATAAACTATTTCTTATTTCATATTCAATATTATTATTATCTAATTTATTAAATAATAACTCATACTACTAAAAATATTTTATTCTAGGATAAATAGAAATAACAAATTTAATATGATAATTAGCTAAAAAAAATAATAAATCTTCAGTTAAATGATTTAATATTAATCCATTTGTATAAATCATAATTTTTATATTTGGAAAAAATTTATAAATCATTTTACAAATATCCTAAATCTAAGGATGTAAAATTGCTTCTCCACCACTTAAATCTAAAGTATCCAAATTTGAAAATAATATTTTTATTTTTTTTAAATTTAATTCCACATCATCTAATGTTATAAAAAATTTTTTAACGCTTGGATCATCACAGTGATTGGCGCAATTTAAACAATTTAAATTGCACTAATTTGTAAGAAACCACATTAATCTTTTTTCCAAATTACCTCACCAAATTAATAAACCAATTTAAAATTTTATACCAAAAATCTAAAAATTTATTAGTCTTTGGTATAATTAATGCTTCTTCTTCTGGATTATACTCATCAACTAATGCGCGAGCATCACCAATAACATAATCATAAGGTAAAATAAAACAACCATCGTTGCCCCATGATTTACCGAATGAATTTTGACATAAAAACCCTTGTTTATTCCATCCATAAATCATAATACAATGATAAGTTGATTTGTGTTTTATGTTATAAATAAATGTTCCATCATTTTTAGCCCTACATCCTTGATACCAATCAATACATGCAGCGACCGGCCCATATTTTTGAAGGGCAACTTTAATATCATTATTTGTTTTACAAGTAAAATAACTCTATAATCTAAATGTATATGCACGCTTCATTTTTTCAGCATTAGCATACGCACTTTCGGCCTCATACCAAGCATGAGGAATTTCAACATTACCTGAACAATCAGATTCAAGCATATCACCATATTTAGTTGCTATTTTACAAGCATCACTTAAATACATACCCTAACTTAAATCATCACACAATTCTCGTTTTATACCATATAAAAAATTAGTAGATAATCTATTCTGTCCATGATTATGATATTCAAGTATTTCAGATACTACATGAGGAACACAAGAACCAACACTTCCTTGATTTTTAATAAATGAATATTTTGGTAATTCAAATTCATCAGGTAAATTATCAATCTAAGAAGCTGTAGCTCTAATTTTATAATTTCTTAAATCTTTTTTAGAAGGATTACAACCTAAAAATTCCACAATTCTACCTCCTTAAAACATATTTCTATATATTTTAAGAATTGAATATAGACAATTAATAAGTTTTATCCTATGGTGCGAATGGGTGGATTCGAACCACCGACCTTTGCGTTATCAGCACACTGCTCTGACCGACTGAGCTACACTCGCATATACAAGGCGAAATTTTTTTTATACTATCGCTTCTACCAGTTGAGCTATCCCCGCATATGTTGCGGGAAGAAGGACTCGAACCTTCAACAAATAGTTCCCTATCAAAAAACAAATTGCTGTTTTCGCCTTTATTTTATTTATTTATATTTTTATTGATTAACAAATTAGCTGTAATATCTCCACTAACATTCATTGTAGTATAAGCCATATCAAGCAGTCGATAAAAACCAGCATATACTCCAATAAAATCAAGCGGGCAACCAATCAATGCTAAATAAGAAGCACCAATTACTACTCCACCACCCGGAATACCGGGCGCACCCATATTAATAAGAATAGCCGCAACTAACATTGTAATAAACATTATTGGCGTAATTGTAATACCATACATTTGACAATTAAACAAAGCCAATAGACTAAATGAAACGGCGCCTCCGCACATATGAATAGTGCATCCAAGAGGAACAACAATGTCAGTAATTTCCTTATTAATACCAAATTCCTCATTACAAATCTTGATAGTATAAGGAAGAGTTGCCGCAGAACCGCAAGTAGATAAAGTAATCAACCAAATTTTACTCACTCGTTTAATGTACTCTATTGGATTTATATGACAATAAATCCATACGGGTAAAATCATTACTATTAAAGCAATAATTAAACAACCCAACCAAGCGCATCCAACATAAATGGCGCAAGTTGTAAGGATTTGGCTACCATAAGTAGCAACTGTATTACCCATTAAAGCAAAAATACCAATAGGAGTAAAATATAAAATATATTCAAGCATTTTATTAAATGCTAAATTAAAACAATTCAATGTAGTAATTAATCGCTCTGATACTGCTTGAGTTGTATGCCGTAATGCTATACCAAACATAAAAGCAAATAAAATTACAGGAAGAATTGAATTATTTACCATAGCTTGAATAATATTATTCGGAAAAATAGCTACAAAAAATTCTTCAAATGAAGTAGAAACTGTTGTTCCATTCCATTTTATTGGAGTAAAATTAAATCCTACACCAGGTTGTATCATACTAAATAATCCATAACAGATTAAATATGATACTGAAAACATTATAATAAATAGAATAATTGTTTTTAATGTAATCGCGCCAGCTCGTTTAGATGAAGCTAATGCACTTGATATTCCGAAGAATAATATTGGAACAATCATCATTTTCAAAAGGTTAATATAAATTGTTCCTAAAAATGCGATTGATGGAAAAATTGAAGGAACAATAAAACCTAAAATTATTCCTAATACAAACGCCCCTAAATTAAATAGATAAAATTTCTACTTCATAGAGACACTCCTTATTTAATTTAATGGCATCCCGTGAAAGATTCGAACTCTCAAATATGGGGTAGAAACCCAACGTTTTATCCAATTAGACTAACGGGACATATACAAGACTCATTTTATAGTTCACTTAAAAGGTGAGTGCTTAACAAGCAAAAATTGCTGTATGAGTCTTTTAATGGTGCCCCGGGGAAGAATCGAACTTCCATCAAGAGATTATAAGTCCCCCGTTCGCACCATTAAACTACCAGGGCATCATTTTTTAGCCCATGCGACGATATGCTGTTTTCATCCAATAGTTGGCCATACGAACACTATCATCATCAGTGGCCTCTTTAATCACCAAACTAGGATAAGGGAAATTGAAATGATTTGCGTCTTCAATAGAATCAAATTCTACTTCCGCATAATAGAACTCGCCACCATCGACTTCACTGAACTCTACTGTAAATGTCTGAGTAAGATCATCATCCTTATAATGCAGACATTTACAAGTTTCAGTATAATATTTCTTATGGATAGGAATAACATGCTTAGTACATTCCTTCCAGAAGTCCTCAGTGATAGGAGTTTCAATTTCTTCACGGACGAGGCCGCTACCAATCTTATAGGCCAGTTTATAATCTGTCTCACCATCTGCGGTTGTCTTCTTGCGAACCCGCACTTCTTTGGTAATAACATCACTGAATTTTTCGATTGTTAAATAAGCTTGCTCAATAGTAGTATAATGATCCCAAAATGTTAAATTTTTAGGCAAACTATTCAGAAGCCATTTACGCTCAATTTCCATTATTATCCTCCTGTTGGATTTGGGGTGGCTAGGCGGACTCAAACCGCCGACCTTCTGGGCCACAACCAGACGTTCTTATCATCTGAACTATAGCCACATGGCGTAGATAGAAGGATTCGAACCTTCGAGCCGCTCACGCGACTAATGCCTTAGCAGGGCACCGCATTCAACCACTCTGCCATATCTACAAATTATATAATAATATTAATTGAACTAATCAAACTAATGTCTTTGTACGCAATTTCAGTTTGTCTAATAGACCAATTATCATTAATAATTAAACTATTATCACTTGTATAACCAATTACTGTGATAGTATGGTCTTTATATTTTGGACTACTCCATAGAGATAAAATTACAGGTTTTTTAGCATCAATTTGATTTTTAAGAGTATTAAAATTATATCCTAAGCTTTTTAAATAAATGCCTCGATTTTGTATTTTATCATTAAATAATGTAAAATACGATTCTTCAAAAATCTTAGAAATTTTAAATGGAGAAGTACCTTTAACTCCAGTATATCCATACTTACGAGCAATTTTTTCTACTGTTGAATAGATTTCTTTAACAGAATATTTATTTTTATTAAGATAATAAATACAAGCCGTAATAGATGTTAATGAACAATCATTAGCTTCGCCATAATTATCCTAATCTAAGCACTAAAAATTTTTAAGCCATACTTTCATTTATTTTTTTTACCTCCGCGTTTACGAAATTTCGTATAAAAATAAAAATATTAGCGAAAATTCGCTAACCGCGTCTCCTCTGCATTTTTACGGACTTGGAACCGCCATTGGTTGCATTAAACGCAGATTATCTCTCGCTAACACATGGATAATCCTCTGATCCGAAAATCATATCATCAATATCATGAAACATTTAAATTCCCTCCTATCCTTAATAAAGCAAAAATGGAACGTAGAAAAACGACCTGTATTGTGAAGTTAGAAATAAAGGAAAAACCAATCTATGCCAAACTTAAAACAAAGGAGATACACAAATGAACGCAATTTACAGGCTAGATGTAAAAGACTCGTTCCATATAATAGTCTTTTGTTTCTATATACTTCAAAATATATAGAAAGAGATAACCAATCCCACAGCCATACGGTCTATTTGTGCAAATATTTAGATTTACATGGACTTGCAACCAAATATCATTTAGGAGGCACATTTATCTCATATGTATGGATCTCTCATTGTGGGTCTTAAACAAAAAGAAAGGACTTATTAAAAAAGAGGGAAAATGATTTTTTTATTACTCTGCTGTGGGAGCAACCTTCTTGCGATGTTTCACATATCGCTCACCATCAGCCTGCGACATCCAAATTCGCGTTCCATCAGCGAAATGAAAATCGTAGAACCAATCCTTCTCAGTCTCGTCAATCTTATGGACAAAACCCTTACCGTATTTCTTACAAAACACTTTATCGCCGGGAACAAATTTCATACTTAAATTTCTCCTTTTGGATGTTTTTCTACTAGGCACTATCTTTACGCTCCGGAATACGGATTCGAACCGTAGACCTCTTTCTTTTGGAAAGTGCTCTAACCAGCTGAGCTATTCTGGAAAAGATAATTGCTGTTAATGCCTTATATGTTAATTTTATTGTTTATTATTTCAAGACGCAATAGGGATTCGAACCCATTCGTTTTCAGTTTTGAAGACTAAATTCTTAACCAGTAAATGATTTGCTGGATGCGTCTTAATGGTTGCGTTGCCTGGGAGTCGAACCCAGTATCACTGGCTTATGAGGCCAGTATGGTAAATCCGTTCCACTCGCCCGCAATGGTGCCTGTCGTTGGATTCGAACCAACTATCTATGGCGCATGAAGCCATCGCTTATCCACATAAGCTTCACAGGCAGATTATGGGCATTGATTATCCGGTTCAATTACCCAAAACCTTGATAACACTACTACTATAAGTAATGGTGTCATAATTATTAGCTCGCAAGCCGAATTGAGCTATATGTATACTCATAATAATTGCGGTTGTGCCTCGAAAAGGGCTGTTTAGAATCAATGTTCCGATATTTTGACAGTTTCAATTATTATTTGGCGACTCCGGCGGGGCTTGAACCCGCGACCTCATGCGTGACAGGCATGCGTTCTAACCAGCTGAACTACGGAGCCATATTCGACATTTGGGTTGGCCACACCCCTTTGTTATCGTCATCACCAGTCTCAGTGAAATACGGATTGTTTAACGGCTTACAATCAACCCCTAATCCTTCCTACTTGCGGCGTATTAGGTTTCCCAGACTTTTTTATTAGAGACAGTAAGTTCTGTCTATATTCTTTATTAGATAGTAAATTCTATCTAATGGTGATCCTGGCGGGGATTGAACCCGCAAACCCCACCTTGAAAGGGTGGTAACTCTACCAATTCGTCCACAGGACCAGACGGTGGGAGATCAAACCCACCATTTTTGTTTTGTGCAACTGTGCTTGACTTTTTAGTCATAACTCATGAATTCGGCCACCACCCCGAATTCATTGGTGACCCCAGTAGGATTATCCTACAAATTCCATTAAAATGGCAACTTTAAAAATTCGTTTATGAGGTCTTATTTACAAATTCCCATTTATATCCATAAGCCATATTACGCTTTCCTTTACATACATCAGTAATATGACTTATAACTCCACCAACAGAAGAACTGTCAGGTCTTAAAAATTTCGCCGCTGCTCTAACAGATGGAAAAATTTGAATTAACTCTCCAGTATTACTATCTAATTGTTTAATCAATTTACCATAATAAAATTGACCAACTTCAGATGCTGAATAAATTTTTTCATTACTGTCTTTAAGTATACGACTAATTGTATCTGGATGAATATTTAAATGACGAGATACTTCACTAATATTTTTGAGCTCTTGATAAGTTGCTATAACTAAATCATAATCAATATATTTACGCCCATCACCACCAATTGTAGCATTATATCCATTTTTAAATGATTGTTTTTTTTCAATCCAATAAATTTCTCTTTCTTCTGGATTATCAGTTTCTTCAATCAATTCAATATGAAAATGCTCAACTCCATATTTTCGTATAGCATTATATAATGGACGTTTTTCATTTCTTTCTCGAAATGCATCTGAACAATGCTCTTTAAATCGTTTTTCAATAGAAAATTCAGTTTTACCAATATAAATTTTCTAATTTATATCATTGATAATCTAATAAATGTATGCCATAGTTAAATGACTCCTTTTTATTAATTTAATTTCGCATTAGTTAAAACAGGATACACCACGTGAAGGTTGCGAAATTTGTATCCCTGACCCCAGCCAGATTCGAACTGACATCTCAACCTTGAGAGGGTTGCCACCTAAGCCATTTAGTCAGATGGGGCCATATTAAGCACAATATTTCTCTTGATTTTTGTGCTTCTGTTTTCGTGTGTAGGCACCTTTACCTTTGCGGTTTTCAACCTTAGAACCGCGACGTCGGAACTGGAGATATGCTTGAAGTTCATCACCAGTCTTTTTTAAGTCAGCTTTCCTGTTCATAATATTCTTCCTCCCAACCGGTCAGATATTCATGCTCAACAAATTCATCAACTTGAATTTCAGTATCATAATCGCTGTAGCGGTCGAACATTATTTTCATTCCTTTCTTAACTTTCTATATATATTATAATATATTTTTTATAAAAAATCAAATATAGGAATAAAGCAGGTATGCGATGAAAATACCTCTATCTGCGCTCATGCGTTTTAACGCCACTCACCACGAGTTAGATTTTTATTGTGCTCTAACTGCACTAGATGCCTTTCACATCAGATAGTTCCTATGTTTTTTAAATAAATACTAAAGATTGGGCGGGTGGTCATGTTTCAGCCACACGCTTACACTACTCCAATTCGTAAGAAACCACTTCCAGTTTCTCAGGCGAAGGTTTTTTTACGCTAATTCAAGGGATTTCCACCGCAACCTACCTCACTCTTCCTCGCCTGCCCAATCGGCCGATAGGACCTGAGCCGTTTCAGTATTTACTTAATGGTGCTCAAAGTGGGATTTGAACCCACACATCTTCCAATACTTGGGTTTGAGCCAAGCGCGTCTGCCAATTCCGCCATTCGAGCATAACTAAGGATTCTTTTTGTTCTTCCGGGTGCTTACGAGAAGAATCCACAAGAAACTCTACCCATCTCTAATCTAATCCAATCATTAATAACGGCACTTATCGCAACAATTTAATTTATATCTTTTAATTTATTTTCATTTCTTTTTGTTGGTATAATAATGTATATGTATTATTACTTTTTCCTCTAATCATTAGTAATATTATCATTCAAGCCTAATATTATACCAAGAGTTAATTAGTATTAAATTGTTGCTGTGGGCGGCCTCGCCTAGCATTAACTATAATTTCCCAGATAACGAATTTGAACCGTTGCCTCGTGGTTACCTTCCACGCGCTCTACCGCCTGAGCTAATCCGGTATGGTGGATCTGATGCGATTCGAACGCACAACCTCGTCCTTGCAAGGGACGCTTTCTCCCGTTGAAATACAGACCCAAATTTTATGAGATAGCTACATTATGTATACCTAATATAGCTATTAGGTTTTCCAACTCTCCACCTCAAACTATTTTCATCTATCTCTCCTCTTGGCCAACCCGATTTGAGCGATTTGAATGGAGCCCTTCCATTCTAACATTGATAAAATAGTAAAATCAACAATGGTGCGGGTAGTGGGACTCGAACCCACACACCATTTGGCAGAGGAACCTAAATCCTCCGAGTCTACCAATTCCACCATACCCGCATACAAGAGCACTTTTATTTATGTACTGATGGAAAGCACTCCAAAACCACCCGCAACATTTTCTTTGAGTAGTTGCCACTCTGGCGGGACATGAAGGACTCGAACCTTCGACCCTCTGATTAACAGTCAGATGCTCTAACCAACTGAGCTAATGTCCCAAATAACAAGACGTCTTATATAACTTTTTTAATCCCAAATTAAATGTTTGTATAAAATCAGTTTGCCGTTCAACGTCTTTATGGTGCTTGGAGATGGGGTCGAACCATCTACGCTTGGCTCTTCAGGCCAACGCTCTACCAGTTGAGCTATCCAAGTATTTAACTTTTAACTTTCTAAATATATTATAATATATTTTTTATAAAAAATCAATTAAGATTTTTTGTCCCAGAAAATTGAAGATTTTTTAAATTTCCTTTTCTTTAACTTTCTATATATATTATAATATATTTTTTTAAAAAAATCAAAAATTAAATTTTTGCTCAGGTTTTTGCGCCTTTTTAATTGGATACTCTTCAACATCAATCCCATGTTTTTTAAACCACTCAAATAGCGGCCAACGCTCAGAACAAGGGTTATTCGGGGCTTCATGGACAAGTAAAACGATTTCAGGCTCTTCGCCATTTTTAACTACCCGTTCAGCAATACTTTTGAATCGACGCATCATATCATCAAAATCAAGATTGCTTAATTGTTGACGATATGCTTTAATAAATTTACAATGAACAGGGTCTTTGTCGCAATGGCCGCAGTATCCCTCAGCATTTTCAAATGTTTGAGGAACAAATGGCTCGGCGCGCAATCCATTTAAAACGCCATTTTTATCTTCATATACTACACTTCTATCCCAGCCGTGATGGAACCATTGTGGGTCGCTCTTGGCTGTTGATAAAGCCACGGTATTTGGCTTCATAAAACGAACTGCATAAAAATACGAAATATAAAATTTTATACAAATCACTCCTATGTATAAAATCTATGGCAGGCCATCTAGGACTCGAACCTAGGTCCGCGGTTTCCATCTAAAATGCTTAAATATTATTCCAATCCTCCTCTCCAATTTTTTTTATATCTCCACTTCTACGAGGCAAATTATAACTATCACACCATTTTCGCACAGCATTATCAGAAACATTATATTTTCTTGCTATTTGAGTAAAAGGTTTATTGCGAATTAAATTTTTTAATTCTTCTCTAGAAGGTCTTTCTGCCATTCGTAAAAGTTTATTATTACAAGGAATACATCGGAGAGAGCCTGGATTAATTTCGCATCCACAGTCTTTACAATAAAATTTTTCTTTATGAGAAGAATTATATAGTTCTTCATCAGATAACTGTTTATATTGTGAAAACATATTTGTTATTAAATAAGTTTCATCATCAAAAGAAATTGTTTTTTGTAAAGATGTTTCATCAACAGGCACTAAATACACTTTATCATTCCATACAGTCGCAAAATAATCAATTTCATCATTTGTATATTTATGCTTACTTCCTAAAGAACTTTTCACATTTTGTGTGGTACAAGGAAATGTAAATGATGATTTTGAATTACTTATAGATTTTTTAATTTGAATTTTTAATAATTCTGTCCCTGTATCAACTAATAAATCATATTTTGAAGAATTATAAGTTGGAACAGAAATATTAAATCCATACCGCAAAAATTCAATTTGAACTTTTAATTCAATTATCTAACCTTTAATTAAATTTTCACTTAACACGTTATTTTATGGAATAATATTAAGTTTTCAAATGGAGACCGCTATGCTAGCCGCTACACCAATGACCTATATATGTTAAGGAAGAAATTTTTTCCCTTCCTTAACTTTCTATATATATTATATTATATTTTTTAAAAAAAATCAAATTTTAGATTTTTTCTAAAGTATTTACTAAATCAGTCCACTATATTGCTATATCATTAAGTTGAGTAAAATATTTGTCAATAAAATTATTAAACTCTCTATTAGACATAGTAAAAAATAATTTATGAATTAATGGAAACCACTCTGAAATATTAAATAATTTTATAAATCCACTAAAATGAATTATTGACATATTTTTTTCAAAAAAAATGCTATTTTTTTGTCGTAAAAAATAATCATTTAATATTTCTTCGTCATTAATTTTATTTATCTATGATTGACTTAAAAAATGTTTAAAATTATTTAAATCAATTTGATTACTACAAATAAAAATAATTCCTTCCATTTGATTAATTAATTTATTAAAAAATCCTAAAAATTGACAATTTATAGACATTTTATCAAATAAATAATCAATATTTTCAGTTAAAATAGTATCTGCATCTAACCAACAAATTTTTTCATACTTATCTAAATAATCAATTATTTTAAATTTATTGAATGTTTTTTGAAAACGGTCGAATTGAGTTTTATATATTTCCTATTGAATTAAAATATAATGGATATTATTTTCTTTTAATACTTTCTAAGAAACTAAATCATTTTCATCTACCATCACAATATATTCATATTTAGAATTTAAATATTTAATTCTTTGGGCTTGACGAATTACACAAGGCAAATACTATTCATCAGTAAATGTCATATAACAATTAGTTTTTTCCATATTAAATGTATATTAATGAATCCTTATATTTTTTTAATTTTTCTAATCTAATTTCTGAAGAAGTAAAAGGAGATAATAATAAATCTAAATTTTCTTCTAATTGAAAATTTAAGTTAGAGATAAAACATATTCTATTATATTCTCCTTTAAATTTCTATTCTAAAAATTTAAATTGCTAGTATAAATTTTTATTTTTTATATTATGAATTAATTTAAAACTACAAGTGGCTTTATCTAATTTATTTAATAAATCATTTTCTGGAGTTAATAATATTGGATCAATACAAATAATTAATGGATAATCATGCCCATAATTTGAAAATAAAATCTAATAATTAATACATTGTTTTATATCTTCTTCTGTCTATGGAATTACAAAAAATCCATTATTTGAATTAAAATTATATCTATCATAACAATTACTTAAAGTTCGAAATTCTCCTAAAAAAATTGCTGTATGATCTAACCAATATCCAACTTCATCAATTGATAAATTTTTATAAAAAAAGTATTTAATAAATAAATTAGTTTTTTTTAATTCCCAAGGTTTAATAAAGCCTCCAAAATGAGTGTAAGACTCTGGGACAGAATGTTTTTTTGTTAAAGATGAAAATAATAGTTTTAAAATTTCTTCATCATCACTAAACATCTATTGATTATTATAAACTAAATTTTTAAGCTGAGGATAAAAATTTATGTCTGGCTAAATAATAAACAAACCGCCCATTAATCTTTCGAATTCTACCAATTGATTATCCCAATGATCTGGTTCAAAATATCCGTAAAATTTAGAATTTTCTTTTTCAGCCAAATCAAATTCAGTATCTATATTGCCTCCAAAAAAAATAACATCAGCATCAATAAAACATATATAATCATATTCTACATAATTAAATATCTAAAATTTATTAATTGTATCATTATAAGTAAATAAAATATTACCTTCTTGAAATTTATCTACATGGATAATTTTATATAATATATCATGTTTTATTAATTGTTCTTGTAAATATTGGTCCGATTCTGGAATTAGTACTATAAATGGATATTTTGATTTATAATATTTTAATGACTAATTGCATCTTATTACGGCTGGTAAAAATTTTTCATTAGTCATTAATGTCATATAACAATTATTCATTTATTTGTTCCTCTAAATTATTTAAAGTATTACTAAATTTATTCCAATAATCAATAGTATTAGTTATTTCATTTAAATGAGTGTCTATATATTTATTAAAATCTAATGGAGATAAATCATAAAATATTTTTTTAATTAAGGGAAAATTTTTACAATTAAATAATTTAATATATCCTGAAAAATGTAAATGAAAAGGAGCCATATAAGAAAGATTAACATTATATTGTGTCTAAAAATATATGGTTAAAAAAGCTTCATCATGAGAGCAAATAAACTAATTTTTGTATAATTGTATTTTAAAATTATCTAAATCAATTTTATCTGAAATAATAAAAATTCCGCCTTCAATTCTATTTAAATTATTATCAATAGATCCTAAAAACTAACAATCCGTAGACATTTTATCAAATAGATAATCAATATTCTTAATTAAAATAGTATCTGCGTCTAACCAACAAATTTTTTCATACTTATCTAAATAATCAATTATTTTAAATTTATTGAATGTTTTTTGAAAACGGTCGAATTGAGTTTTATATATTTCCTATTGAATTAAAATATAATGGATATTATTTTCTTTTAATACTTTCTAAGAAACTAAATCATTTTCATCTACCATCACAATATATTCATATTTAGAATTTAAATATTTAATTCTTTGGGCTTGACGAATTACACAAGGCAAATACTATTCATCAGTAAATGTCATATAACAATTAGTTTTT